GGCCACCACAAGCGATGCCGAAGACGGCGATTGCGGTTCCCCCAAAACGACAAAACGTAATCGGTTGATATCAAAAAAAACAGGAGCCAACATGACCTTCACGGCAGAACCGAACATCGGATCGCACCTCGTCGAAGCGACACCACCAAACCTCTTGGAACACATCGACGAACACATCAAATTTCTCCGGGAATGCAAAATCACCTTCACAGGAAGCATCGGAAGAGGGGACATCCCGTACACGAAAAGCGCGATGACATTGCTCAACAACATCGACGTGCTGATCGCCGGCGAGGAAGCCGACAAGGAAGTCCTCCGATTCAACAGCGGGGACATGATGGGCATGATACCGCCAGCCACCAAGCACTATAGGCCCGACCTCGACCTCAGGACCCAGAGTCTCATGGACGGCGGATACACCGAAGCGATGATCAATTCAGACAGGCAGATGTGGGGCGGCTCGCCCATCTCATTCCCGAACGGCCCGCAGTGGAACAAATAAGAACCACGACCGGCGGGCATGCCGAGTGACGACCCCAACGCCTCCAGCATGCCCGCCTTTTTTGACCAACTTGGACGGCGCGTCGGCCGTCGAATCCGGATGCGAATCGGTGTGAATCGGAGGTTGTTTTTTCTGATGGCGAGGCATAAGTCTCACGAGGAGGAACCATTGGGTTGGAGTGTCGGTGATTTCGCTTTGTCGGATCCGGGGTGTCGACTGTATATCGACATGGCCCGGAATGCGTATGGGAAACTCGACCCGAAACTGGTGTCCTGCAGAATTCATTACCGGCTGCAGTGTCTGAACCTCAGTCCCAGGAAGAAAGGCCAGTAGGTCTTCGGTTCGACGGTGTAAAACAAGCATCTGCCTTACTGGGTATGTTGGCATGTCGCGTATGAAAAACCGTAAAATTGTTGGTATCAACCGAAAAAGCAAAAACAGGGGAAGAGTCGGGATGCTCAACAAAATACACAGGCTGAGAAGCGTCGGGATGGACAACGGCATAGCCACAGGATTCGGAATTCTTTACGTCGCGGAAGAGGCATACCCGCTCATCCCATACGTGCGCGGCAACGAACATCCGCTCGCATTCGGCAGGACGCCTCGACTCCTAAGCATCCTATTCACGACATTCGTGAACACACAAAACGCGGATTACAACGGCAAGACCAGGACGCTGACCATCGGCAAGGACGTACGGCAAGTGGCCCGCAGAATGGGCATGCTGACGGGAGGCTGCGGCCGACAGAATACGGTCACCAGCATCATCGGCTATCAGGACATCACGTTCACTTCAAGGGACGGCAAAGAAATAAAACCGATCGAAGAGACGAACATCGTCCAAGGCGAAAGCTGGAACGAAAAAACCATTACCTTCACTTGGGAATACGTCCGATTGATGTCGCGCGAACCGAAGGAGATTCCTCTTTCCGCCGTCGTCGGAACCAGTGGCGGAAGCCTGTCCTTGGATCTGCTGGTGTTCGCGACGCTCTACTGTCCGGAGCAGAAGGAACTGTATATCAGTCGAAATAATCTATACAAGATCGTCCCCGGTACGAGCACGGAGACGGTGTCCACCAAGCACCTCACCGTCAGCCTCACAAAGCTCAACCAGATTCAGAAAATCTGGGTATTCTCGTTGACGAGGGCGGGCCTCGTGATCAGACCATACGGGATGCCGCCAAAGGCGGAGAACCGTGTGCAGCTCATCGCGGAATAATAAAAAACGGTTGGATACGGATCCATGTTCGTATCCAACCGTTCAAGCATCCCGAGATGCCGGCCGTCAGATTTTCAGCTTCTCAACCACACTGAGATCAACGCCGTCACCCCAGTGTTCAGCCACCGCATTGACATCCTTCATCGGCTCACCGGACGCGCGGCCGAAACCACGATCCGGTTCGGCGGCATTCAAAACAGCGAACAGAGTCTTGGACAGAGTCTTGTCTTCCATGAACGCGAAAGCAAGCCTCATCTTCAGGTCGGACGGTTGAGCGCCAGCCAGTTCCTTGACGAACTTGGAGAATTCGGCGACCCGCTTCCGCGTCTTGGTTTCCGTCAACACCTCAAGCAGAACCGGAGCGTCGGTCTTGCTGATCTCGCACAGAATCTTGGCGATGTTCGCGGTACGGTCATCGGAAAGAACGTCGAGCATGTCCTTGATCTTCGCGTACGAGGCGGCTTCCAAATGAGGGAAGGACGAGTTTTTCTTCGCGGTCTTGCGCCGCGTGGTCTTGGCACCCTTGACGGAGGTTTCTTCCTCACGGTCGGGCGTTGTCTCATCGACGGAATCCGTCTCTTCCGGCTGGACGTCAGGCTGAGAATCCTCGCCCGATGCCGACCAGTTCTCAGAATCGTCCGCTTGCCCGGCTTCGTTCACCGGCTTGGAATCGTCGACCGGCGCCGGGGCTGGGGTCGGGGTGCCGAAATTGTTGTTCCATGGAAAATCTGCCATCGTTAACTCCCTTCGTCAAGGCAGGACCGTTCGAGTGAACCGTCTTCAACGACTGTATCCGAGCAAACAACGAATAACCGAAAAAATATTGAAATTAACCGTTTTGACTTCGGCGCGGCGTCGCGCGGCCGCCGTTTCTCATGCAAACTAGCGGACCAGAAAAATCACGGACAAAAACAAAAGAGCAGACAGGCAACCAAGAAAAGTCAGAAAAAAAGAAGAGAAGAAAAAATAAGAAAAAGACAATCCGAGAACAAGAGAAAGAAGCCAACCCGCAACACATCACACAAACACCAAGACACCATTACCACATCACAGCAGGGTAAAACCAGAGCAACGAACCGCAACATTGCCAACAAAGCAACGAACCTACGGAACGAAAACGCAACAAAGCAACGAACCGCAACAACCCATACATCAGCAAAGTCATCATCCTGAATGGTTAATTTCAACAAATATTCGGCACATAACAAGATATGACGTAATATCAAGAAATGAACAGACAGGACGATTGACGAACAAGCAACAAAAAACAAAAAACAGTCAATAAAACTAAATCAGTGTTGTTTCGTCAAAAATGGTCTCTTTCCGGAGCAAACCCCCGGAACAAGCAAAAAACAGTTCAAAGGAACTTGGAGAAAAGATGGCAAGTCTGATAATCGGACATGGAGGCATCCTCGACGTGCTGCGATCCAAGGTCCCCGAACAGCGTTGGAGGGTGCCCGCAGGAGAGGATTTCGCAGCCCAGGCAGACTTCCTGACAAGGCACCCGGTGCGTCCAGGCCGTCAGGGAATCGTGTTCACGAACCTCCCGGGAAACTGGATGCCGGTCGCCGATGCAGGCTGGACAATCTACTGGATCGACCGCGGACAGATACCCATCGGAGCGCAGGCCCTCCCCGAATATTTCATGGACCGAAGCATCACGGATTTCGTCCACGAGTTCTGGCGGATACAGACAATCGACAAGCGTCTGGTAGGCGATATCATCCTGAACAGGACCCGCCAGACGGCACCCATGATCATTGTCACATCGAACACTGGAGGCGTGGGAAAGACGGTTTCCTCACGCAGATTATGCGAGCGGGCAAGAGAAAAAGGACTACGCCCCCTCCTTATCGACGGCAACATGAGACAGTCATCGCAACGTTCCTTCTTCGACCCTGGGCAGCGTATGCCGGCGCGCACCATAGCCGACTGGCGTCCCGGCATGGCGGCACAATACGGCGCCAATTCGGGACGAATGTTCAACATCGGTTACGATGTTTCGTTCGCTCCACCGGCCGGTGCGATGGTGTCGTGGGACCACTACCGCGCATACATCGAGGAAGCACGCAAGCTCTGGGACTTCGTCGTCTTGGATCTCGACCGTATCAGCGCAGATGATCTGCAGGACAGCACCACAGCCGCCGGAGGAATGGTCGTCCCCTACGTTCTCGCCGGCGACCTTTGCCTGGTCATCGTCAAAGCCGGCGTGCAAACGCAAGGAGATGCGTTGAATCTGCTCAGCGCGTTTCCCCGTTACGGTTTGCCCCGAGAATGTATCGGAATAAAAGACACGGTCCCGGTCGGAATGACAGACTACCGGCCACTTGATTATTCAAGATACGGGATTTTTCTCGGAGTCGAGTACCAGACGGTCGAGGCCGGCAATCTGATCGCATCCGGTAAATCGAATTGGGCTGACTCGAATCTGGACTTGGCGAGAGAGCAGACCCTTGAATGGGTTCTGCCCGATAAAGGATTCGAACCGGCCAAGTTCGAAGTGAAAAAGAAAAAAGGGTGGTTCCATCGTGGTTGATCTCTCACTCACACCGAATCCCGATGACCGTGCTCTATGGCCGATGGGTAGCGACGCCGATTGGATTCGCGGAAGCGACGTGGCGAACAACGAACACCCCGGAGTGTTGGCGCAACGTCATCAGTGGATCGTCCCGAACCGATTGTTCGCGGAAAGCATGGTCAAGGCAAACAGTGAATTGGTTACGAGCATCATCGGCGCATTGCTTTCATGGAGGACATGCACCGTCGACCAGCTTCGGGCGGGACTCTCCGTGAAAGGAGCTCCCGAATTCCATCGCGACGAACCGAACCTGTACGGCGCGTTGTGTCGGCTGGGAGTCATCGACATCGGCTTCAGTCCTTACGAAAGATTTTCCGGGCAGATAATCCCGCAAACCTGGTTGTCGTTGAGCTCCGACAAGAAACTCATCCGAAACACGCTCGGCCTGTTTAATTCAGCAACTTGGCTTCGTAGAATGCTTTCGGACAAGCAGTTGATCGGAATGAGACGCCACGTGCGCCACAATACGTATGCGGCGCACGTCGGACTGCATCTCGGTGTCAATCCGGACATCAAACTCGTCGGCGGCGACGGTTGGGGAGCGTTCCGGCTCATCGACCCGCAGGCGGTCAGCGAAGCCGGACTGCCTCACAGCTGTTCGACGGACATCACCGCACTCGCATCGAACAACGTGCTTGCGGGAATCGAAGTGCAGGTCCACCCAAATAACATGAGCCAGAAAATCTCCAATTGGTCGAAGCTGCTCGCCTACTCGCCGATGCAACGACGTGGACTCATCTGTATCTGGCTGCTCATACGCGACACCAGCCAATGGCAGTACCCGGCATTGGGCAGCATCATCGAAACGGCAAGCCATGCCGACGAGATGTTGGTCGGCGACCCATCCGTGGCGTCGCGTATGGGATTCGCGTTATGGGACGACTGGTTCGACGAGCAAGGCAACCCGACCGGCGGGATCGGAACATACCGGGACATGCTGAACGTCGAACGCAGCATGTTCTCACCGGACTGGAGCCGATGCACCCCATCAACAAAACCTGTGACGACAATCCGTGACTGGGGATGGACAGTCATGGATGAAACAATCAGACACCAATGGGGCTGGGATGTCAGTGGATGGCGGAAGCCGGAAGCATACCGGGGAGGATTCTACGGGTATATCGGAGGTGAAAGCGTTGAACTCTCTTCCTGAAAATTTCGCAACCAACCAGCAGCGTTTGGAGGAAGCCAAGACCGAACGCTACCGTGCATTGCAGAAGATACGGACGCTTTGCGAAACAGGACGCCGTTCGCTGGTGGTCCCGTTCCTCATGGTCAACCTGCAACGCAATCCGGCTTTGAAAAAAATACGACTCTGGCAATTGGATGCGATCATGTTCGACGTTTCCAAATACATTGCGGTGAAGACCATACGACGGATGAGGGAAACCATCGGCGACCAGAGCACCGTCAAGGACGGGTATGCGGATTTGGGATGGGCGTTGGCAGACAAGGATGCGACGGTCCGTATGACCACATGGCTATATCAACTGTTGGAAAGAGAGAAGCTGACCAAGTTCGACTTGCCGGAAGGATTCCCCTTGGCCATGCTCTACTCCACCGAACCGGCAACCGCAGAACAATCGAATTGACAGGAGGGCATCGGAATGAGAGAAAAAGAAAAAGCATGGTACGAGGTGACTCGCAGCATCAGCCAACTCGATGGCGACCAGTTGAGATCCATCGCGGATGATGTCCCAGGAAATCTGGAGGACTGCACGCTGCTGCTCGTCAGAGTGAGAAACGAGCCGGTCCGTGAATATGTGCATGGCGATGGCGAAGGCATACGCAAGGCGGGTGATCTCGCCGGCTTTTCCATCAGCCCACTGCCAGGGAACGGCGAACCCGAACTGCCGGAAGGAATCAGCAGATCAGCTCACTCTCTTGTGCCATGGCGGGCCCGCTTGAATTCAAAGGCGACGATGGAGAAGATGCGCACCGATTCCGCCGGCATTCGGAAAAGCGTCGAAGCATTGATGCCGGCAGACAGTTATGTCAGCGTAACGCTCCGCAGGCAAGGATATTTCGAACAGGCCCGAATTCGAGATTGGGTTGCCGACGAGCATTCCACCGTCGAGGACGGCAACGAATTTGTCGCAGCACACACGCTCTGCGCGCGAGTCACCGCAGCATGCGCCGACAGCCGCCGGAACGCAGAACTCGCACAACGGGCTGGACAGGCCATGTTCCCGCTGCTCTCCAACATGAGCAGTCATCCCAGCTACCCAAAGTTGGGCGGACTCATCGTGACCTTGGCTGTCACCCTGTTGACGATGGTATTGTCCGTCATCACTCCGATTCGTCTTGCCACATTCTTCTGGCTGGCGGGAACGGTAGCGGCGATGCTGCTGGTGCCTTGGGTTTTGAGTGGACTACTCTCCGCAAACGCGAAAGCCATGCTGAACGACGACAACAGCACTCGAATGTACTTCCGAGTACCGCCGCACTACAAATTCGCATGTCTTGGACTGTTGGCGTACTGCTCTTTGATGCTGTTGCCGATACCGTCATGGTTGTGGATCATTCCTCTTGCCTTCACCGTTGCAGCTGGAATCAGATGGTGGAGGAACACTCTATGGGATGATATTCTCCAACGCCCACGCCGATACTGGTGGCTTCGCCGCAAACGCAAGGCGAATCTCAGTGACACCGAAACAAAACTCGGCATGAAAGACAAACGAGTGTATGCGACGGGATATGGCCCGCAACGCACCACTTTGGTCTTCAGCCCAATGACCACGACCACACTGTTCATGCCGGTGCAGAAATCCACGGCGGTGAAACAGGACCTTCACCCGGTGCCCGAACCATTGTCCCATGGAGGCGTCCTGATCGGATTGGACGATTCCGGACGTCCCGGATACTTGGATCCGACACAGCTCTATGGCGGAATCGCAATCAGCGGTGAAGCCGGATCAGGAAAAACCGTTCTGACCCACGGCATCAGCCAATGGGCCATCAGCCATCGCAACGATACCAGCCGTGACGTGTGGGGAACGGATTCACGACTCATCCACTTCTGGATGAAGGACGACACCGGAGTGGAAGTGCTGGACCGGTATCGGCAAACGCAGGGGATTGACTCCCATCCACGTGTCATATATCTCACTGATCCTTCCAGCATCGGTCTCGATTTGCTCGGAATGCAGGAGGGAAGGAACGCCCAGGAGACGGCGGAAAGCGTCGCCAAAACCATGAGATACGCATTCAATGCCGGCGACATTCAGAACGACTCCCAAAACATCATCACCCAATCCATGACCATCGGCGTGGCCGCAAGCCGATACGACCAACACAAGCCGGGGGACATCCTAAGAAGATGCAGACAACTCGAGCAACAGTATCCCGGGGCCGGTCAACTCAGGCAACAGCAGTCACCTATCGGCTGGGCCGTGGTCGCATTGTGTGGGTCGGATGGTCAAACCGGATCAGCCAGAGCGCTTGGACAGGTATGCAGGGCTCTCGCATTGGAGTTGAAGGACGATCCTCTCGGAATAGACATGACGTTGGCCGCGCGTGCCGCAGAACAACTGTACGGACGACCGGATCAGAAGGGGCAGGCGGCGCGAAGCGATCGTGAAATACTGCAGCGTACCAACGCCTCGGTGAACAAGGTCAACCAGTTCCTCGCCATCGAACACATGTTCACACCGCGACGCAGCACCGTCACATGGAAGTGGATATTGGATCACCCGGGCGACTATCACATCGTGCTCGCCCCGCACAATGGCCACTCGCTTCCCGAACTCATGGACAAGATTCTGGGCTCGTGGCTCATGTACCGGTTCTGGAACACGGTGTTCGCACACTGCAAGGACTGGTTAACGCTTGGCAAACACACGATGCTCGTCTGCGACGAGCTGAGCCTGCTGGCGAACGGGTCGGACGACGTGTTGAAGAATCTGAGGGAGCAGGGGCGTTCGTTCGGATTGATTCTCGTGTTCGCCACCCAATACCCGACCCAGTTGTCCGACACGTTGTTGGATTCGTTCCTGGGGTACACGACGTTCATCAGCTACAACACGTCGATTCCGCGCATAGCCACGCTGACCGCGGCACGTCTGACCGACAATGAGGGATTGGATGGGTGGACTGGAGGAGCGGTGACGAACCTCCCCAAATACCATGCCGCTGTAAGAACCAGAAACATGGAACAGATCCAGCCGGCGTTCATCGTGAGCGTGAAAGACTTCGACGACGGTTATCGCCCCGGCGACAAGTAGGACCGCAAAAAACATGCCAACCCATCCGGCTTCCATTGATGCCGGATGGGTTTTTCTTAATCTGTGTTCCCCGTGTTGTCTGAGAATGCAAGAAACTTTGTTAAAAACCGAAAACCTATCGTTATCAACCGATTCCGTTGATACACTCGGGAAACGCAGGAGGGTTCCTTCAAACCAAATTCGAAGGGAATCCAATAATGGGCAACACCATAGAAATCGCCGCTTCCAGCAATCTTGTCGGAAGCTATCACGCCATGTTCGACGGCATCCTCAACTCGACCGCCGGACAGCTCATCACCAAGGTGGGCGCCGCTGCCGCAGTGATCTTGGCCTTGGGGCTTATCCTGGGAGGAATCAGCAAGGCGATGGGGCGAAGCAACCAGCTGGTCTCCATGTTCTGTCCAAGCGTCACACGAGTCATCGTCGTTCTCGCCGTCATCTTCATCTTCGCTGGCCCGACCATAACCATCCCGGCATTGCTGACAGCTCTTGACTGGATCGTCAACGCCGTGGGCAGCCAGGGCAAAGACTACCTCGGAATCTGATCGGGGAACATATTCATGGGCGAGCAAAGACAATTGCATCCAAGGGAAACCATGGATGACATCACCGAGGTCTCATCCACCGCATCAATCGAACGTAAGAACACGTTCATGATCACGAAAAGCACGGAAGCCCGATCCAAGACCGTGTTCTCGACAATCATCGGCGGTGTTATAGGACTGTTGATCTGTCTTATGCTCGCCCCGATCATCGGCATCACATTCGGCGTGGTGTTCATCCTCATCGGCTTGGTCGCCGCACCATTCCTCATGGTCGGCCAAGTCAAAGACCGGACCCAGCAGGTCCGATGGAAAAGACTCCTCAGGAGATTGCAGAGCCGGAACATCGCCGGAGAGGTTTTCTACCCCAATTCGAATCAGCCAGAGCATCTAAGCAGTCTGAAGGAGATGTGGATACTGTGAGCGCTTCAACCCAGATGCAGCCCAGCCTCCCGGTCAGGATGAAAGCGCGACGGAACATGCTGTTCATTGTTCTGCTCGTCGTTCTGATGACAGTGGCCGTACTGCCCTCCCAAGCATTCGCCATGGTCGAAAACGACGGAGGCGCGAGCGCGCCGGCATGCGCTACGACCACAAGCACCCAAGTCGATTACACGACATGTCTTCCGTCCGGCCGATGGGGAAGCAATGTCGGCAGCATAACCAGCCGCATCGAACCATCGAGCGGCATTATCGGATTCCTCGCCAACGTGCCCGCCCTGATCAGCCATACGACGAGGGACATCCTGCCGAACATGCTGATGCAGATCACACAGCTCTGCTGGTCATCCGCCCTTTCTCTAAGCCAGTTCGCGGCAAGCTTCACCCCATTGAAGACCGCCGGAGCGTCGGTCGACCACGCCACGGCGAAACTTATCGACAATGTCATGGCCGGCGGTATTCCCGCGGCGTTGATGGTGACCGCCGTCGTCGTATGGCTTCTCGCGGCGGGATTCGACATCGGGACCACGAAAGAGGCGAGCAAACGACTGCTTGCCACAGTGCTGTGCCTTGCGGCTCTCATCGTGTTGGGGACAGGAGCCTCGAAAACCGCGGAGAATGCGACCGAACCGGCGACCGGCAGTCCCTGGTGGGTCGTCAACACCATCAACGGCGCAGTCAACAAGCTCACCGTCGGACTTGATCTGGACGGGTTGAATGACGGCGAATCGAACATGATGGCGTTCAGCAACAAAGCACTCAACCGTAATACGAACTGCCAGGATTACCTGTATGCCATGCACCAGCAGTACGACACCGCGACCAGCGGCAACGGGGGAGACACATCCTCTATCACCAAGGCCGTGAACCGCATGTGGGAGGAAACAGCTCTCCGATCGTGGGTGACGATGCAATGGGGTAATCCGTCAGCGGGGCCGAACACGCCATCAGGCGTGGCCGACAACGCACAGCAAGCGTACTGCCATGTGCTTGACATGAACACGAACACCGATCCTGCGGTGCAAATGACATTGACGAATGCGGCAACCGGTTTGAGTATCGATTCCGACACAGCAGAATGGTTGTTCAGCGAACACGGTTGGATCGACCCTCAAGACAGTTCCGTCAATGACAAGGAAAAGGAGCAGAACGATCGGGATAAATATGTTCGACTGACCAGAGCGGGGATCTTTTGGGAGACCTGCGGTATCGACGGCAGTGGGAAGGTGTACGGCCGTGACGGCTGGAACATCCTCGTCAAAAACATGGGGGACAAGGATACAGGTGCCATCAAAAACGGGAAGCTCACCGTCAGACTGAAAAAGGATGGGTTCAGCGACATCTCAGGCGGGAACGGGGCCCACTTCTACGGGGACGATGACAAGATAGACCAGAACATACTCCAATTGTGCAATGTGGCTTTGGGCACAAAGCAATTCACAGGCGACCAGTATCGGGCCTTTCACAACGACAATGACTTCCGTGATTCGAGCGGCAACGTCCAGAACACGAACATCGCCGATGCCGCGAACCTGGGCTGGCGTTTCGATATCCCCAACGTCGGCGGAACCTGGCGTGAAGCCAACCTTGGTGACACGCAGGATTCTTCGACCGGACAAGGAGCGATGCGAATCACCCTGGACAACCTGTACGGCAATTCAGCACCTGACAATCTGGGCGCATTCGGATCCGTGCTCGGTGGCATCTGCAACATGATCGTCTGGGGATTACTCAGCGTCATCCTCATCATGACCAAGCTCATGCTCGTCCTGATGGTGCTGTTCCTCGTCGTAGCATTCCTCGTGAGAGCTTTCCCCATAGGCGAAGCTCCGAAGAACGTGTTGAAGAACTGGGTGAAATACACGTGCAACCTGAGCATGACCGGCGGATTGTATTCGGCTTTGGGAGCCATCGCCTCATTCATCTGCCAGCTCATGTTGAAGTTCTGTTCCGAAATGAGCAGCAGCTTCATGTACAACGTGATCAGCGGTTTCAGTCCGGTGCTTGCAATCGCGGCCATCAGCCTGTTCTGCACCAGCGTGCTCAAAGTCGGCAACCCGTTCAGTTTCAAAGCGATGATGGGAATCGCCACCGGTGGAGCCATGGCAGGCGGAGTGCTGGCCGGCCTCAGGAGAATCGGCGGAGGAATAGGCAGCGGTCTCCTCATGAGACGGCTCCTCACAAGCCGAAACCACGGCGGCATGTCCAGTCGCAACGCCGGACCGCGCCACAGGATGTTCGGTCCCACCGCCGGCGAAAGCAAACTCGACTCCATGCTCGATTCGGAGAGGAAGAATCTTGACCTCGACGGCGGCGACCGCAACCTGTACGGACGCAACGCGAAAGAATACGATGCGATCGCAGCCCGCGGAGCAGACTCCCTCAGCTATAGATGGGGGCGCATGAACGAAGGCACCGTACGCGGGTCCCTCGCAGGAGTCGCCGCACGTTTCACCAACCGAGCCGACAGAGCTCAGGCGTTCATGACGGGCGGCATGTCCTACGATGATCGCGTCAAGAACTATATGGCCCGCCATCCCGGCGCATCGCTCGGCCGCGCCCGTACCATGGCAAAAGGTGCAAGCCTGCTTAATCAGACCGCACGCGGCCTGGGCGGAGGAGCTATGCTGTTGGGCGCGACAGGCAAGGCAGCCCTAGGTGTCATGCAATCCCAACCGTTGCGTGACGTGGTCAAGCGTGGCGCCAAAGTCGCGGCGACCGGTATCGCCGCTGCCGCACTCACATCCAACCCGATCACATTGCCGGCAGGTGCAGTCGCATTGGGTAAGCTCGCCACCAACCGTGACCTCTGGCATGGAGCCAAGGTCGGAATCGGCGCACTGGGAGCTAGAGCGGAGAAGAGCCGCAACGAAATCCTAAGCCTAGGCAACAGGCCCACGACGGTCATGACTCCGATTGCTCCGGTCGAAGACAATCCGTTCGATCTCGATGAATCATTGAACGAAATGCACTCCGAGGACGGAAGTCTCAACTCCGATGGAGACAAGGCGTTCGGGGTGGTGGAGAACAGCATGATGCACAACTTCCGGCAACAGGGCCACATGAGCGAACAGGAAGCCGCCGACGCATTGGAGAGCGCGCGTATCACGGGAGAGGTCAAGGAAGCAGCGGCGAAATACCATGCGAACCTCAACGCGCCGAAGAACCCACCTCGCCAGAAAACGTCTGATGAGTTCGAAACGGATGGAGATGCATTCTGATGGACACCGGCACTGTTACTCAGACGGCTGGGCAGGGAGCCGCCGATTTTCTCACCGTCCTGTTCGCTTGGATGTTCACGCCAACGGGAGCCGTGCTGACCCTGCTCCTGTTGGCGGTCGGCGGCGTCAGCGTATTCATGAGGATCATGGGACGTTCGATGAGAATGTTGTCCGTTGCGGCGAGGATATGCGCGGGCCTGTTCTTCGTGTGGGTCATCAGCGGTGTCCTGGAGGCGATGGGCATTCCCATCCGCGAATGGATGCAGGGGATTGCTAGTCAGCTCCCGGATTTGGGCGTGTTGCTCAAAGCGTTTTTGGAGAGGCTGTTGTTTACGGCATCCTAAAATTTTCGCAAAGAACTGTGGAAATGCGGGAATGGTTTGGCAGATGAATGCGGAAGCGTTTCTCTGCCTGATCATTCCCGCATTGTGTTGTTTTCCTGTTGATGGGGAGAGCTGGTTCCACAAAAAAATGCGCCTCTGCTACACTGAATGTGGCCACATAAAAAAAGCGCGTCCCACGCCTCCACCTTGGCGGCGGAAAACGTGAACAGAGGAGAAAACAGCATGCTGAAAAGCACGATTCTTGTCGCGGTCGCCGACATCAAAGGCGGCGTCGGAAAAACGACGACAGCCATGCTCATCGCCGGATGCCTCGCCCGGCGCGGCGAACACGTCACGGTTCTGGACGCCGACAACACCGGTGGCGCGACGCTCTGGGACGAATACGTGCGAATCGAGGACGATCGTCGTCGCAAAGAAGACGAAGCCAACGGGACTCCGCACAAACCCTACAAGCTGGGTTTCGACGTGATCCAAACCAATGACGTGATCCTCGGAATGCCCGACAGGATTCGCGAACGCTACAAAGGATGGGTCATCATCGACACGCCTCCATCCGATGCGGGAACGGTGCAGACGGCACTCCAGGCGGCCGACGTGTCAATCATCCCCTGCCAGCCGTCCATCAGCGATTTGAGCCATGCAGGGAAGACCTATGCGGCCGCCAGAAACGGCATCATCCTGCTCACGCGAGTGAAAGCGCGAACCAAACTCGCGCGTGACGCAGTGAAACAATTGGATGAGCTGGAGGCAACACGATTCGAAACGGTCATCCACGAGAGGGAAGCCATCAAGAATCTGTACGGAACCAACCAGATAGACAACAGGGATTACGCTTCCGTCACCCAAGAGCTCATTGACCTCGTCAAACAGTTCGGCATCGAGTAGGAGTTGAAACATGGTAAAGAATATCAACAGCGCTTTCGGACGCGGCCTGCAGGACACTCGCGACATGGGGCGTCGGCCTCTCCTATCCGAACCCCCCGAACCGAAGATGACGGTCGAGGCTCCCGAGCAGAAAGCAGTCTCTGAAGCAATCCCGGAAGATCATGAGACGAAAACGAATGAAGCATCCGGGAGGGCCGGCCGGAGGAAGCCCGTGTATTCGTTCGACCGGAGGCTCGGCACGAACCTGACGGATGAAAACTATCTCGCGCTGCGAATCAAGTCGGTCGAGACGAACATGACCACGCAGGCTCTTCTTAACGCCGCGGTGGAACAATGCTTCGTCAACGGAGGACTTGACATGGAGCTGGCCAGAAAATACGCGCAGACCCGCTGACACAAAAAAGAGACTCGGCAGTATCCGAGTCTCTTTTTTCTTTTCCCGACTTCCACCGCTTTCACGCTGAGACTCCGGATAGTCTGACACTAGATAACACGTTCAGATTCTCAAGGAGACGAAGTGGCACGAAAAGCATCCGTTGAATCTCCAATGGACATCACCGAAGACAAACGGAAGAACGAAGTCGAACTGACGGCAATCAAACGCGCCATGCGAAACACCCGCTGGTGGAAAGTTTTCATCACCGTGTTCATGATCGCCGGAATCGTCGCTCCCGTCATCAGCATTCGCGCAATCAGCACGCTGCAGGACATGGGTTCCATGTTGAGCGCGAAATACAAGGAGATCAGCGTAGACAAACCAGGAAAACAGGCAGCCTTGGCGTCCGTCAACAAATGGTTGGACACAAACAAAGGACCATTCCGTTACGGGACCACGAACCTGTTATGGGATTCGGCGACAAAAGTCGGATCCAGTGACGAGGACACCGGAACAGGAAAGGAACATACCGACTGGTGGAGCCACCAGTTCTCCCTGACCGACCTGTCCGACGGATCCACCCGCGACGTAACCCAGCTCATTTCATGGAAGAACAACGTGGCCACCGCCGTGGGAGAGCCAACAGTGCTGCCGTTGAAAGCAAGCGGCGCTGGCGGAGCCCAATCCTATACGCCATCCGGATACTCTCGCATCGACCAGGCGTCCAGCTTCCAGAACGTCGTCAACGCTTGGGCGAAAGCCTACATCGGGAAAGACAGCAACGCGTTCACCGTGCTGGTCGGGGACCCGAACAGCGAGCACGCCTACCAGCCAGCAGCCATCGGAACATTCAAAAACGTGAGCATCAACTGGCTTGTGGAGTGCGACAAGAACGGGCAATCCGTACCAAAGGAACAATCCAGCGACACGCCTCCCTATGCTGCGGCGTCGATCAGCATCACATTCGAACCGTATGCCGCGATGCAAGACAGTTCCGATAAGGGAAGCGACACGTCATCTTCGGACAACACCGGCGGCTCGACCGTCAAGACGAACATCACCGTACTGGTCAAGAACCCTACATCCGGTAACGCGAAGATCATCGACTGGGGAGCGGATGGCAGCGTCAGGACGTTGAGACCCTATGCGAACGCACTGAACAAAAGCGACGTGACCTCGGCGAACTCCGACGACGAGACCGGCAACACCTCGTCCGATAACGCCTCAGACGGCACATCGTCGGATGGTACGGCATCCGACAGCCAAAACAATGGACAGAACAACTAAGGAGACCATCATGGCCAATGACAAGAAACCGGAACTTCCCCCATTTGCGGAATTCGTCAACAGCAACGCCGACCTGTTCGGAGCGATCATCGTCATCCTATTCGTCATCGCGGTCGTCTGGACCATCATCAGCGGACTGTTCTAGAAAAGGAAACCGTCGTGGCATCGAGAAAAAACAAGACCGGCATAACCGTCGCCGGCATCCTTGGCGGCTTGGCCATCGTGCTCATAACCATCATCGTCATCATCCAAACCGGAGTATGGGCCACGGTCGCCCCACAATTCGGGTTGCCTGCAATAACCAGCATCAGTCAGATACTTCCGAGCGAAGACTCCATGCAGAAAACAAACATCGGCTTGGGGTTGAAAAAACCGGACCTGTCGAAAATCGAAGGCCAGATCAAAGACGGTCTGACCTCCTCGGGGAACACCGGAGAAAAGGATTCCACGAACACGGATATGGGAGCGAGCGGACTGCCGGCTTCCGCAGCAAGCCCCATGAGCGTGTCCGAAGCCATCACAGCCACCCGGAACCTCCCGACCGAAACACCCCATACGAAGGGCTACAATCGCGCCGAGGATTTCGGGGACTGGCAGAACAGCGACCAGCTTTGCGGATACGGAACCACCCGCGACTACATTCTCAACCGTGACCTGACCAATCCGGTCATGGACTCCAATTGCAAGGTGCAATCCGGGACACTGCATGACCCCTATACGGGCCAGACCATCAACTTCCGGAAGAGCGTCGTGAAGAATGGGAAGACCGTCAGCGGAGACAGCACCGCAGTGCAGATCGACCATGTGGTCGCCTTGAACGACGCATGGGCCTCCGGCCTGTGGAAGAACTCAAGGAAAAACGATCGCGTGAAATACGCAAACGATCCGGACGTGCTGCTTGCCAGCCAAGGGGATGCCAACAATGCGAAAAGCGAGGGCATCAACCTGTACGGGAGCGGTGTCCCCAAGAAGTCCGTCGGACGATGGGCCGCATCCACCCCATCCGTCTGGCTGCCAAGCAACAGCGGCTACCAGTGCTCCTACATGGCCAAGCGCGTCTACATCAAAGACAAGTATGGACTTTCCATGAGCAGCTGGGAGAAAAGCGAGACGATTGGATTCCTGCAGCAATGCCAGGCGAAAGAAAATTAAGCCATTCCGAAGAAAACTAGGAATTATCTGATTGTTTCAATATATTGCCTGTTGTTTCGGAAACACTACGGTAGGTTGAGATATCAGGATGAGGGCCTACGTTCTCTCGACCCGAATCCTCTCGGTGGTAATCCTGTTTTTCCTCGGATTCTCCTATGGTGCGGCTTCCCCTTGTGGACTTTTTGGGTGAGCCGCACCTTCTCTTTTTTTCTGAAACAATTCTGTTATGCCTGTTAAACTGAATATATCTACATAGAGTATGGAACAGCAAGGAGATCCATTGTCTGAAGACAAGACCGAAAAACTCGGCGACTTTATGCGCCGCGTAAAAGACGACACGGTGCTCAACCTGTACTTCGTCACGGAGACCGGGTCGAAAAGAATACCGACACCACTGTTCGGCAACCCCACTGCGGAACAGCTGAGGGACAACAAGTACCTGCAATCCCAGGTGGTCGCATCCCGCAAGCACTATTGCAATGAGGTGATCAGCAGCGGATGGACCATCCACGTGGATACCAAGTTCGATCAGGCGGCTTTCGAGAATGCCTAGAGCGGATAGAGGCTGGAGAATCTGCGGGCGTCGGTTCGGCTTTCTCGGTACTAGGCACCTGTCTTAAACCTTGGATATCTTTCATTGGGATTTTCTTCTACGGCATATGACTGTTATACTGAATATGCCCACATAAACAATTGAAGAAAGAAAACACCAATGAGCCACGCAGCCAACACAAGCATCCAAGACACCCAAAACGGAATAGGAGACTTCACACTCCTGCCCGAAGCAGACCGCAACAGCCTCGATGACTATATGAAACTACCCGAACAAAACCGTCTCAACACCTGCTCCCATGGATATCTCATCGAACAAGGCGTGAAATCGAACATGACCTACCATGATGACGGCAGCGGAGACTGGACACTCTGCAAAGACGACCCGGACTACAAGCAGTACGTAGAGGCCGGCAATCCGACACATGTTCCCTTGAATCCCGTCATCTGAATAGAAAGAACGAAATCATGTCCATTAAGTCAGCGCAAGCGAAACAACAGCTCAGAAACAGCGATGGCACATTCGCCAACGAGAACAAGAAGGCGGGACTTCCCTCCAACGACATGATTCAGCGTGCCTCCAAATTGTTAGCGAAAAGCTCGGCGACCGTTGATGAGCCGATCATCAAGCCCTCCGTGAAGTCGGAAGGCTACATGGGATCCACCGCCATCACCGGCGGCAAATACGATGCCAGTCGCAGTCCGGCGGAAAACGCGAAACTCATGCGCGCGGACATCAAAGCATTGCAGAAGAACGGTCAACTTCCAAAAGATTGGAAGATCGGAGTCCGAACAAGTACAGGTTCCGCAAGTTGGAGAGCCCGATTCACCATCCAACTGCCGGAAGGCGAATCCTCCACATACGTGCCGACCCACGCCGAATATATGGCTGCGGATTCCGAAGACCGGATCATCGGTCCGGAACACAGGGCCGGACGAGGAATCATCGAAGCTCATGGAGGAAGCGCCTCCTCCGACGAATGGGATGAAACAGCACGGCGAATCAACCAGAAAATCCAGAACAACGAACAGCTGACCGTAGAAGAGCAAGCCTGCGTCATCGAAACTCCAAAAGTCCGCAACGCAAAGAAACTCTGCCAGCAGGTCGGCGACCAGTACACGTATCAGAACAACAACGCCATGGTCGACTACTTCGACACGGACGGATACGTCACCGTGCAAGCCGTGACCGGAATCAAGAAACCAGAAAACAATGAGTGAACCAGTACGAAACTTCAAACAAATCATTCGGATCAAAGGCACCGGCGATGACGCTTACCCAAATCCCGGAACGTTGATGCTATGGGGAGACAACTGGACGTTGTTGGATTGGATCCGGCAACACACGGACTACAGCAAGGACACCAGAACAACCCCCGTTGACGTTGACGTGCTGACTCGGCTTCACGAGTATGCGACCGGTATCGCCAACCAGAACGGGCGCCATGATGTTCGACGTGGTGAGGCCGCGTGCATCGTCGCCGGAGTGGAATCCGTGCAATCCTATCTGCGACGCAACCCTGGCGTGGAACTCGAATTCGCATTGATTCAAACGGATTCGCATCCATCAGCCCACATCGAAGAAGGAGCCTAATCGTGTCCGAGAAAATCGACCTGCAGCAGGAAGCATTGAATGCCTTGAAGGATGCAGGCCTTGGAAGTAACAGCCTCAGACAAGCATTCATCAAAGGTTATCGCGCTCACGCCTACCGTCAGCCCAGCCAGGAAGAGGAACATGTTGCGGCCGTCACGATGTCTGGACGCATGCGTTCCATCTTCCACTTGGAAGAATCGGATGAAGACAATCTGACCAGCAAGTGTTCCTGCATCTATTCTGATATTCAAACCGCTTTGCATGACGCTTACGACAGGTTCGAGACCGAAGATGACCGGCGACTCGTCGAACTGACCAACCTTGTTGGCCGAAACTGTCATGAGCTGGAAGGCTGCCTTGTCATCTTCACGTGGAAAGGCGAGCCGAAAGCCGGGACACTCCAATTCAACGGCATGAGCGACCTCAGCGTTCGAGACCTGGATTACGACACGGATTACGTGTTGGAAGTCTGGCCGGACGGTTCCATCCACGGCGTCAACAAGAACGTGTACGACCTGCACGTGTTCGCAGGAAAGAAGAGCAGCAATTGAGCATTGACATCCTCCCCCGCATGAATGCGGGGGATTCCCGAATCTTACGGTTCGGGTTTCTGTTCGCTACGACAAAACAAGAAAGGAGGGGACGCTAATGCGAGACCTTGGTTCCGGTTCTGCCGTCCTTGCAGACGCTAACCGCAAGCCCTGCGGCGAGGATGTTTTCGGCTGCGTTCAAATCCCTGTCATGGGTTGTTCCGCAGTCCGGGCACGTCCATGCCCTGACTTTGAGGCCGGGCATGCCCTTCGGCCCGGTCTTCGCCCCGCAGTGGGAGCAGATTTGCGTGCTCGGATAATACCTATCGATGGTTATGAGCTGTCGCCCGTACCATTCGGCCTTGTATTCGAGCATTCGACGGAACTCCGACCATCCGGCGTCCATGATGCTTCCGTTCAGCCCGTTTTTCGCGGACTGGCCGTTGGGGAGCCAATGGTTCGGATTGTCCGGGTCGGGTTTCGGCGCGCATCTTTTGGCCATGTTCTTCACGGTGAGGTCTTCGAGTACCACCGTTTGGTTCTCGCGGATTATCCTCGTGCTCAACTTGTGGAGGAAGTCACGGCGCATGTCCGTGATTCTGGCGTAGGTGCGGGCCACCTTGAGGGCGGCTTTCCGACGATTGTTGCTGCCTTTGGTTTTGCGGGACAGCGTCCGTTGCTCCCGTTCCAACCGTTCGGCGAGTTTCTTGTAGTGGCGTGGGTTCGCTATGGTCTCCCCGTCGCTGGTGACGGCGTAGCTGTCCACTCCCAAGTCGATTCCGATTGCGTTCCTTCGGGCGGGGAGAGGGCGGATGGTCTCCTCCACGAGGATGCTGACGTGCCATCGTCCGGCGGCGTCCAAGCTTACGGTCACGGTGCTCGGCTCCGTCTTGCGGGGCAGTGTTCTGGACCATCGTATCGGCAATGGTTCGCGCATCTTGGCGAGCGTGAGTTCATTGCGTTTGGCGTCCCATTTGAACGCGCTTCGAGTGTATTCGGCGCTTCCGCCGTGGGATTTGGCCTTGAATCTCGGATAGTCGCCGGTCTGCTTGAAGAAGTTGGAGAACGCCGTCTGCAAGTGTCTCAACGCCTGTTGCAGTGGCACGCAGGACACTTCGTTCATGTACGAGTATTCAGCTGTTTTCTTCCATTGGGTGAGCATGGCGCTGGTCTGGACGTAGGTGACGCTCCTGTGCTCCGCCGTCCATGCGACGGAACGGGCTTCCAACGCGAGATTGTAGACCTTTCGGCAGCAGCCGACCGTGCGCCTGAGCAGTTGTTCCTGCTCGGGTGTCGGGTAGAAGCGGAACCTGTACGCCCGCTTGCATGCATGCCTTCTGACCATGTTTCACATTATATCATATCAATCTGTGAAAGGAGGACGGTTTGCTTCCTCCCCGCCCTAAAGGACAGGGTCTCCGCAAACCAAAAAAAAGATGAAACAGTGACGCGAGTCGGTGACGCCGATCCGGTAGAACATCCCGCACACTACGAATTATCCCATCCCGGTCTGGAATGTATTGACCTGACCGCCGGCATGAGCTTCTGCATGGGCAACGCCGTCAAATACGTGTGGAGATACCGGTCGAAGAACAAGCCGGTCGAAGACCTGAGAAAGTCTCTCTGGTATACGCATTATGCGGAAAACAGGAACGAGCCCGTCGCTTTGACCTGCCGTCAGCTTGGCATCATCAATGCGCTGCAGCATCAATCCCAGACGGAACAATACGAATTCCAGTTCTGGAATGCCTTACGGTTCGGAGATTATCCGAAGATGTGCCGGGCTATCGCGATGATGATTCGACTGGCAGAAGGAAAGAATATCGACGATATTAACCAGGAGCTGGAATCTTGAACGGGGCATCATCGGCCAACATTCCTTACAAGAACGAATTACGAGACCGTCAAGGATGCGGCGAATACGGGAGACGGCACAAGCCACTCCTTGATGCGGCGATCAATGACATACGTATCCGATTCGAAGGGAAAACGGTAGAAGTCGAATTCAATGACACAGCTCCGAAGCCACTGCAAGGCTTTACAGTCACCGCGCCCGTTCAGATTCTGGAACACAACACCGGATGCTGGTGGGAGAGAACAATCACGGCACGAATCAGAGACGGCTCAACCATTCCCGTCGTGCTGGATCACGTGTATTGGAATTGGATCACCGGCACACCCATGCACATTCATCTCGACGGCATTCAACGCATCCGGGTCATCGAAGACAAGCATCATCAAAGAGAGGAAAACAATTGAGCGTGAACCAACCGTTGACGGACAGCGAAGCCAGGAACATCTTCATAAACGGCGCGGAGGACTTCTATTCACTGTCGGCAAACCCGCAATTCTCCAACGTAGCCGAACTGTTTGACGCCTGGCTTACCGAGCATGATCGCCAACTGCTGGCCAAAACGGAAACCGAAGCAGGGAAACGAATCTCCAGCGAACTCAAACTCGAACATGCAAGCGACGCCCACGCCCGAACGGAACCATCCCGCGCATACATTCAAGGATGCAAGGCCGCGAGAAGCCTGCTCGAGGACGCCATCCGAGACATGACGCAAGAACAGGGGACGCTATGAGTTTCACCGAGAAGAAATTCGTCGCAATCCACTGCGACGAATGCGATGAACAATACGACCCCGAAGACGGCAGCGCTTATTACACAGACAAAGACGACGCAGACGATGACGCCAGTTCCGACGGATGGCAATTGGATGGAGACGAAAACCACTACTGTCCGCAACACTGGCATCTGACCTGCAGCAAATGCGGGAAAACAGCAATGGGGAACCATGACGAACTCATTGAAAACGGATGGGACTGCGCCACAGACGAGTGGCTGTGCCCGGAATGTCATTAAGGAGAAAATTTGAGCAAATTCTACGAACCATTAAAAACAATCGTCGAAAAGGATGATTGGAAGATCGTCGAGGAGAACGAACACACTCTGGCCTGTTCCTGTAACGGGTTGAACGGCTGGGCTATCAGCGGCATGAGTGTGGTGGAATATTCGCAACGACGTTTGGCTTTCTTCCGGGACAATAGGCTGATCGGTGAAATCAAACTGTATGACCTTGACCTGGCGGGACGAGTCGTTGATGAATACATGACCGGCGGGTTCACTCCGACCATGTTCATTTCCTTGGATACGACGATGGAACAGTGGTGCCAGCAAATCGAAGACGCCTATGCAGGAGTGCTGACTGGACTTGAAGAGGAGGAAGATGCTGATGCCGGAAGCCAATGAGAGCATTGCACCTTTCACTCTGCTGGGTGGAATCCTGTATCTAAACGAGTTCGAACTGTTGCCGGGACTGTCGGCTGACGCTTGCCGGAATATCGGACGACTGCGGCGTAAAGCCGTATCCGCTCATCTGGTAGGTGACAGGAAAACGGTTGTCTCCTGTGCCAGACAGATCAACCGTGTGGTCGAAGCAGACAAGCGACGCCGAGAACGACTCTCCTCCAAGAAAGGTCGGCCGACACCGAAACAGAAACCGGCACAAAAGAAGAAGAACACTGGTTCCGGATACGATGCCGAATACCGGCGCTTCAGGGAACAGTTCATGCGTGATGTGACCGATCCGAAGAAAATCCGTGAAGCAGACCGTCTCGCATTCTTCAGTGGCACGCAAATCATTCTTGAAAACTAGCAAAAGGAAAGAATCTTGAAACATCCAATCCTTATCAGCCTCAGCATCATGCTGGCCGCAATCATCGCAGTCGCCGTGCGCCTTGCAAAAGACCCAGTCTGATCATGCCCCGATATCATAGTCGAGCCGAACGAGCAGCCGACCTGCTCCAGTCGCGTCGTTCCACGGTGGAATCCGTCGCCAAGCAGACCGGTTTACCCGTCGATATCGTTCGCCAGATCAACGAGCCTATCGCCAAACGTCTGGCGGAGCAGGATGCGGTGGATGCCGCGGAACGTAGCATGAGGAAAGCCGAAGCGAAGATAATGCGCGAACAGTATCCGTGCCCGCTTTGCTCCACTGGTCATGCGGAACCGCATGACTGCGACACGTTCCTTCCCCTCGGGTTCATACACGGTGGCGAACGTGACGGACAAATGGACGGCTTCTGGTGCCACCCGTACTTCTGCTCCTGTTCGAACCAACGGTGCATCGCCTGTAATATTTTCCCCAGCAAAAGCAGAGAGGAAGCCGTCGAACGGTTCTGCGCCGGAGACTTCGCCCACGAAGACGATTTCATCGAGCTGAAAACCGGCAAACGTTACCACTATTCGCAATACGGTATCGAACAGCAGATCCTCCGGTACCTAGCACATTGGAGCGCGGAGCAGGTCAAAAGGCTCGGCTTCGACTCGAAGCTCGTGGACACCCTGGCCATGCAACGGACATTGGATCGCATGGGCGACAAATACGTTGACGTGTTCGACACGACGCTACTATGCCCTAACTGCGGGATGAAAGGCGAATATCGGAAAGCCGTCAGCCCGATCACTCATACGAAAACATGGTGGCGGGTCGGCTGTCCTTATTGCAAAACCAGAACCCGATACTCGTTCCCCAGTCAGAAAGAAGCCTCGGAAGCATTCGAGACAGGCAAGTTGGAGAAGAAGCCAGCAATACTACAGGAAGGAAAACGTTGAGCAATTTCTACAAGGCGGGCGCAGCCGCAATGACTTCGAACAAGGACGATTGGGAAACACCTCAAGCCTTGTTCGACCAGTTGAATGAGGAATTCCACTTCACTCTCGATGCCGCCTCAAACGACCAGAATGCGAAGTGCGAACATCACTACACGACTGAAAACAGCGGTCTCGAGCATTCATGGGAGGGGGAGACAGTATTCTGCAATCCTCCCTACGGGCGGAACATCGGCGACTGGATACGCAAAGCCTCCCAGGAAGCCAGCAAACCTGACACTCTCGTAGTCCTATTGGTTCCCGCACGCACTGACACCCGCTGGTTCCAGAACCATATCCTGCACCGTGCGGAAGTCCGGTTTCTGCCCGGATGTTTGAAATATGAGGTGAATGGTCAGGCCGGTGAAGCGGCGCCATTCCCCAGCATGATCGTGGTCATGAGAACAGGAGAACGTTAGTCGATGCGCTCCACCGCCGACCTGGTGAACATATCAGGCTTCAGCTGGCTGTATAGTCAGTCGAAGCCCCATTGAAGCCAGTACTTTAGAGATGGTTTGGAACGAGGGATTACCCTCGGCACTGAGGCTTCGGTACAGGCTTTCTCTGGACACGTTCGCCTCTTTGGCAATGCTGGACATTCCTCGTGCTTTTGCTACTTTTCCGAGTGCGGTTTGGAACATTTCAGGATCATTGTATTCTGCTACGGCATTGAGGTAGCGGGCGATGTCGTCTTCGGTTTCAAGGAATTCGCTGGTGTCGTAGTCTTGGTATTTCTTTGTCATTTTTTCTCTTCCTATTCGGAGTATTCCCTGAATAGTTTCTTGGCTTTTTTGATATCTGCCTGTTGTTTTCTTTTATCTCCGCCGATGAGCAGCAGATAGATTTCTGATCCGCTTCTTGCGTAGTAGATTCGGTATCCGGGTCCGAAGTGAAAGCGCATCTCGTATATGGAGTCTCCTACGGGTTTGGTATCTCCCAGAAGGGAGCCTTTTAGCTCGCAGTATTGACTTCCTCACGGGATTAAAATCCCGTGATTCCTGTTGCCGGTCGGACGTGTCTTTCTTAATGTTTTTAATGGAAGAGATTCCGACCGGCATTGCAGGGGTTTGAGTTTCATCGACGTTGCTTCCCGCTGGTTTTCACCAGTGTGGAAGCTTGTTGTCTCCACTCTTCGGCATCGTCCATGCCGATTGTGTTCAACGCGCGGTCGAGAATGTTCTTGGCCGCGTTCACGTCGGCGTTCGTCTCATGCCCGCAATTGTGGCAGTGGAACACCGCTTGGCTTTCACGGTTGTTCTTGTCGCAGTATCCGCAGACGTTGCAAATGCATGACGTGTTGTAAGCGGGTACCTGAACGAGTCGGGTTCCCGCAAGCTTGGTTTTGTATTCGAGACAATGTTGGATGCCTGTCCAACGGTTGGCGAGGATGCTGCGGTTCAGTCCGCTTTTCCTCCCACGCCCGTTATGCAGATAATGTCCCGGATTGTCGGGGTCTGGTTTCGGTCGGACGCTTCGGCTCATGGCTTTCACGTTCAATCGTTCCATGGCGATGAAATCGTATTCCCGGACGAGCATGGTGGTCGTCTTGGCTATCCAATCGTCCTTGCGATTGTCTATCCGACGTTGGATACGCCGCATGGCTTGGAGAGTGCGCTTGCGGCTTTTGGACGTGAATTTGGCGTTCCTGCCGCCACGCTTCTCGTTCGTCCTGTCCTGTCGGGCAAGCTTGCGTTGCAGACGCCTGTACTCCTCCGTCTCCTTGACGGACGGTTGGGGAATGTCGAGGAAAATGTTATCGGAGGTGGCGAGGGTATGCACGCAACCCCTGTCCAAGCCGACCGTCCTCCCGGTGTCCGCCCGTTCGACGGGAAGCGGCGTGTTGGTGAACACGAGAGTCCCGTCCGTCCAATTCACGGAAACGCTCGTGTACTCCCTGACGGGTTGGCTTATCCGAACGTGTATTGCGAGCCTCCAACGGGCCTCGCTCTCACCCTCACGCCTGTATCGCTTCGGCACGCCGCCCGTGATTATCACCACGCCGGTACGCTTGCCGGTGCGATGGTACAGGGCGTTGCCGGTCTTCGACTGGTTGCGCCAGCACACGAAATACTGAGGTGCCCGATGGCGGGAACGGAATCCCGGGATACGACCGCCGCTGGTCCTCTTCCGTTTCAATCCGGCGAACCATCCCGTGTTCTCCACACGTTCGCAGGACGCGAGAATCGGCGAGGGAATGCACGCCAGCCACAGGCAATCCAACCGGGCCTGACTGTCCTTGACGGCGGGTTTCACGTCCGCGCCACCCAAGGGCACGTCCACCCAAATACGCTCCCGGGTGATGACGTCCTCCACGAGCCTCCGTTGGGGGCGTTGCGCCCGATGCTGGTTATACCGGCTCCTCCACCCGTCGCACAGCCAGTCCATGATACGTTCCGGATTACGAGTCCACATACGATTCCCATAAGAGTCCAAGCCGAGGAACACACTGCACCCCGCATGACGGACTTTCAGAATTCGTACTTTCTGACTCATGCCTATAATGATACCATATTATTGAGTAATCAACAATATGAGAAGGCGTGCAGACCCGGCATTGAAATACCGGGCTTACACGCCAAAAATCCGTCAAGGTGTGCTTCGATTTTGGCTTTTGCGTCTCTGTCTTTTAGTTTGCGTAGCCATTCAAGGAATTCGCTCGTCCTCTTGAATCTCAACATACCAATACTGTAGCCTACAGGCTACAGTTCGTCAAATCAACAAGAAAAAAAGAAGGAAGACGCCCCGCCGTGGGGAGCGTCAACTCAATGGCATGCAGCCATGCTTGACCTCCTGATTAGGCGTTGAGCGGTGTGCCACAGTTGGGGCAGAAGTTGGTTTGTCCGTTCAATGGCTGACCGCATTTGGGGCAGTTGTTCGTTATTGCCGGCTGGGGGATAGGGGCTGGAACGGGTGAGGTCACAGGCATCGGCACAGTGTTCGTCACCGGCGCTGCTGGCGCAGGAGCCTGTTGCTTGACTGCCGAGGTGAACAGTCTGACGACACGTGGCGGAATATTGTCCACCGGCAGCAGGCTCAGGGATTGGATTTCCGCAACCAACTGTCCAGGCGTCACGACACGAACATTGCCCGGCCAGACGGCTTCGCTGACATCCGGGTTGCCGTTATGTCCGCCCGGTACCATGCAGACCATCCATTGGGCCGCCACGTGATAGGTTTCGAGCGTGGACGCCCAATTATCGCGTTGGGTTGCCATGTTCTCGCTCATCTTGACCACGGGTGTTCCATCCGAGCCTTTGACGAGGGCTCGACGGCTGATGCTCATGCGCACCAGGTTTCGTGGATCCAGATTCACGTATTTGGTGTCGCTGCCACCCTTGTAGTTCTTCGCGTCCACGAACCAGGCATGCACCTGCTGTTGCGGGTCTATGCCGACCAGCACGCAGTCGATGTCCGCGTTGATGGGCTGGCGGTTCTCGTTGAGCCCGTACAGGGACCAGAAGGAGATGACGTTGAGCCGCATGTAGGCGATGATTCTGGCCAATGCGGATTCGCCCTGCTGGCCGGCCTGTACGGCCGTGTTTCCGAAAGCGGAATAGTCCAAGCCGGAACCCGGATCACCGTACAGTTTCCCGAGCTGGCGTTCCTGTTGCAGGTTCGCGTTGAGACTGGCCTCATACAACAGGTCGGGGGAGCCGCCGTTGTCGTGGTCTATCACGAACCAGCCATAATAGGAGTCCTCGTTGCTCATGGCGGCCACCAGCCCGTATCGGGGTGCAAGACGGTTCAGCTCCGTCTGCGTGTCCATAATGAGGGAATTGCTTGTCGGCTGTGGTTCGCCATCGTCATGACTCAGGATGCCGCGCAAAACGGCACCTCCGATAAGCGCGATAACCACACCTATCATGAGCTGGACGAACCCCAGTCCATTCGTCGCAGTCGATTCACCAGTACCGGCGAATGGCCGTATCGCATAATCAATACCCAGCGACATGACGATCGCGGATATTAATCCCCCCACGCCCGTATAGATTCTGTCCCGCATGGTCTTGCAGAAAACCACGCGGACTATCACTGCACTGATGCTTACCATCATGGCGATGATTCCGATACCATTGAGGTCTTGCAGGAACGGGTCCAGATGTCCCATGATTTATCTCTCCTCAGCTATGCAATGGCTGGCTATATTCCAAAATCCGACGGTAGTCCTCCAAAAGGAATACCGTGACATCCATCTCACAGGACATCTGATAGATCTCGCCATCATATTCCCGTTCGGCCTGCACATAGTCCGCCGGGTCGATCAGAAACATGGCGGTTTCACGGCGCACACGCCATTCGGCATGGCTTTTCCCGTATTCCGCATGCGAATCATCGGCGTGCAGCCAGTGGAACAATTCATGGGTGAGAGAGCATCGTTTCTGCACGTCGGTCATATGCTCGTCGATGATTATGGTCTGGATAGCCTCACAGTAGAGGCCTGAAGTGTCATCGTCAAGCGTGGCTTCGATGACGTGGACTGGCTGGGTTTCCACGGCATCGAGCATCTGCTCGTAGGTCATGCCACGGTTGATGGGCATGTGGCGGTCGAATGGTGCGGCCGTCAACACGGTTGAATATCCTCCTATCGAATCGGTTCGAGAAGAGGATACTCTGACAGAACAGGGGCGAGCAGTCGTCACTAGCGGCCGTCACCGCCTTCCATTTCCGCGGGCTTATGCGGATCCTTGTTCGCCGCCAAGGACACGTCACCCCTACGTAGTTTCTCCAAAACGATACGCTTACGCTCTTCATCGGATAGAGACGAGGGTTTAACCGAACGTGCATGAGGAACAGGAACCGTGCCTCTCTTATCGGAGGTAACGCCCGTATCGACTGATGTGTCATGGGGAAGTCCGGAGACCGGAATGGAAGAGGATGGCCCATCAATAATCTGAACGACGTTGTCCCCATCCATGATGGCTACGAACTGACGGGCAAGCAGCCCGGGCTCGTTTTCCTCGGTAGCTCGTTTTCGGGCTAGGTTTCCGATCAATTCGATGGCATTGTCAAAATCTATGAGAGGTGCAATGGCATCAAGGTCATCCATCGTCCATGCAGCTTTTCCGCGCAATCGGACGGATACGTAGGATTGGCTCGTCTTCTCGCCCAAGGCCGAAGCAATCTGCTTTTGGGTCAGACTCTTTGCTCGCCGACGTTCTTCAACGAACTCCGCTATGAGCTTGGTGCTCTCCCCGGTCTTCTTAAGTCTGTCATTCCGTACCATGTTGTCATTCTATCTCTTGAGAGAACATTTTTCACGCTATAAAACACGCCGTATCTCCATAGAGATTGACACTATTCCAATCGACCCCTAATATCTCCCATGAGATACGAAAGGTTTTTTATCGCATGTCATCAAACGAAATCATCTCCCAAGCGATCCTCGCTCGCATGGCAACCCAGAACTACCAGGTGAAACAACTCGCCAAAGATCTAGGAACCACGCGAGAGGCAACGGGCCGCAGACTCAACCAGCACACCATATGGGACAGCAACGAACTCGACATCGTAGGCAAGGCACTGGGACTAACGGACATGTTCGGCCTCTGCGATTATGCAAGAGCCCTCGCCGAGATGAACAAGAACGTTCCCCTATCCAAGACCGTCTGACCGGGTTCTTCGGAAGAAAAGAGAGCCATGCGCATCAGGAGCATCAAGCCGGAGTTCTGGCGCAGCCGGGATATAGCGAATCTCAACTGGGACGCCAGACTGGTTTTCATAGGTCTATGGAGTTACGTGGATGATAACGGGGTAGGCAAGGATATCGACTACGACATCATCGGAGACCTGTTCGCGGCTGATCTCATCAAAGACCCTCGCGAGACTGTCGCGAGAGTGTCGCGAGCCCTCGCGAGTCTTTCTGAAGCTGGATTGATATATCGCTACGAGTTCGACGGCACCCCATATCTGGAGATTGCGACATGGTCAAGGCACCAGAGAATCGATAAGCCAGGCAAGTCGAGGTATCCGTCTCATGAGATGGCAGAACCCAATGATTCCAACGGTTCAGACCCAGATTCGCGAGACTGTCGCGAGAGTGTCGCGAGACCCCATCGAGATTTCCACGCCCGGAACAGGGGAACAGGGGAACAGAGGAACAGAGGAACAGAGGATATCTACTCCTCTCTATCCCCTCAAAATCCAGAATCGGAGAAAAACGAAAAATCGGCGGACGAGTCCGCCTCAGAGCCTGAAAACGAGAATGCTTCTTTCGAAGCTTCTCAGAGTTCCAGCAGGGTTGAGGAAACCTCTCCGATTCAGAAGAAACCGTCCGCGGTTTCTTCGAAGAAGAGAAAAGTTCCGAAAAAAGAGAAGAAGCCCGCGACCCGTCAGACCGTGTTGGCTCCCGACTGGAAGCCCTCGCCCGAACTGCGCATCGCCACGGCCAAGGCGGGAGTCAACCTGATCCGCGAAGTCACCCTGTTCGTCGCCTACTACACGCAGGAGAAACCCGAACACCGCAGCGCCAACTGGGATGCCACATACAGGCGTTGGCTCGAACGGGACATCCAAAACCTGAAAATGGGGCGCGACCCCAACAACATCGCGCTACACCCGGAGAACCTGCCGGCGAACGGCAGGCTGCCGAAGAGCATGCTGAACGACATGCACAATGCGGAAGTCCAAGCGCGGGCCGCCGCCTGGGACGAAGCCCATCCGCGAGAGGAGGAATTCGATGAACTTTAACGAAGCTCTGCAGGTGCTGCGCCGCATCAACGTGCATCACGGGAACGCGCCAATCAGCGACGCGCAGGCCCAATGCTTCTACGAGGAGCTGTCCAGATCGGTGTCGTTCGACGAGGCCAACGCCGCGGTACGGGAATTCTACGCATTGCATCCTCACGGCGAATGGATGACGGTGGGGGATATCAACCTCGCCGTGAGAAGGAAACGACGGCAGTCGATGCCATCGGAGGCGACCATCACCCGGCTGATGGAGGAGAACCAGATTTCCGACCCCGACGAGATGTGGCAGTTCCGACGCTCTCTGCTCAAATCATTGGGCCGTGGCCGTCCCGCCACGCAGGCGGTGCAGCGTGCGTTGGAATTGTCCCGTCACCCGATGCTGGGCGGCCCGAGGGACGGGGCGACGAAAAGCCTGCCGCAGACACGGCCGGGGGGAAACCCCGATCCACGCGATCCGGCCCCGGTCACGACCGTCGTCCAAAGCATCATCGGCGGACTCTCGGCTCGGCCGCATCGGGCGGAATAGCCCCCCGGACATCGCAAGAACATCGAATCAAAAAAACGCCATCAGAAAAAACCGATTGGAGAAAAAACAAATGGCAGACATCACCACACAAACAATCCGAGACACCTTCTTGGACAACCTTCCCGAAAACGTGACGCGCGAGGAGGGGGAGGAGTTCTGGAACGCATGGCTGGACAGGCAGCGCGAAGGGCATGAACCGGACATGCCGACACCTCCGGTCGGATTCCAGTACGCACCGGGCGAAGTGGACGAATTCGACTACGGCGAACCGGACTTGGAAGACGAGCAGCTGACTGAGGACCAGAAGCGAGACATGCTGGGACTGGTGCATGATTATGCGATGAACACGTCGGAACTGGCACGCACCATGCTGGACTGCCAGCATTTCGACGACCCGCAGGTCCGGGAGCTCGTACGTCAGACGTTCAAGGATCTCGAATGCGCCGGAAGCCACGTGTCTGATGCTTTGAAGCTGATGGGTTGGACCGCGGACGATGCGACGGTTGGCTGAAGTTTCTTCCGTTGCCGTCGATGCCGGGCCATGCGGCAACGGAAGAAAATCGGTTATTTTCAATAAAAAACCGGTTAATTACAAACCCTGAGGTTACAGTGGGAACTGTTTGAGAAAACTCAGGCAAGGAGAACCCTCGAAATGACCAAACGTAACAGCAGCGGTCTGCGCAATGCGGGCACCATCGCCACCGTCGCGGCATTGACCCTCGGCATGGCGGGGCCCGGCGTCATGACGGCCACCGCCGACGAAAACACCGCGAACGGCAACACCGGCACCAGCGCCGCCCAAGCCACGCAGGAAGTCAAATACACGACCACCGTGGCAGGCACGCCAGTCGACTTCACGAAGGACGGCAAAGGCGATTACACGGCAACCGTCCCCAAGGTCAAAGGCAAGTTCCAAAACCAGGTGATCGTGTCCGGCACAGACAAGTCCCAGATCACTCTGACCACCAGCCAGAAACCTACGGACGGGAAAATCAGCGGCCCCGTCGTCTACACCAGCGCCGCCGATTCCGCGCCCAAGTTCACGTTGACCGTCACGGATTATGAAATCGTCGACAAAATCGTCGACGACCAGCCGACCCAACCATGGAACGCCACCGTTGACGGCAAGAAGACATACCCCCTCGGCGTGAAAGGCGACACCGCATCCGCGGTCCTGGACCAAAGCGCCTCCTACCCGGGCGACATCACCGTCACCAACGGAGCAACCACCATCACGCTGACACCCGTCTACCAGAACGTCACCGTGGAATCCGGCGACAAGCTGGGCCAGCTGAACGTATCCGGCACCGCCGTCTACAAGCAGGCCGCCGACGCGACGAAGAACACTCCGGCATTCAACGTGACACTGCCGTTCGCCTACACCTCGGGCAACCCGGTGACCGTGGACGGCACCGAAACGGAACTCACCAAGTCTGATGACGGAAAATACCATGCGGATTACGCCGGTCCGACATTGGACGAATCCAACAAGCCCAGCACGGACACGGTGACCCTCACCGGCATCAAGACCACACTGCCCATCCAATGGGGCAAAGACGTGCAGGTTGTCGATAAGGGAACCGGCGACACCGCCAGCAAGTTCGTACGCCTCACCGGAACAGCTTCCGGCGAAGTCACCATCCAGGATGACGCCAGCAAGAAAAGCGTCACCGTGCCGGTGGAAGTGGATGTCACCGCGGATCGAGCCCAGGACAAGAGCTTTACCGGCCTGACCGTGACCCGCACCAACGCCAAAGGCGAAACCACCGTATACGACGGGGCCAAAGACTTCAATGCGAAATTCAACCCCAGCACCCATGAATATACGCTGACCCTACCGGCCGATGCGGTCGGCGACAGCTACACGCTGGGCCTCACCCACGGTGTCGACGCCCAGGCATCCAAGCCGACGCTCGCGCTCGGAGAGGGAGCCTCCCGCGTGCTCAAGGTGAACGTGAACGGAGCCGACTACACGGTTAACGTGAAATTCCAGCCGGCCGACCTGAAAGCAGATTCCCCTGCGAAACTCACCGGACTGTACGTGAACAAGACCGGCGAGAACACGAAGGGCCAGCTCATCGACAACTGGGATCCGAACCGGCTCGACTACGTGCTCGCACTGGGGGAGAAGGATCCAAGCCCGTATGTGCTGCCCGAAGCGCCTGACGGAGTCACCATCAAGGGCGGCAACATCACGCAGAACGCGCAATCCACCCGCCAGGAATGGATCGTCACCGACACCGCAACCGGCGTAAGCCGCACCTACAGCCTGACAGTGACCAGGCCGGTGAAAACCGCCGTCACTGAATTCAAGCCGGCAGACCCAGCGAAGCAGGATTCCACGGTGGACCCGGAAAGCCAGCAGGACACCAATCTTGCATCGCACGGCTACACCGGCAAGGACGGCAAATACGTCGTATCAGACAAGGGTTCCTACGAGATTCCCGAGGGTGGAACATTCGCCTATGAGCCGAAGAACGGGCAATCCGCGACCGTCACCGTCGCACATGAGGGCATGACCTACACGTACACGGTCAACGTGCTCGCGCCGGACGGTTCGACCTTCGCGCAACACACGTACACCGTCACCTACATCACGGCGGCCACGCACAAGGCGCAGCTCACAGGCATCCTCGTGGACGGTACGGCCGTCAAGGGCTTCGACCCGGCCAGACACGAGTACAACGCATCCGTGAACGATCCGGACGAATGGATGGTCTCCCCGCAGTACGACAAGGCAAGCGGCATGACCGTCAGCACCGAGAAGAAGGGTGCGGACGCCACCATTACTGTCACATCCGGTGACGGATTGGTCAAGACCACCTACAAGGTGCATGTCACCCGCAAACCATTCGGCGGCAACGGGAACAATGCGCTCGGACTCGCCTCCACGGGCGTCGGCGGCGGAACCGTAGCGTTCCTGTCGATGGCGTTGATGGCTATGGGAGCGGTTCTCGGACTCGTTGCACGTCGGCGCCAGCGCGGACGCAGCTTCTAATAGCAACGGCTTGCGACCTGATGCGGTCGCAAGCCTTCCATTATTTTTTCTGACTCGGCGTGAAATGTCGGGCAAAAAACAAGAAAAGGAAAGAACATGATGAAACAAAAACGGATTGTCGCCGTAGCGCTTGGCCTGGCCCTGTCCGTAAGCCCCATGATCGTGTTGCCCACCGCTTTCGCGGATCAGGTATCGGGGAACCCGTCCTCGTCGATTTCGGCCCGTTCGACGGCTCCGAATCCGCTCGACAAGTTCAGCACCGAAGAGAAGGCGTTCCTCAACAATCACAAGGACAAGATCGCATCCGCCCTGGGCATCGACGGGTTCGACCCATCCACCACCGACTATTACGGCGTCAAGGAATCGGCACTCGACACGGTCGCAGGCAAGATCCCCACCTCGAACACGGGACTGCTGAAGCCGATGGGCGCGCCGCTCGAGATCGACACGAACGCCACCGGCTGGCTCGTCGACGGAAAGATCGCGAAGGACAAGCCGTCCTCCGGCGACATGGCATACCGGGTCACGATCAAGGGCAAGAGCGGCGGCACCGTCGCATACACGCTGCACACCGCCTCACAGGATGCGAGCAGCAAAGCCGATCCGGGCGAGCTGAAGGGCGTGACCGCCACCGCCAATGGCACCGCCGTCACGGACTTCAATCCGGTGAAGGACGGCACATACACCGTGCCCGACGACGCGGAGGTGAAGATCGGCGACGTGCCCGACGGATGGAAGCTCGACCATAAGGCGGATTCGAAGACCGGCACGCTCACCTTCACCTGCACGAAGGATGATGTGACCGTCACCTGGACGTTCAAGTACGATGACGGAACCACCACGCCGAGCACCGGGGACAAGGCCGATCCAAGCGAACTGGCGGGGGTGACCGCCACGGCCGACGGGAAACCGGTCGACGGGTTCGCCCCGACGAAGACCGGCACATGGACCGTTCCCGACGGCGCGGAGGTGAAACTCTCCGGCCTGCCCGACGGTTGGGCGAGCTATAAGAATCTTGACGCGAAACCCGGCACCCTGTCCTACGACATCAAGAAGGGCGACGTCACCGTCGTCACATGGACGTTCACATACGATTCCACGACCGATCCGGACAAGCCCGCCACGGGCGTGGACGCATTGAAGGGCGTGACCGCGACCGTCGACGGGAAACCGCTCCCGAGCTTCGACCCGACGAAATCCGGCACCTACAGGGTCGCCACGGGCGCCGAGGTGAAGATCTCGAACGTCCCGTCCGATTGGAAGCTTGACAAGACCGCATCCGATTCGAAGCTGGTGTTCGCCGCTTCCAAGGACGGCACGACCGTCACTTGGACGTTCGAATACCAAGGCAAGGATGATGGCGGAGCCACCACCAACCCTGGTGACAATGCCGGAAACAAAAGCCAGAACAACAATGACGGCACGACTTCCAAGCCGACGGTGAACGGCGCGAACCCGCTCGCCTCCACCGGCGTGGGAATCGGCTGGGTTGGCTGGCTCATCGGCATCCTCGCTATCATCGGCGGAGCATTGGGAATCACGGTCGCTGTCCGCAAGCCGAAGGGCAAGGCCACAGACGAGACCCCGGCCCCGGAAGCCGATGACAGCGAAGCGTCATCCGATCAGCCGCTAAACTCCTGACCACCCATCGAAGGTTTGGCAGGAGAAGCAAATACCCTCCCCTGCCAAACCCCACGTTGAATCTTGATGCCATGCGGGACCCTCCTGCAAACCGGCTCCTATAGCATGACATCAACAAGGGATGCCGAAAGGCATCCCTATTTTTTTATTCAAAAACTTTGGTAAATACCGAGAAAATGTTGGAATCAACCGATTTTGCATGTACGTTGAAGGAAACGAAGACAACCATTCCCATCAGCCGTACGCCGAAGCCGATAAGCGAGTTCGGTCTGAAGCCGGGCAAATACAGGCCGTCCGCGGTGAAAGTCGCCGGATTCGACCCGTTGGACGCCAACCATGCCGCATCTACCGGTGGGGTCGCTTCCCGTCCTCGACAGGACGTGCAAACAAGGAAAGGAAAACACTGGAATGAGAGACAACCAAACGACACGGCGCATGCCAATGATCGTGACGGCAATGGCCTGCGCGACCGCGAGCATGCTGGCCGGCCTGGCGCTGGCCCCATCCGCGATGGCGGCGGGTGCGACCATCACCCTGAACGGCGCGGACGGCAATTCGCTGGCCGGCCACACGTTCAACGTGTACCAGATCGGCACGTACACGGACCAGATCCTGAACGGCACGCAGATCAGCAGTCTCGGCGTGCGCGGCACCACGGCGTCGAACGCGTGGGCGGCCGACGCGATCGGCATCGCCAACGCGTACGATCCGGGCACGGGCGACGACATCGCCAAGGTGTACGGCTACGATGACGCGGGCAACATCGCCAACATCAAGATGGACTCCCAGACCAGTCAATTGCGCAACATCAGCAAGGCCCTGTCCCAGTCCACTCGGAAGCCGGCCGCCATCCAGGGCGGAGCGAACCTGACGACCACCCGGAACACGCTGACCATCAACGTGCCCGCCGAAGGCTTCTACTACATCACGGATTCCGCGGGCAACCCGATCATGATCGGCACGAAATCCGGCAACGCGAACATCATGAAGAACGACGCGAAGGACCCGCAGTGGCGGACCCTCGGCACCGCGGTCATCAAGGCGAAAAGCGTGAGGGTCGACAAGAAGGTCCAGGTGCAGCGCAACGGCGCCACGGTAGGCAAGGACGGCACCACCAACGATCCGGTCGGCGTGACCGTCGGCGACACCGTCACCAACACGGTCGAGGTGACCGTGCCGAACAAGCAGGCCGCATCCGCCGTCAAGTTCAAGCTCGTCGACCAGCCGAAGGGCCAGACGTACGTGAAGGGCTCGCTGAGCGTCCGGCTGAAGAACGCGCCGCAGACCGACATCACGGCCGACGCGGTCATCTACGACGGGACCACGCAGAACAACGCGAAAAGCATCCCCGGCGACCCGACCCTGAAGACCGCCGACAACCGGCCCGCAGACCCGGATCTCGCGATCCCGGCCGGCGGCTGGGGCATCGACGGCAAGAAACTTCTCGACAAATACTCCAACAGGACGATCGTCATCACCTACCGCATGACCGTCGACAAGGCCAGCGTCACCGACCCGGCCAACAACACCATCCACACGTACGGCACGTTCACCGACGGCATCCACTTCACGACCATCACCGACCAGGACAAGGCCGACATCAAGGCCTACGACTTCACCCTGCGGAAGGTGGACGCGGGCAACGTGAACACGCTGCTCGACGGCGCCCAGTTCCAGATCCAGCGCAACGGCAAGTGGATGAATCTCGACTGGAACACCGGCAAATGGTCGGATGCGGCCAACCAGGGTTCCGCCACCGTGTTCGTGACCGGCGACACGAACCATGACGGGACGGTAAACAACAGGGATGACGCGAGCCAGAGGGGCCTCATCCGGTTCAAGGGCCTCGGCTACGGCACGTACACGGTCACCGAAACCCGGGAGCCGGCCGGCTACGCCAGCTACGCGAAACCGACGTTCACCGTCACCATCGACGACGCGGGCACCAGCATCCAGTACAGGGGCACCGGCACCGTGCCGAACCTGACCAGCAGGCTGGACAACAACACCGTCCAGGTCAAGAACGTCGCGAACCTGACCCAACTGCCGCAGACGGGCGGCGTGCTCGCGTTCGCGTTCTGGCTGGCCTGCGCCATGCCCCTGTTCGCGATCGGCGGCATGATAGCCGTGCGCGGCGCGCGCAACCGCCGCGACGCGCTGATGCTCACGCATGACGGTGGCAATCCGGCCGTCTGACATACGGGGGCGCGGAACAATCCGGATCATGCCGTGTCCCGCGCCCCTCCCCTCTCGTTTTCATTCATGGTTCTTTTGGCTCGCCGCAAGGGGTTCGTGCGGGTCCTGGTCCATCCGTCACGGACAGTCAAGGGGCGGGGAAGGAAAAACACACATGCACGCATGGTTGAAACGGGCGGTCGCGGGACTGTTGTCCGCGGGCACCCTCCTGGGCGGCGGGCTCCTGACAGCGGGCACCGCGAACGCGGACGAGATCCGCATGCCCGACATCGGCAAGACCATCACGAGCCTGACGACATCGGCCGCCACGACGTATCCAAGGGAGCTCGTCAACGGCGGATTCGACTACCTGCCCGCGGGCGGATGGAAGACCGTTGACGCGCCAAGCTACATGACGAACGCATACACAAGCGTCGACCCGAACAACGGCCAGTACATGAGGAACGCGAAACACTCCGACGCCGATCTCGCCTCCTGGGTGGACTGGCCCGGTTTCGACCAGTCCAAATTTGCATGGAAGACCGACCAGAAAGGCGGCCACGACCAAGGCGGATTGAAGGACCGCGCGGAAGCGGTCGAACTCCAACAGGACAGCATGGACGGCAACACCTACGCGGAAATGGTCGCCTCCGAACCCGGACGCACCATCTACCAGAACCTCGCCACCATCCCCGGCACACTGTACAAGATCCGGTTGAAGCACACCAGCCTGTGCAAGGACAACGTCGACCAGATGCAGGTCGTCATCAACGGCACACCCATCGAGATGACCCGAGTGGCCGCGAACGGCAAGGCCGGCGACAAGGTCGGCGAGAAGTCCAAGACCATCGGCACGAGGGTCACGAACGAGAACCGCTGGCATCATTCCGACCAGTGGGAGACCTATGAGGGCTACTACGTCATCCCGGACGGGCAGACCACTACCCGGTTCGGTTTCAAGGCCGTCAACTATCTCGACCCCACCAAGGGCAATCTTCTGGATGATGTGACATTCGCCCGCGCCTACAAGCTGTCCTACGACAAGAACGCGTCGGATGCGACCGGCAAGGTCCCGTCCGACGAGACCGCCGACACCGTCAGGCAGACCAAGGCCAGGACCACGGGAACCGTGAAGACAGTCGCGGACGAGAACGTCCGGTACGGTTCCCTCGCTAATGGCGATTTCTCCTACCCCTCGTTCTCCGACATTCAGGAGAACGAGCAGGGAACCTATGCCGATCTGCGCACGTTCCTCAAATCGGATGACGGCACGCTTTGGTACAACATGTCCACCACCGATCTTTCCAAGTACGGAAAGATCGGGCAGATCCCCGGTTTCGACTCTTCCAGGTTCGCATGGTCCAGTACCGAGAACGGTTCAAGGGTCGAATTGCAGCAGGATCGCAACACCAAGAACACGTATGCGGAGATCGTCGCCCAACAGGACAACACCAGCATCTACCAGAACGTGTCCACCGGCAACGGCGGAGTACTGTACAAGATCCGGTTGAAGCACGCCAGCCGCCAATCCTCCCATGCCGACAAGATGCAGGTCCTCGTGGGCTCCGACACGGCCCACGCGACGCCTGTGGAGATGACCCGCGTCACCTCTAACGGCCATGGCGACAAGGTGGGCGGGAAGTCCACGACCATCACCACAAAGGTATCCAACACCGATCCCCGAGACCATGGCAGCCAGTGGGAGACGTACGAAGGCTATTACCAGGCGCCCGAAGGACAGAAGAACACGGTATTCATGTTCAAGAGCCTCGAAGGGTTCAAAGATGATGAGACCCGGCCCGGCAACAACGTCGGCAATCTCGTGGACGACATCGAATTCTCCCGTTCCTACAAGTTGACCTATGACAAGAACGCATCCGACGCGACCGGCAAGGTCCCGTCGAACCAGCGTGGCAAGGAGAACACCGTGCAGCCCGCCGAATCGAAGACTACCGGAAACGTGAAGACGGTGGCGGATAATACGTCGAATCTGCCGGACCATCTGGTGAACGGCACGTTCGATTATCGCGGCAACGAGATCATCAACGAGAACCAGAGGGTCTACGGCGACACAACCTACCTCGCCATGATCAGCGCGAAGACCGGCGTCATCGGCAACCCGCTGCACAGCAAGCTCGACAACTGGGATTCCGGCAAGTTCGGCTGGAAATCCAACGACGCCACCGCCGGCGTCGACACCGTCGAGGTGCAGCGCCGCAACCACACCCCGTATCCGACCAACGCGGGCAACGTGTGGGGCGAGATCGCCGCAGCCAAGCGGGGCAAGTACATCTATCAGGACATCGCCACCACGCCCGGCGTCGTGTACAGGTGGAGCCTCAAGCACGCGTCCCGCAACGCGGGCCAGGACGACAGCATGCAGGTCATGATCGGCGAACCCGGCAAGACCGTCGCACAGCAGGCGACCCGCACCACATCCAACGGGTCGGACAAGACCGGCAGCGTCGGCACCACGATCACCACGCACGGCACCGCGCAGGACGGCAAGTGGGAGACCTATACCGGCGACTACCTCGCCACCTCGACCACGACCCGCTTCACGTTCAGGAGCGTCAGGGACTCCAACAGCCAGGGCCTCGACTTCACCGCCGAAGGCAACTGCGTCGACGACCTAAGCTTCGACAAGGCGTACAAGCTCTCTTACGACAAGAATTCTTCGGACGCGACCGGCAGCGTGCCCTCCAGTCAATACGGCAAGGAGAACACCGTCCAGCCCGCCAAGTCCAAGACCACGGGCAGTGTCGGACTCGCGGCTGACAAAACCGCTTCCGGCCTGACGGTGCATGATCTGAAGAAGAACGACAAGGGCAAGGTGCCCTCCAGTTCGAAGGCGGATTCCACGCAGCCGGCCGCGTTCAAGGCTCCGGACGCCAAGGTGGAGACCATCGCCTCCAGGTCCGCGGGCGACGAGCTGGCCGTGAACGGCGGGTTCGACACCCCGAAGTGGACGATCGCCAAGGAGGGGCAGGGCCTGCCCTGGGTGTATGTGACGCCCAATAAGGGCATGATCCGCTCCTACGCGCAGGCCATGGCCGGACAGACGGGCGTGAAGGCCGGCGGCCTGACCGCCGCCACGTTCGCTTGGCAGGACGTGGACGCCACCGGCGGCAACCAGAACTTCGAACTACACCGGGAGAGGGACGGGAACACGGCCGCCGACGTGCATGCGGGCCGTACCGTCGCCCAGACCGTGAACACGACGCCCGGCGCCAGCTACACGTTCAGCATCCGCCACTCCGGCCGCTCCAAAGGCAACGCGGGCGGCGTGACCCTGCTCACCGGCCCCGACAAGGATCATCTCACCCCAGTCAAACTGACCCGCACCACGGTCTCCAAGACCGGCCAGAAGTACGGGGACAAGACCGGCGATGTGGGAACCGTCGCCTACACGCACTCCGATTCCATGGACGCCACCGAGGGCGGCCACGATCCGTGGGATCATTCCGACGATTGGGAATCCTACGAGGGCACGGTCGTCATCCCAGCCGGCCAGACCAAGACCATGATCGCCTACAAGGGCTTCGACCGGGACGGAGCGGATGCGCGCGCGGACAGCATCATCGACGACCTGAGCTTCCGCCTCTCCTACAGGCTCGGCTACGACGGGAACGGCGGAACCGGCCAAGTGCCCTCGCGCACCGAGACGGGCAGGACCGAAACCGCCGCATCCGGGACGGATGGCACGGTCAGGCTTGCGGCCGACAAGAGCGCCGGACCGGAATCCGGAACCATCGCGGACGACCGCAGGGTGCCGACCGACACGACCGCCAGACAGGATGACGGGACCAGCCAGCGGACGATCACCCGATCCGACGGTTCCGTGCGCGTGGAGACGATCGCCGACACGGGCGCCGTATCCGGCTGCCAGGTCTACTATCCGGCCGGCACCAGGATCACATTGGCGACCGCGAAGGCCGACTCCGACTGCTGGGATTCCAGCCAGATCGGCAAGACCAACCGCACGTTCTACGGTTGGAGCGCGAACACGGACGCCAACGACAGGGACGTGCCCGTCGGCGACACCATGGACCGGAACACGCTGAACGCGAACGTCAGGACGGAGATCGTCATACCCGCCAGGGCGAAGACCGTATACGCATTGTGGGCCATCAACCCCACCCTGTCGTACAACGTGAACGCGCCCGCCGGCAGCAACGCGCCCGGCACGCCCGCATCGCAGACCGTGCCCTACAACACGGCCGCCGCCGACAAATCCGGTTGGGCGGCCGGCGACACGGGCAAGATTCCCGGCTACCGGTTCGACGGCTGGTACACGGCCCCGAACGGCGGAAACAAATACGATTTCAACACGCCGCTCACCAACAACGTGACCGTGTACGCGCACTGGGTCGGCAACGGGTACACAGTCAGATTCGCCGGCAACGGGGCGACCGGCGGCGGCACCCCGGATCAGGCGTTCCAATACAACATCGGCCAGAACCTGCACCGGAACGGGTTCGTCCGCGACGGGTACACGTTCACCGGGTGGAAGCGCGCCGACAACCAGCAGGCGTACGGCGACGGCCAGTGGGTCACGAACCTGACCACGCAGCCGAACGGGATCGTCACCATGGTCGCCCAATGGTCGGCCAACGAGGCCCACATCCGCTACAATCCGAACCCGCCCGCGGGCAAGACCACGGGAGGCCAGGGCACCCCCAACTGGGATGGCCACACCGGAGACACGCCGACCATCGGCCAGAACGGCTGGACGATCGACGGGTACACGTTCGCCGGCTGGGCCACCAGCCCGGACGGGAGCGGCGCCAGGTACGCGCCGGGAGCCAGGTGGACGGCGAACGGCACGCTCACCCTGTACGCGCAGTGGACGCCCGGCCAGGCCGACCTCACCTACGACGGCAACGGGGCGACCGGCGGCAAGACCGACCCGCAGACTGGCAAGACCGACGAGAAGATCAACGTGCGCGACAACGGATTCACCCGCGACGGCTACACGTTCGTCACGTGGAACACTCAGGCCGACTGCAAGGGCAATGCAGTGAAACCTAACAGCGAGTGGACGTTGCGTGGTTCCAGCACCCTATATGCCTGCTGGGCCGGTAACGCGCAAACCCTCACCTATCACGGCAACGGCGCAACCGGAGGCAACACGGCGGCACAATCCGGCAAGACCGGTGACGAACTGACCACAAACGCCAATGGTTTCACCCGCGACGGATACACGTTCGTTCGTTGGGACACCGCCAAGGACGGTTCCGGCACCGCATACGGCGAAGGCAAGAACGGCGTCAGCCAGTACGTGATGAAGCCAGCAGGCAACGACCTGTACGCCATCTGGAAGGCAAACCCGGCAACCATCCAGTACCGCAACGACTGGCCGAACACCACAGGCAGCACACCCGACACCACCGGCAACACCGGCGACACGGTGACCATCAGCCAGAACAGCTTCGACCGTCCAGGCTACACGTTCACCGGCTGGAGCACCAGCAAACGCGGCGACCCAAGCCTGCAACCGGGCGACAAACACACGCTTGAACCGAGAACCACCACCGTGTGGGCCCAATGGAAGGCCGACCCCGCACACCTGGTGTACAACAGCAACATCGGAACCGTCGGCTCGGAAACCAAGACGGTGGACGGTGTTGTCGACCAGACCGTGAAGACCATCACGAACCCGTTCGACCGTCCTGGTTACACATTCTCCGGCTGGAACACGCAGGCCGACGGCAAGGGCAAGGCATACGCCACGGGAGCCGACTACGTGCTGACGGCCAACGACAAGTCCACGCCGAAGAACACCTCCGTGCTCTACGCGCAGTGGAAAATCAACGGTGCCAGCCTGAAGTTCAACCCGAACGGCGGCATCGGCCATGTCGATGACGTGACCGGCGACGCCTTCTCCACCGTCACCATCCCCGGTGACGCGAAGGAGCCGAAGATCACCCGACCCGGCTACCGGTTCGTCGGATGGAGCACGGAGAAGAACCCGCCCGCAGGGAGCACTTTCCTGCAGCCGGGCGAAGGCAAGGTCACACTGCCCGCCGAAGGCAGCACCACCGTGTACGCCCAGTGGGAGCCGAGCCTGACCACCCTGCCGTTCACGGGCGGACAGGCCCAGGTGCCGACCATCTGGCTGTACGCCGGATTCGCGCTCATGCTGATCGCGCTCGGCGTGATGATGCCGATGCTACGCATGCGCATGGCCGCAACCAAGCGCACCGGTAAGCACATGCCGATCACCGGCGGAAAGCACGCGAAGTGACGGCAGCGGCCGAAACCGACGTGTGGGAGAGCGTCGCGGATGCGGTCCGCGACAAGCGGGCGCGCGACAATCGCGCCCGCCGGCTCGTCCGCCATTCCCGGATCTACGCGGTCGCCGCAGTCATCTGCCTGATCGCGGGCATGGTGCTTGTCGCCATGCCCCGCATCCAGCAGACGCTCGGCGACCGCGCCGTTGACGAGCAGGCGCGATCCGTCAGCCAGACGGCCGCGCTGTTTCCGGAATCCTCCCGTCAAAGCGTCATCCAATCTGCCATCGCATATAATCAGCGTCTTTATGAAGGCGGTCAGCCACAGATAGGCGAACCTGTGTTCGATGGGAAGACCGAGGGCAATTTCGAGGGCGATGCCGAATACCGGCGTCAACTGTCCGTGAATGGGTTGGATGCCATGGGTGAGATTCTGATTCCGAAGATCAGCGTCGACATGCCCATCCTCCACGGAGCTGGTCAAGATGTGCTCGAACATGCGGCCGGCCATCTGGCGGGCACCAGTCTGCCTATCGGTGGCAAGAATACGCGCGCCGTAATCACCGGTCATTCGAATCTGAAAGGCGCGACCCTGTTCACCCGGCTCGGTGAACTCGAAGACGGCGACCCGTTCTATATCAAGGTCATGGGTAACACGCTCGCCTATCGAGTCACCAGCAAACGCATCGTCTCTCCTACCGACACGAAATCGTTGCGTGTCCATAAGGGGAAGGACGAGGTCACGCTCCTCACCTGTACGGGGCAGGGCAATACGCTGCGACTGCTTGTCACGGGGGAGCGCAACAGCATGCCCGATCAGGCCCCCTTGCCCGGAGATGCCACGGGGGACGTAAAAAAGGCGGCTTTTGTTTCGGGCGTCACCGTGACGGGGATATTGGCTGTCGGATTTTCGCTTTGTCGCAGTCGGCGTGCCGTGGGTCATCATATAGGTTTGCCACAGACACATGATAGTGACAATTTGCGTTAGTAAAAAAAGGTGTTACTATATGTTTGTGAAACAAAAACACGTAATCTCCCGACATCGGGGTAAACCCGAAAAGGAAGACACATACACGAGAAAGAAGAAACTCCCCATGACACACGGCATCACCAAGATCACAGTGGCAACCACCGCCGTGATGGCAACCCTTGCCGCTCCGGCAGTCGCAATGGCCGACGAAACCACAACCACCGGCGACCAAACCAATCAGGCAATCACACAGGCCCAAGACAGCATCCAGCAGGCACAGCAGAGCACCACCGAAGCCAACCAGGCCATCGCACAGGCATCCCCGACCGGCGTGACCGAAGCACAGGCCAAGGCCGACGCCGCCGCAGCCGCGCTGGACACCGCCAAGCAGAACCTCGACGCCGCCGCCGCCCAGCAGCAGACAGCCGCAAACAACCAGCAGCAGGCGCAGGCGAACTACGACGACGCCAATAAGGCCCAGCAGCAGGCCGCACAGGATGCGACCGGCACGGCCGACAAGATCGCCGCCGCCCAGCAGGCCGCGAACGACGCGTCCAACGCCATCAATGACGCCAGCAAGGCCATGCGGCAGGCCTCCGATGACCAGTCGAAGGCAGAAGCCGACAAGCGGACCGCACAGACCGCGAAGGATGAGGCCTCCGCCGAATCCGCCTCCCATCAGAAGGACGCCGACAAGGCCCAGACCGATATTGATGCGGCCGACAGGCAGGCCACGGACGCGCAGAAGAAGGCCGATGACGCAGATACCGCCATCAGTGATGCGCAGAAGAAGGCCGGCCGGGCCGACGCGGACGCAAAGAAGGCCGCGGCCGACAAGGCCGCCGCCGAGAAGGAGCTGGCCGCGGCCAAGCAGCAGCAGGCCACGGCGACCGGCGACAAGACGAAGGCCGACGAGGCGGTGAACGTCGCGCAGGCCAAGCTGGATGCGGCCAGGCAGGCCGAGGCCAAGGCGCTTGAAGCCAAGCGGAAGGCCGATGCCAAGGTCGAGCAATTGTCCAAGGATGATGGAGGTCTTTCCGACCTGGCCGCGAAGCTCGAAGCGGCGAAGAAGGCCGCAGCCGACGCCGCCACCGCCCAGCAGAAGGCGGAACAGGCGCAGAAGGATGCCGACAAGGCGGTGTCCGACTCCTCTTCCAACGCCGAGGCGAAGCAGCAGGCCGCCGCCGATGCCAAGAGCGAGGCCGACGCCAAGAAGGAAGCGGCAGACGAGGCTCAGGACAAGCTGTCTCAGGGCGCAGTGGCCTACTTCGGCGACAAGGGTGCCTCTCAGGCAGTCAAGGTTCTCACCGATCCGACCGTCACCGAGTATCTTGACGCCATTCATAATGGCGCCAAGGGTGATGCGACCACGTTGGACAACATGATCGAGGCCCTGAAGTTCATCCAGGAAGCCAATCAGCTTCGCGCGAAGGAAGGCCTGCAGCCCCTCAAGGTCAGTGACACCCTGATGGCACAGGCCATGGCGGATGCGGATTATGCCAACAACAACGTGAACCATCCACTTCAATTCCCCGCCAGCGAAAACCTCGCCTGGGGTTACACTGATCCCTTTAAGGGCTGGTACGACACGGAGAAGTCCATGTATGAGAAGGACATGTCCGACGGTGTCCTGGATTGCAAGGCCTCGGACGGCAAGCCCGTCAAACCCTGCGCTTATGGCCATTACACCACGCTGGTCAACCCCGATTTGACCCTCACCGGTTTCGGCGTCAGCCAGAACGGCAACATCACGGGTATCGGCGGGAACACCCATAGTCAGCTGTTCACCGAAAACGCTAACGGAATCGGCTCCGACGCGGGCCGCATCATGGACGTTGACGCATACCTGACTGATTTGACTGCCTACCGTGATTCCCTGACCGGAGCCGACGCCGCATACCAGACCGCATTGTCCAAGAGCAAGCAGGCCGCACAGGACGCTTCCGATGCGGCCAAGGCGCTGGCCGCCGCACAGCAGGCCGCACGGAAGGCCGCCGAGGAAGCCCAGCAGGCCGCGCAGAAGGCCAGGGATTTGCAGGCTGCCGCCGACGAGGCGCAGAAAGCGTATGACGAGGCCGTGAAGGCGAACGCGGACAAGGCCAAGGCGTTGGAGGAAGCCAAGAAGGATCAGACGGCGAAGAACGAAGCGTACTCCGCCGCCCAGCAGGCCACCAAGGAAGCCCGGTCCGAAGCCGACGCCGCCACCGACGCCCAGACCGCAGCCCAGACGGCAGTGGACAAGGCGAACACGGCAGTCGCCGCCGCACAGGCGAAGATCGATACCGCCGACAAGCTGACCCAAACCGCCGCCAAGAACAAGACGGATGCGGAAGCCGCGATCAAGCAGGCGAACACGGACAAGACGAAGGCCTTGGCCGACCTGGCCGACGCCAAGGCGGCCAAGGCCGAGGCCGAGAAGGCCAAGCAGGCCGCGCTCGAAGCCAAGACCGTTTCCGACGCGAAGGTTGAAGCCGCCGACAAGCAGGTCAAGGCCGCCGACGAGGCCATCGCCGACGCCAAGGCCGCATACGCGAAGGCGAAGGACGACCTCAACGCGGCCACCGGCAGGCTCAACGACGCCCGGAACACCATCAAGCGTCTGCAGAACGCCGAGGAGAACCTCAAGAAGGCGAACGCGAAGCTGGCGGAAGCGCAGTCCAAGCTGGACGAGGCGAACAAGGCCAAGGATGCGGCCGACAAGGCGTACGAGAAGGCCAAGGCCGACTATGATGCCAAGCTCGCCGACAAGCAGGCGTCCGACAAGGAGCTCGCCGCCGCGAAGCAGGCCGAAGCCGAAGCCAAGAAGAAGGCCGAGGAGGAAGCCAAGAAGCAGCAGGAAGCCCAGCAGAAGGCCGACCAAGCCAAGAAGGATGCCGAAGCCAAGAAGCAGCAGGCCGAACAGGCCAAGAAGCAGGCTGCAGGTGTGACGAACAATGGTCTGGCCTCCACCGGATCGGACACCACCGCAATCGCCACGCTGGCGGCGATCATGACCATCGCCGGTGCTGGCTGCGTGCTCCTGCGTGTACGTTCCGCCAAGCATGCCGATGGATGGCATGCAGTCGAGGACTGATTCTCACCGCACCAAACGTGTTTTGCCCGCCTTCGACCCGAAACAGGGGAGAGGCGGGCAAAACCGTATTCCCACATACCGAAGCAAAACGGTAGCTTCTTTTGTTACTATCAGAAAAAAGTCAGTGAATTACGTGAAAGGGTCTGGCTATGAACGATGTAGGACATGCGCCACTCCCAGGCGACGTGCTGCTACACCAATACCTGCAACCAAACAACATCACCATGTACCGTCTGGCGAAAGCCATGAACCTGCCACAAACCACCATCAGTGGAATAATACGCGGGAAAAGACGCATCACCACAAGCCTCGCATACCATCTCGCCTACGTGTTGGGCACATCACCGGAATACTGGCTGGAATTGCAGATGAATTACGACATTGAAAACTACGACAAATTCAACGAAAGCGGACTGACGGTCCTCATTGATAATACGGTCGGCGACACTGTCCAATCAGAACGATGACGAGCAGAAGAATCCGCTAACGCCAGTTTCGTCCATGCCCACTTTGATGGCCTCGATTCCGCCAATTCGTTTTCCGCTGCCGCGCATTGTACTGCTGAGGATATTCTGTGCCGGCGCTTGTCCTTGTATTTTCTCCCTCGGAGTGGCTGAATAGGGCTCGTTTCCATTGGTTTGCGTTCATAGAATTCTTTCTTAGTTGGGAGCGGGGACTTCTTATTGAGAACTATTCCTATCTGACATAAGATACATTATCGGCTAAAAAACGATTTTAGGATAATGCTTGTTTCGCTCCCTCCTAGAAGAGCTCGTTTTGTATTGGTTTGCTGAGTCGTGCGTGGATCAGCTTGATATAGTCGGAATCGAGTTCGCTTGCCGTGCATTGCATGTGTTCGAGCAGACATGCTTCCAATGTGGTGCCGCTTCCGGCGAACGGCTCCAGCACGAGACCATCCGCCGGGGTGACGAGACGGACAAGCCAGCGCATGAGTTCGACCGGTTTGACTGTCGGATGGAGGATGCCGTCGACTTTCGGCCGTTCAGACGGTGAGGCTTTCGGACAATACCTGAAAACCGGGTAGAATCGACTCGCGCCGCCCATATCGTCATATTCGGCACCGGTATGGGTCATGCTCCAGCCGTCACCGGGTTTCGTGCTTGCGCGTGGTTTGCCTTTTCGACTGACGGTGACGCCGGACTGTCGGTCGAGTTCCTTGGCCGTGGACTGGTCGAACAGCATGTTCGGCGTGAAACGGGCGGCAGCCGTGTAGTCGGTGCGATTCGCTTTGTCCGCACCGTATACATGGTTGTCGCGCGGCCCGGAGCCGAACCGTCCATGCTGGTTCTTGCCCTTCGACTCCGCCTCGTCCGCCATGTTGCGGAACGGGACGCGGCATGCGTCGATATGCAACGCGCCCGTCCCGTATTCGAGCAGATTGCGGGCGAGATTCCCGTCCAACGGCTTGCGGGCCAGGCAGATCGGCTCGTGCGCAGGTTTCAGCTGACTGTACCAGCCGGACCATCGCTCCGCCTGTTCGGTGGCGGGCGCGAGCACATCCCATTCGGATTTCGCCTTCCCGCCGTTCGCTGTGCTGCTTCCCCAGCCTTTCACGTCCGAATATCCGGTGCCGTGGCGCAAACCATGCCCGACCACCTTGATCCGTTCCGCGCCCAATTCCCTGTCCACGAGCAGGCTCGCATCCGACCCGTGCGGCATGCCGCTTGCGTACACCCAGTCGATCTGGTCGCGGATTTCGAAGCCCGCATCCTCGATCGCGCCGGCGAGCCGATGGTACGTGCGGCTCGCGGCGAACGCGGCAACATGCCCGCCCGGCTTCAGAACGCGCAGGATGCCGCGCCACAGATCCACGTCGAACGCGATGCCGGTCCGGTCGAATCCCCGGTTCATGAAACCAATCTCATACGGTGGGTCGGTGACGACGGAATCCACGCTGTTGTCCGGTAAGGAGGCGATGAGTCGGCGACAATCCCCCTTGTATAGGCGGAGGTCGTCGCCCAGATCTTCCAGCTCGATCAATGTCGGAACCGTTTAGAATTCCGGGTCGGCGCCGTCGTCGTTCGGATCCGTGCTGGCTGGCGTGGTCGTAGCCCACGGATCCATCGCGGGCTGTGAGGGTGCCGCAGGTTGCGCCGGTGTCTGTGCGGGAGCCTGTTGGCCGTAACCCTGCTGCTGGTAGTTGTTGTATGCGCCTTGCTGATAGCCGTTGTTCGGCTGCTGGTATCCGCCGCCGTAATTGTTCTGCCGGTAGCCGTTGCCGTTGGACTGTTGGCCGCTGGTCTTCTGAAATTGCGCGACGCCGAACCGGAGGCTGGGGCCAAGGTCGGTGACGATCATTTCAAGATTGCTGCGCTGTTGGTCGGTGTTCTTGTCCGTCCAGCTGTTGGTTTTCATGTATCCGGTGGCTACCACGCGCATGCCCTTATAGCAGGAGCGCATGATGTTCTGGGCAAGGTCTCCGAATGCGGCGCACCGCATGAATACGGCATCCCCATCCACTGTCTGCCCGTTACGGTCACGTCGACGCGTATTGTGCGCGATGGTGAAAGTGACCGTATCTCCCCTCTGCTCGGGGTTTGCGGTGATATTGCCTACGAGTGTGAGTGTCGGCTCTCCTGCCATGGGTTCCTGGTCTCCTTATTTTTTCTATGTGAACATATTCAGTATAACAAGCATATACGAAGAAAAGGCATGTCGGATAAGCATCAGGACAGAGGAGAAAAACCTGACACCAATCCGACATACCCCTTTTAGCAGGATGGGCTCACTCCACTACGGCGGAATGAGCCCATCAAGGTTTCTATCCGATCAGCGTGACCGTCTTACAGGCGGATACGCTTCCTCGAACCAGCCAGAGCGAGAGCGATACCAGCTCCGGCGAGGACCCCGGCCCACAGGAGCATCGGGGTGCCGACACCAGTGGAGGCGAGACCCTTCTCCTTGACGAGCACAGTCTCGTTCGACTTGCGCGCGTCACCGTAGGAGATAAGCTTGCCGGACTTGTCGTACACCTTCTCACGCCAGTAGTAGGTGCCGGTTTCATGCACGGTCACGGTCGGCGAGTGGGCGCCGTCCACGGCGTCGACCTTACCGGTGACGGTGATGAGCACGTCTCCCGACTGGTCTCCGTTGGCCTGCTTCCACAGTTCGAATTCGGCCTTGGCTGCCTGCTCGCAGTTCTTGAGCAGGAGCTCGTCGTGCAGGTCGGCCCTGCCGTTCTCCATCGTGACCTCACCCTGGCTCTTGGTAGACACCTCGCACTTCGGCACGTCGGGCTTCTTGCCTTGGACGCGCACGATTTCGGATGCGAGTCCGAAAGCGTGCTGCACCTTGCCGTGGGTGAGCTGACGCCAGGCCAAGGCGGTGAGCGGATTATGGTTCTGGTCGCCGGTCAGACTCGGGGTCATGACCCAATGCCAAGCGTAGGTGCCGGTGTCAGTCAACGTGAACGAGTCGGTCGTGTAGGTGCCGAACTTGGTGACGTCCTTGATGTCGGCCTCGTGAACCTTCACCGCGTTTTCGGGCACGGTGTCGGTCTGTTCGATCGCGGAGGACGGGTCGTCACTCACCTTGTAGAGGACGCCGTGGAAGTCGAGGCTGAGCGGGGTGCTCTTCGCGGTCTCGCCTTCGGTGACGTTGGTCTCCGGGTAGGTGGGCCACACGTCCTTTTCGTTGGTCTTGGCGACGACGAGCTTGTCGACGGTGGTCTCCCCCGCCTTGACTTCCTTGCTGGACACCGTGGAGTCGAGCTTCGGGGTGAGGCGGATCATGACGGTCTCATCCGCAGTGAACGGAGCCTCATGAACATCCTTGGCGAACGGATAGTCCCTGGACGGTTCGATGCCGGTCTGGCTTTCCGTGTCCTGATCCTTGTTCGCGATGTCGAACACGAACGTGGCGTATCCGGATGGCAGGTTCGTCAGATCCACACCATCCTCGGCCTTCCATTGGGCGACAGGCTTGTCCTCGTCACTGCTGGAAATCAGGTAGTCGCCGGCCTTGTTCGTGGTGAACGTGGCGGTGGCGAGCTTCACGGCCTGTTTGGGCAGTTCGACGGTCTTGCCTGCGGCGGTATCCTTCTGAGCCTGTTCGGCCTGTTCGCGGGTCATACCACCGTAGATGGTGCCATTCACGGTAAGCGTGATCTGGTTGTCTTCCGTTTCCTTGCCTTCGCCCTGACCGTCCTTGGTGTGCAGCCAGTCCTGGGTGTCGACCTTGCCGTCACCGTTCACGTCGGTCACGTTGAGTGTGACCTTATCGCGGATGACGCTGCCTTTTTCAAGGTAGACGACATCGGTCTTGTCGGACGCGGCCGCGGAGCCGATTTGCACGCTCGGACGTTCGGTGCCGTCGGCGCCGGCCACCGTGCTCTGATCGGTCTTGTAGGCGTCGCTCACACTCGACTTGATGGTCGGCTGCATGTTGCGCATATGCTGAGTGGATTCCGCTTCCAGCACGTTGTCAGACCAGTCGTAGTCCGTGGACAGGTACTGCTTCATGTTGGCGTCCTGCATGTCGGGCGTGATCTGCCACACCCACGTGTACCAGCCGGTGTCCGGCAGGCTCGACGGGGTGGCTCCCGGGTGCGTCTTCACGAAGTCGGGGTCCATGGTGATGGAGGTGGCGTCCACATGATTGGTGGCGCCATCCTTGTCGCCGGTGACGGTCGCGGTCGCGGCCTTCACCCCATCCTTGACGGTCGTCTGACCTTCGACCGGCTTCTTCGTGAAGTAGTAGAGGGTGCCGGTGCTCTTGATGGTCGCGCCTTCAATCCAGTCGCCACCGGACGGGTCCACATGCCAGGTCAGATCGTCTTCGGGCGCATGCCCGTATTCGATGCGATGATCGGTCTGGTTGGATTCGATGGTCGGCTTGAAGTTGTTCAGCACCTCGAACTGGATGTTCTTCGACACGGTCTCGGGATCGGTAGCTGCCATCAGGTTCTGGTTCGGCGAGGACAGTTTGGCGGCCTTCGGAACCTTGTAATTAAAAACAGGCATAACCTTGCCATTGCCGGTTGCGGTCCACGCGACATGCTGCGCAGAATTCGTGGTGGTGCCGCTGATCGTGTTCTTGCCGGTCTGGTCGAACACGGCCGGGCCCTTCAGGGTCGCGGTGTACGTGATTCCTGAAAGGAAGCCGCCGTTCCCGTTCTGGATGCCGACATCGATGGTGCCTTTGCGTTGGCCGATCGTGTACTGGTATCTCATGTCGAGGTTCGAGGGCGTGTTGGCGACCGCCTCATTCCACAACTCGTTCATCTTCTTCGTGTACGTGTCCCAGCTGGTGCCGTCCTTCCAGCCGAGGCGTTCGATGCCTTTCAGGTATTCTTCACCCATCGGATCGAGCTTCTGGTGGATGAGGCCCGCGATCGCGGCCTGCGTGAGGTCGTCCGTGTTCCCGTTGTACTTGTCGGTCAGCCATGCGAGCCGTTGCGCGTCCGGTTTCGTCTTCGCGTCGGTCCACTCGCCCCACGTGCCCGCCGTGCCCGTGTAGAGCGTGTCGGCCTGGATGCAGTACACGTTCTTCCCGTTGACCTTGTCGACCACGCCGAGCGACTGCTCCATGTCCTCGTACTTGTGTCCGTTGCTGAACGTGATCGTACCCATGTTCGCCCACAAGCCCGGGTTGCCGTTCTGAATGGAGCGCTCAAACGGATCACGCATGTCGGCCGCGTCCGCCGTGCCCGCGACGAGCATGCCCGCCGCCAGGGTGGCGGCTGCCGCGACGCCCGCGGCGATCGTGCGGACCACATGCCGGATTGTGGAACCGCGAGTGGGATTGTTGTTTCTCCCCATATCGTCTCCTCTGATAAGAAGGATATTTTGTCGCCAGAGATATTCACTGGACTCTTGCGGTTTTTACCATAACGTCAAATCTTGTAATTAACCGGTTTTTTATTGAAATTGACCGATATTTTTTGTGAGCGGCCACCTTACCGTTGCGCTTGCAAGCGCATATCATTGGATGCACTCTGAAATTGTCCACGAAACAAGGCCTATCGGCGACCATGTATTGGAGACACGGTTCAGCCTGACAGTCAACGACATAGTATAAGGAAAAGACAAATGAACGAGAAAGAAGAACCTATGAACATGAACGTCACGCCACCGGTTGAGCCGGTGACGGAATTCGAAGTCCCCCTGCCTCCGGATCGTAAGCGTCCGAAGTGGCTGGTTCCGTTGATTGCGGGGGGTACTGCCGTCGTTGTTTTGGCGGCTGTCGGCACCGGTGGATATCTGTATTGGAACCATAATCAGTTGACGGCGGCTTCAGAGGAATGCGCCACCTCATACGACAAGGCGGTGAAGGCGCAGAAGAAGCTGACGGAGTATCTGGAGTCGGACGCCTTGAAGACCGCAGTCACGGTCAAGGATTCGGAGGTCAAGGACGCGAAAACGGTCGCCGTATTGACCTCGACCGTGAAGACCGCCGAGAAGACGAAGACGACCATTCCGGAATGTCCCTCCGGCAATCTGACTGATATCAAGGCGATGACGAAGGAGATCGACGGTCTTGCGACCGCATATTCCAGGACCGTGAGCGAGGTCAAGGGCAAGGCCGAGGCCGTGAACGGTTCGAAACTCGACAAGATCGTTGCCGACGCGACCAAGATCCTGAATGATTCGAAGGGCAGGGTGAAGGACGACAAGACCCGCACCGTATTGGAGAACGCCATCAAGACGAAGGACGAGAAGGCCATCTCGGATGCCGTGAAGGCCGTCAACGACTCCATCAAGGCGAAGTCAGACGCGGACGCGAAGGCCAAGGCCGAAAAGGCGAAGCAGACGGCCGAAGACACCGCCCAAACGTCGGGCAACGATAGTGGTTCCGCGGGTGACACGGGCGGTGGCTACACCGGATACACGGGCGGCGGATACACGCAATCCCAGGGCGGCGGATACACGTACACTCCTCAGCAGTCCACAGGTGGTTCGACCGGCGGCGGCTATACGCCAACACCACAGCCACAACCACAGCAGCCTTCCCAGGGCGGTGGCAACGGAGGTGGTTCCACGGGAGGGGACGACGGATATGAAAATATGTGTTTCGCATATCCCACTGACGGTTCGCCCGCAATCCAGGTCCCCTGCAGTTAACCTATCCTTTTCAGGAGCGAGGGTGACGCATCCCATGAAAATAGGATGCGTCACCCTCGTCTTTTATGGGACTGTCGTTTCGGCTTGTCTCTTTAGTAGGAGCCGAATGCGGCGAATAAGATGCCTGCGAATACGATCCATAGGAATGAAGAAGCCGAGGACGGCCCAGCCGAAGGAGCCTGTGTCGGATTGCTCATGGTGCTGCTTTCTGCGGAAGATCCGCTTCTTGGCTTCCTCCCCCCGCCTGTAGAGGCGGGGGGAGGAAGCCAAGTGGTTTGTCCGGTTGTGGATCCGTATTTTTTTTTTAGACGATTTTAGATTTTTTAGATTTTTTAGATTTTGTGTTATGGTATTGGGAAATACTCAAGCAGAAAGGTAGAGGGCATGCCTAATCCATTTAAGCCAACTGCGGGAATGACACCGCCTGTACTAGTAGGCAGACAGGTCGAGCTAGATGATTTTCAAATCGCTCTAGATGATGGCGTGGGCGCACCAGGAAGACTCCTATATGTAACTGGCGCCCGAGGCGTAGGGAAAACCGTCATGCTGAATGCCCTCGGAGATATAGCCAGAAATCGTGGATGGTATGTAATTGACGAAACCGCTGAAGTCGGTTTTCTGAGCAGGCTGATCCAGGAACTGCTAGATAGGCCGGAAACCCGCATAAGCAAATACGAACTACCCTCAGGCGGTTTTGCGGTACCAGGTGCCGGAATTCAAGCATCATTGGGTTTTGGTTCGGTTGAGTTTCAACAGGATAACCAGGTTCTGGACATAAGGCACGCCATCGTCAATCGGCTGGATCGGTTGAAGGAGTCCGAGCAAGGTGTGTTGATCACACTGGATGAGGTTCAACCGAGTTCTTTGCCAGAGATTCGATCCCTCGCTATCGGAATTCAGCATTTAATCCGAGAAAAAAGGAACGTGGCATTTGTGTTCGCGGGTCTTCCGTCAATGGTGGATACCGTCATTAATGACGATGTGCTGACTTTTTTAAGACGTGCCGAATGCCATCATCTGGGGAGTGTTGATCTCAAGGAAATTTGGTCCGCCTTTGAAAAAACCATTTCCAAATGTGGAAAAAATGCAAATTATGATGTTCTGAATTCATTGACCGAAGCCACAAATGGCTATCCGTTCATGATCCAGCTGGTTGGATACTGGTCATGGCGTTATTCAGATGTGAATAACCACTTGGACCGCGTCCACATGGAGGACGCACAGCAAGGCATAAAAAAAGCTCGAATCAGTTTGGGCAGTATGGTTCATGGTCCAGAATTTGACAATCTTTCCCCAATGGCGAAAGATTACCTGATTGCGATGTCACAAGATGACGGTCCGTCGAACACCCGCGTTATAGCCGAACGAATTCACCGTGATGTTAAGTATGCAAGCGTGTACAGGGCGCAGCTGATTAAAGAAGATGTCATTGAACAAACCGGCTTCGGTTATGTAGACTTCAAGATCCCCTATCTGCGTGACTATCTAAAGGAACATGCAGTCCATCATCAGATGAAAAAGGACATTGCTAAAGCTCAAACGGAAGATTGAATATCTTAGGACTTTAGGGGCTTCTCTTTGCCTTTGACTGGTTCAATGGGAGTCATGGGAATTCTTTGGAAAATCAGCAAATGGTATAACCGATACCAGTTCTTCATGTGGGCTTCAGGAGTACTGACCGCGATAGCCGCTCCCCTGATCGGCTACGCCACCTATTTCCTCGGTATCAACAACCAGCGTGCGGAACTCGTCTCGGACAGTCCCGAATACGCGAATGACATAACGGCCGGCAGCCTCATCCAATGGTTGACCGGCCAAGCACACAGCTACGGTCGAATCCTCGGCATCATCGCCATCATCGGCATCCTGCTCATCATCTTCTGCATCACCTTCACCATCATCGGCTGGATCAGCCAAAGAACCGAAATCAGCGGCACCGACCAAACCAGCGAAATACAGGAAAAAGGCCGACGCAAAGCCGAAACGGAAGAACAATACGACGACTACGGGCAAACCATGGAGTATTAATCATCGGCAAGCGGATTGCACGCCGCTTTTAGCGCGAACGTCTCCGACGTGTATCCCCGCACAACGGTACCATCCGCTTTCCGGTACGAATCGACATGAATCTCCCCACCCGGTTCCGGCATGCCGGCGGCAATCCGCTTGGCTGCAGCACGCATCTGCTCGCTGCGAATCCGATCAGTTTCAGCTTGCTCGGCTTCAGCAAGATCAGCAGAGTCCTCCAAAAGCGGCGCATTCTCCCCCCAATACTCATGCCATTCGTCGGAACAATCTAGGTCGACTTCAGAGAGGAGTCGCTGTGCAAGTGTCCAGCACTGTTCTTTGTTTCTGCCTCCTTCACTCGTCCGTATGGTCGAGGATCCACCGGGCGATGCTTCGGGCGGTCTCCTCGGGCACGTCCACCTGCATGGAACCGTTGCCGGCCTCCATATAGAAGCGGATGAGCCCGTTGCCCGTGAGCCGGTCGACTTCCAGCAGATTGTCGGCATCCTCGGCACGGCAGTATTCGCTTGTATCGTTCTTCGCCCGTTCGCGCAGATGTTCGGGCAGATATTGGTTGGCGAGAATATCGCGGCGTAGTTCGTCGCTGTCGGTGAATTCCATCGGCTACCCTTTCGAATGTTTCGCGCCCGGCTTCCATACCGGTGTCCCTGGATTCACCGGGGAAACAATCATCCCTTGGTTATCGCGCAGTTCGACGTTTGCCCCGTCGATGCCCAGCGTGCCTTCGACGCGCCGCCCGTTCCGCTTCCATGAAACCCGGTAGGATCCTTTGATTCGGGGGAAACCGGACAACGGGTCCATATATCCGGGTTCGGCGATCGCGAGACCATCGAGATTCCACACGTCGCCCACATACTCGTCCATGGTCTTCGGCTTCGGGCCTCGGGGGTTCCAGTTCTCGGCCGGGGACATGAGCGCGAGGGCGACGAACGGCAGCAGCACCGATGCGCCGACGAGCCTGACCTCGTCCATCGTGAGATTAGGAAAGCCGTTCCGTGCCATCACCAGGCAATAGGCATACGCCATGAGCGGAATGTCCGCGAGGAAGGCATACCAACCGAGAGCATTCAGGACCCTCAACAGCAATGGCATCCGCGAATGGTCCACCGCCTGAGCGTATTCGACAAGCTCCATCAGCTGAACCTCCAATGCAGTTCGTGCTGGTTTCGCTGACCGATGAGCCGTACCTTGACTTCGATTATCCTAGTTTCCATGTCTTGGGTTTTCTTCTCTACGAGATTGCTAATGCCGGATTTTCTTGTCACCAGCTGCCGGTTGCTCCGCTGCCAGTGGATGTGCCTCCGCCGAATGATGAAGAGCTGTCGAAGGATGGTGATGGGCCCGTATAAGGCCAGGAGTCATCGTTGATGGAATCATTTTCGGAGGAACGATCGTGCTCCTGTCTGTCCGTTCTCGCACGCCAGCCTGACCGCATGGAATCCTATCAACGGCGTACGCCGGATGGATAGGGTCAGTCGGCTCTGGCAGTTCGGGCAGGGGGTCGCAAGTTCGATATGTTTGCTCACTCGTCCGTCTCCTTGGTGGCGTTCGCCCAGTCGCAGGATATGCCGCTCCTTCTATCGCCGGGCAATACCACGCATTCGACGCGCTTGTCTATCTGCGTGTTACCCGTATCGGTTTCGCTCATGATATGCTTCCTTTTTCTGTTTGCGCATCATTGTTCCTTGACGTCGAAGATGTCGCGGAAGGCTGCTTCGGCTCGGTCGAAGCCGTCCGTGAGTCCTTCTTGGTACTCGGACGGTACATCGGAATCCGCCGCGTCCAGTGCGTTTTCGAACTGGTTGTTCAGCCATGCCAGATATTCAGTGACGCGCTTGTCCATCCGCATGTTGTCCATATCGGCCAATGTTCTAGTCCTTTCCCACCGGTTTCAACGCTTTGCCGTCCGTGTCGTACAGGCCGAGCCTGTTGCTGTCGTCCGCGTGGATGGTGACGTGGACGCGCCTATCGTTCCGGTAGACGGTGCATTCGATGTCGGATGAGGGGAGGCGCCGTTGGGGCAGGTTCCCGTCGCAGTCGATGGACTCTAATCCCCAGATTCTTACGATTCGTGTGCCTAATTCGTCCGGTTCGGGTGCCGTCCCGTAATGGTCTGGCATATGGAACGATGCGGCAAGGGAGGCGACGCCCAGTATGAACGACACAATGGAGATGACCGTGTGGGTGCCGAACTTGGGGTAGGCAAAATGGGACAATGCCAAGGGAATGCTTACGGTTATGCCAATGATGCCGAGGAGACAGAGGCAGTTCGCGATGCTCCCTTGGACGGGTAGTCCCGCGTTCCTATACGCGTCCCATGCTTCGACCCATTTCGTGAAGTCGGACATCTATTCGTCCTTTCCGTTCGCCAACAACGCCTTGCCGTTCGTGTCGTACAGGCCGACCTTGTCTCCTTTGATATGAACGGTCAGTTCCGTGCGTTGAATGTCGGTGTAGGCGACGCACTTCCAGTCGCCGTCCTTAAGACGGGATTCGGGCATTTTCTGACCTCCGCTCCTGCATTCGCCCAAGTCTTCCAGATTCCATGTCTTGATGATTTGCTTGGACAGTGACGGTAACTGGCACTCCCGTTATTGGACAGTTGACACGGTCGGTCAAGGTCGTTTCTCTCCCGCAATCCACTCGAAACCCAGTCTGGACGCAAGCCGCTTCTTTTCCGCGTTCGACAAGGATTCAACAGCCGACCGCCGGTGGTTGGCGAGCCAACTCAGGCAATGCCAGCAGTCGATACGTTCCGAATCCGCGTCGCGCAGCCATTCGGCCAACCCGTCGTATGGTTCGAATGTTTCCGGCACGTCGGACAACCATTGGCGGATGATGGTCTTCCAATTCCACCCGTCCGTCCAATGGTGATGCCAAGGGCGAGTAATGGTAATGGTCGTATCGTCCGCTTTCAGGACGGTCATACGGCATTCGTAGTCGTCACCGCCAATGGCCGTGACGCGCAGCCAATCGTTCATCACAACGGCCTCCCCGTTTCCACCTGTTCCAGCATGTCGAAGCATTCGTCACGCTCCGTCCGGGTGGCGGAACGCAATAGGTCCGCCAGTCCGGTCGGCCACCGTGTACGCGAGCAGGCCGTCCGGCAAGGCGAGACGTTCGCGTACGCACACCACGTACCGTCCGTCGCATTCGAGTATCGTCCACCAGCACCGGTTCTCATGCGCGGGGGAGGAGAACCTGACTCTCACTCCGCGAGTTTCCAAGTCCGGCTCCTTTTCAAGACGAGATGCCTTTGGGTCAGGTCGGAAAGCCGGTATGCCAGCCACTGGGCGGCCTCCAAGGCGTCCTGTAGCACGGCCCTCCCCGACCCGGACATGATGTCGGTCATCATATCGAGGTATTCGTCGTATGCCTGTTCGACGCTGCCCGGCAGCTGTCCCATGTACACGGGTTCGTCCGTTCCGCTGCGCACGCCAACGTAGTCCATTTCGCCGGCCACGATGTCGTCGTAGGCGTCGTCCGGCAGTCCGACCAGCGGGCGCACGTCCGAGACGACGGTCTTTTCCGTGACCGTGGTCGTGCAGATGACCGGCATGTCGCAGGCGGGGGCGAACGGTTCGCGCGGGTCGTCTAGAATCCCCGCGTAATCGACCATGCACTGGGCGGCGTGATGCCAGTCGCATGGCGTGAAAACGTCGATGAACACGCCCGTCCTGACGTCGGGTGGAATGCTCAGGAACACCTCTTTGGCGACCGTTTCAAGTTTCCTGTCTCCCATCGGGGAAGTCCTTTCTAATAGTGGATGAATTGCAGTTGCTTCGCCTGTTCTGCGGTGAACGTACGACTGAACGGCTTGCCGTTGTATGCGGCACCGCACTCGGACGTAGTGAAGGAACCATTATGTCCAGTTCTGCCCATGCGGACCATTGCTCCCGGTCTGGAACCAGTTGGACGGACAGGATAATCGGGATACGGGCGTCACTCTCCCTTACCGTCTCCATCAAAGCTGAATCGTCTTCAAGACCCGGATTCACATGGTCGATAATCAGAAAGGAATCCGGCTCTTCCAAGATGGACGTGGGATCGTTCACCGGAATCACACCTTGCACGGGCTTGGTATAACCTCGATCCACATACCCGTCAAACATATAGACCCGTTGCCCCATTTCGTTGAGACCAGGTATCAGGGTGTGTGTCAGCCACCAGGTCTTGCCGCATCCCGCGCCACCCGTCACCAGTAGGTTCCCATCGGAAACCGGGTTCCATGTCGCAACGCCATCATCGACCAATCCGATTGTGAGGCTTTTCACCATGCGCAGCTCACCTCCATCCAGATAAGCCCGCGCCCGTCCACAATCGATTTGAACTCGTCTATCCGCCAGCGGAGCGCGGCCGAATCGACCTTGAATGATTCAAGCACGCCGTCGCGCAACGATTCGAACAACGCGTCGGCCTCGGCCCGGGTTCCGAACGGTTCCGGCCATGCGACCCATCGGCCGGGGTGGCATGGCAGCCAGCGTGCCAGCTCTTCGTATTCCTCCTCGTTCAATTTTCTGTCTCCTTATCCGCCGGATGCCGGATACCGGCCTCTCGATCCAACCTGTTGACAATGTCCTGCATGCCCGGGTGGTACCGTTCGATCAGGAGCAGTCCCCGATGATGGTCGTTGCGAATCGAAACCCATGTTGGGCAATAGTCCAAGAACTCGTCGGCCTGCTCGTTCAGCTTCAGCATCCCATTCCGACGTATGATCGTGCAGCCTTTCGAAGACACGGTGAATATGACCGGCTTGGACCATGGAAGACCGACCCCGAAAATCGAATCCATACAAACCTGCGCATTCCAGAATTCCGGGACCCCCGGAAGGTCTTCAGGCATCCAAAGCGCAACTATGACAAGAAGAAAAGCGCCTGAGAATAAACCAATGCAGAGCGCGAGTGCGGAATTATCCGGATCCGCTTGGAAAGGCAATACCGCCAAACGCTTTTCCCAGAACGATGGGGGAATCCGTATGGACAGGATGATGACCCATATCTGGCCCAGTACAAACAGCAGGCGCGATACCGAACCGACGATTTCCGAACCGGACAGAGCTTGTATCAGCAATGCCATGACATCATATCTGACGATAACAAAATCGAGGACGAGCAGCGATAGCACTACTGCCGTAATCAGCGTATAAACGGCGATTCCGACAGCCCATTCCCCGATCGTCCGACCCCACAGCATGAACGCGGGGGCGATGGCAGCGCAGACGACTATCGTCAACGCGACGATATGGGGCGGATCAATTCCTTTTCTCATCATGTTTCTCTTCCTTGTAATCGCGGGTGATGAGGATCATCCAGCCGAAGCACGGGAGCATCCGGTATTCGCCGGACCGGGTCAACGCGGCCGCCAGGCGTTCCGCGCCGGGGCGGGTGGTCCATTCCCTTGAATCCTCGTCGTAGTCCTCGGCGATCCAACCCTTCTTCAACAGGCCGTAATGCGCCTTCTTCCACGCCCAGCTGACGATTGCGCCGAACAGATTGCCCGTCAGATACAGGAGCAGGATTCCCAGTATGATCGCGAACGGGGTGAGCACGCCCCACCAGTACCCGTCCATCAGAACCGCCCCAACCGGTGCAGGGCTTCGACCGAATGGATGCGGGCCTGTTCGCCGCCCGCGCCCTCCGCGGCGTTGACGGCCGTCCCGTTCTCGTCCGGCGAGGCGAACATGGGTCGGCGCAGCTCCCCGTACTCCAGCTCGTAATCGGTCGGATCGTGTTGGGCGGCGAGCCGGGCCAATTCCCTGACCTCCTCGCCGGACAGGATGATCTGCTCGGTGTCCAGGCCGTCGAGCAATTGGCTTATCGTCCAATCCCCCGTCGCGGGATCCCGCCACGCTTTGCACCATTCGCCCAGATATTCGAAATCCTCCGGCGGATGCATGTAGTCGAATGCCATGATCAGTTCCTTTCCGTGGGATCCGGGTCCGGATCCCATCCGCGTATGCGTGCGATGAGCCGGCAGACGCCGGCCGGCATGAGCAGTATGAAAAACGTGGCGGCGGCGGCCTGCGAGATGGCGGTCATGATGCGGATGCCGGACAGGAGCCGCAGCAGGAGCGCGCCGCCCAGGGTGGCGAGGGCGCCGAACGCCATGAGCAGGAGCGCCATGGCGAGGCCGGCGGCCAGCAGTCCCGGCTCCACGCCCGCCGCCGGCCGGGGCTCCCCCATGTGTCGGGATGATGCGCCGTACCTCATCGTCGTCCGCCTTTCACATGCCGCCGGCGTCCGAGCTGTCCGATATAGGAGAGCGTCCATTCCCCGGCGTCCCGCGTACGGTCGAGTGAATTTTCAACGTTTGCGCTTTCGTTGTTCGTTGTCGTGTCTGGTGTCCGTCTTGTCGCCTGTTTCTTTTCCGGCGAAGGCGAGCACTATCGTGCAGATGAGGCACGTGATGAGGATGAGCGTGGTTCCTGGGTCGATTGCCATCAGGTTTGCTGCCTTGTTGTTTGATGTTTTCCGAGCATGATCGGATGCCTTTTACGAAATGTTTTATGTGGACTAACTCAGTATAACATGTTAGTTCATATGGTTCTCATAGTAAGGCTGCTCGAAATCTTCCTCGCTCATCTTGTATGCGCTGCTGTACGAGGAAATCCGCACATACACGCGAGACTTGGCATAGGCTCCGATCTGGATGCGCTTGCCCTTGATTCGGGTTTCGATGACGTACATGGGTTTCCTCTTTCATTTCTTATGTGGATATATTCAGTATAACAGGTATTGCCGATTCCGCGACATCACGGCTTCTCGCCAAAACGGGAGGCCGGACCCCTAGAATTGTCTCCGAACGACAATATGCCTGTTATACTGAATATGTCCACATAGAAGGAGAGTTCCAATGACCAACCAAAACAAGTCAGCCCAAGCCCGCCAACGACGCCGCAGCTCGGACGGACGATTCGCGGACGAAGACAAGCAGGACAGCCTCCCCTCCGACACAAAAATCCAACAGGTGGCCAGCCTCCTCACCGACGACACGGAGCCTGACTTCAACCAGCTGCTCACGGCCACCGGCGCATTCGACGACCCCTACGAGGCACGCCATATCGAATTCGACATGCCCGACGGATCCACCATCAACGGCTACGCATTGGACGAGGGGCGAATCGACCGCAACAAGGTGCCGGCCGGCTGGCACGCCTACTCCGTAATGGAAAGCGACAGCGACGAAGACGGGGAAACCACCCTGTCCATCGACCATGACGGGTACGTGAACCACAGGATGGACTTCATCACCACCGAAGACCTCAGCCAACGCATAGACAGCGGCCAACTGACCGAAATCCACGGCGACGACTGGGGCTTCACCGACAACGACCTCGTGGACGATCTCGCCGAAAAATCCGGGGATGACGACTTCGACCTCGACACTGAACTGGAGGAGAAACGCCACGACATGATGGATTCCGCCATCCGAGACCAGATCTTCTTCAAACCCGACGAGGAGAACATGACCGCGTTGAAGGCCGCCGCATGGCAGACCATCAACCACGACGAGCAGAACAAGGGCGAATCCACGATCGGCGACCTGCGCATAGCCCCATCCATCAACCCCCACGACCTGCATCTGGAAGACATGAGCGAGGAACAGATCAAAGAGGCCTGCAAGTACGGTGGATGGGACCCCGACAAGCACAAGTACGTGCACTTCAACCAAGACGGCGACTTGGAAGGCCTCACCGAGAAACAGGCTGACAAGCTGATCTGGGACAACCGGCAGCGCATCCTACAAGCCGTCCGCGACGACGAGTCCGCGAACTTCAGCACCGTCAACCTGCTGCATAACTGTTTCAACCGTGAACGGCAGGTACGGGAACACGATTACAGGACGCCGGACGACAAGCGATAAAGGAGAGATAGCGCATGGCAGGGGCCATCAACGAAATGGAACGTAGGCTCGCGGAATCAAACCCGCATGCCGGCCCGAACGTGAAGACCGAAGACTTCAAACAGCAACCGCCCTCGGTGAAACCAGCGGGGAAACGCCGTCGCACATCACCGGCACCGAGGAAAACGGTTGAGGACACGAAAACCGCTGCAGAAACCCCTTCGCAGCAGGCCGAAGAAACCTGGCAGCCTCAAACCGGAAGGCCGTTCTGCATCATTCCGAAACCCACATGGCAGGAGCTGGCCCATGCGGCACTCCCCCAGCTACTGCAAGCCGTCGGACTACTCATCCTGGTCATCGTCTCCCTGCTGGCAAGGCAAACCGCATTGGCGGTCATCTGCCTTCTTGGCCTGCTCGCATTCGTCGGCTGGCGGCTGGCGACCTACGACTGGACTCCCATGGAAACCGTTCGTCGAACCATCGAACATGGTTACGGTGTGGCGGTCGTCCGTCTCCTGAATGCGGACGACATGAACCAGCCAGTCCGGGTCATCACCGAAGGCGGACAGTATGTCGCCTGGTATACGGACGGCAGGGAGAGTCGCATCCACACCGCCATTCTCATAGTCAACAAGGGTCGAATCGCATTGACCACACCGGACATGGGCATCCTGCCCACCCTAAGGGAGACAATTTGATGCGTACATTGTTCGTCGGCGACCTGCATGCAAAAGCCGACCTGCTACCTTTGATCAGCCGGGTGGCGCAACGCGAGAACACTGACCGTATGGTCCTGTTGGGCGATGTCTGCGACGACTGGAACGTGTCCAACAATGGACTGATCCGGTTCTTCGAGACGTTCACCTCATGGTATCGGCGCGAAGCCGGGGAACGTGAGGTGATTCCACTGCTCGGCAACCACGATGTGCCGTACTTCCTGAAGCAAGGCTCCTCCTCCTATGCGCGAGTGCGCGCACTGGCGCCTGGCTTCAAACCCGGCGCCCATCGCAAGGTGCATGAGCTGATGCAAAATATCCCATTCCAACTGGCTTGGTCGGATGGGAACATTCTGGCCACGCACGCCGGGCTCACCCGTGCATGGGGGCGACGGCGGCTGGGCGCCGATTACATGGACATGCCGGTCGAGGAAGTCGCGGATCGCTTGAACCGAATGCTCCTCCATCCGGCCTCACTGGTCGTGCCCATGACGGACATCGGCCCGGCGCGCGGCGGCGCAGGAACGCCTTCTCCCCTATGGTGCGATCGCGGCGAGTTCGCCGAAGACGGGGACATGCACCTGACTCAGGTGGTCGGGCATACGCCTGTTCCGACTGTATTGCTTGAGCATGATGCGTGGTTCTGCGACACTTTCTCCACGATGAGCAACGGTACTCCCATCGGCGACGGGTCTCTGCTCATGTATTCGGAGAGCGGATTCTATCCAGTGCCTCTTCTTGGCTGATTTGCTTTCGTCCGGCCTGCTTCCTTTTTTTTCAAGGCGCGATTAGAATCAAAGACAAACAACACTCGTCGAAAGAACACCAAAACATTGACGACATCCAGCCGAACAGCACAAGCGAAACGCCGGAGACGCACCCCAGACGGACGATTCGCAGACGAACTCAACAGCTTCGGCTTCCCCGACGCGGCAACACTAAGCGCATACGAGCAACAGACCTCGCAGATCCCAGTACTCCAGCGCCTGCAAAAGCACGGCAAAATCACCCCACCACCAATCACGCTGCCGGACGGATGGACGGAAGCCGGAACAAAACATGACGGCAACGCCGACGGATATGGCAGCTACCATGAGGACACACGCCGTTTCACAGGCCCCGACAACAGCACCCTGACGGTCACGCACAGTTCGGGATTCGAAAAAGATTTCGGCCTATACGACTACCAGACCGTCGAATACCAGTCCGGCAACGTCACCATCAAACGAATCATCCCACCCACCTCAAACCCTGACATCAACGAGCTGGAGGAAACAGGCCAACGGCTCGAACGGCAGCGCGCGGAACTCAACGCACACGCTTCCGGACGGTGGAGCGCTCCCATAACGCGGCTTACAGCATCCACCAGCGAGACAGGCTACACGTTCATCCTACCGGAATACGGGGAGCCGCCGAAGAAGCCGGTACTCCCATGGAACCGAGCCGCATGGGACAAGGCACGAAAGCAGGAAAAAGAAAACAGAAAGTCTGGTGTGGCTGAGATTCCGCCCCGTTGATCCGCTTCTCCTGCAATGCCGCGAACAGGCGCCCTGTCGCGCCGTTCCTGGACCAGCGGTTGAACAGTTGGCAGACGGTGACCCACTTGCCGCAGCACTCCGGCAGGTCCCTCCACGGGCTCCCGTGCGGCACATCCACGGCAGGGCGTTGACGAACGTGTGGTTGTCGACCGCCACGTTGCCGTGCTATCGCGGCAACGGATGCGCGACCCTCATGAACCGGTCAGGCGTGATGTCATACCTCGGCGTACGCATACGACAATCATCACGCAAAACTTAAATAGGGTAAACACACCCCTAGTTTTTTTGATATTCGCCGACCCGTTTCCTTTTTTTTGGGGAGGCGGGTTTTGTCTTATCCTATTTGTCTGTTATACTGAATATGTCCACATAAAAACGAAAGAGGAAACCATGAAGCGCTACGCCATCAACTATGAGGAAACCTACTCAGGCACCTTCACCGTCGAACTCGACGACGACTCCACCGAACAGGATGCCATCAACGAACTCCTCAACAACGCCGACGAATACCGTCTAGGCGAACAGGTCGAACTCAGCGACAGTGACGCACAGGTCATCAAGACCGAAAATGTGGAGGACTGACTCATGACGGACACTATGGAACAGGTCACGGAAGATGTACTCGACGCTTTCAAGCGGAACGGCTGGATTGTCGTCGCGCCGAAGGAATGGAACTGACAAAATGAAAACACGCGACATCCTCATCACCGTCACCCGCACACTGACGGGCTGGCATGTGTACAACGACCACCAGTTCGGACGCATCACCGCGTGCGACCCCCAAGCGGGATACGAGATTACCGTCAACCTTCCCGACAGCGACACCATCCGCATCGTCCGCACGCAGTACGAGCTTGTCGAGGATAACACCGTCCTCGATACAGCCGACATGGGCGAGGAGCAGGCATTGGACGAACTGGCCCGACTGCTGTCCTCGCCCATGTCGCGCACCGACCGGCTCATGCGGTTGAAAGACAAGTTCGACAGGACCGCCGAATGGTGCCGGAACACGCTTGGCGACGAACAGGAGGCGAAGGATGTGGAAGACATGGCCGAACACTACATGCATGTGTGCGAATCCTGCAACAAATACTCCGGACACGACCCGGTGTCCGTGTTCGAGGGGTGGCTGCTGGGCGAGGAACTCGGCACCCCGTATGAGACGCGCCGTCAGGCCGCATCGCACATGCTGTCCAACGTGCACCGACTGGACAAGGACTGAACAATGCTGAAAATCGAGAAGACGCTGCAATCCATCCGCGACCTATTGGACAGGCTGGGCAAGGAAGGCGTGGAGTTCGCTCTGGTCGAATCGGAATACTCCGACTACGTAGCGGACATCCGCAACCCTAACAAGGTGTACGTGTTCCTTGAATGCTCGATTCGTCCGAACGGCACCTTCGTCTGGCGGGATTACGACCATCATAAAGGAGTCTGCGACTTCGACGAATTCCGCGTGCGGATAATCACCCTCACAGCGAACAAATACCTCGACAAGGCGAAAGACAAGCGCAAAAAGTGGGCGAGCCTGTGCGACGGTACGGATACGCCAATGCCTGATTCGCTGTCCGTCGCCGTATCCGACATGGAAGACAAGGCCAACCGTCTGAAAGCGTTGCTGGAACCCGACGACCCGCCGCTGCTGGACGGGCGGGACATCGCAATCCTGAAAGACCTTAAACCGTATGGCGTGGTCAAACCGGCGGAGGAATCGCAACGACTACGGGAGCTGGGCGTGCTGGAACGCAGATACTACATCGACCAAGTGTTCGACGCGCTGACCGACAAGGGCGAGAAGGCATTGGAATTCGCGTCGCACGTAGAACGGACGAAAAGGAGACGATCATCATGAAAACAGCATCTTTCCACACGACCGCCCGCAAGGCGATACTCGCTACACTGCAAACCAACCGAGACGACCTGCGCGTGCGCGATACGCGCGAATGGCGCTTTCTTACCGACGAGGAATTCCGACGGCTCGGCCATGCGAAGCCGTCGGACGTGTCGTATGCGGGCGATCTGGACGACTACGGCATGTTCGACGGCACCTGGCGTGCGGCCGTGGATTGCGGCGACGCGTTGCCTCATGCGAGCGAATACAGCATATCCGGCATGCTCATCGCATTCGACGACAAGACCGTATGGGAGACGGTATGCGCCGGACTTGACCTGTTAGGCAAGGAATGAAAAGGAACCATCATGAACGCGAACGAAACCTGCGAAGATTCAATCCACGGCCCGTACGAGCCGGATGACGTGGCTGACCACTGCGGCGGTTGCGGCATACCGTTATGTGAGGAGCATGCGAGGAAATGCCCCTGTTGCGGGCGCGTCAACTGCACGAACTGCGGCGAGATATGTGAGGCCTGCTGGCGTCTGGTATGCCGTGAGCACGCCAAGTGGAATCCCGAATACGCGCAATACGAATGCCCCGCATGCTACGACCGTTGGGATTGCGGGGAAAGGTAGAGAGGACGATGAATCCGGTTGACGAACGCTTCGAGCATCGGCTGCTCGACCGGTTCCATTACGACGATCGGCAGGACGGCGACGGCTATGGTCCGGATTCGCCGCGCGTCGGCGACAAGGGTTGGATCATCTGGCAGACCGCGTTCAACGAGTTGGACCGTCCGTTCGAGATTGTGCGCGACGAGGGGCGCGGCCGCACCGGCCTGCCCCTGCTGCTGGTCGGCATGGAGGACAACTACGGCGACGACTGGCATATCCGCGAAAACGATGACAGCCAATACATGAGCCTGCTGGAAGCCGGACTGGACGGCGCGAGCCTAACGCTCATGGAACGCAAGCACGGCATCGCACGATGGCGGTCGGAGCGGGGCGAGTCGAAGCCGATCGAACTGACGGCGCCGGACGGGAAGCCGACGGACACCGTATACGCCTACCAGTCCGAGCCCGACGAATGGCGGATATACGACAAGTATGGCGGGCGGTCGCTTGGCGGCGAACCGGGCGAAACCATCACGGACGCGCTGCGCCACATCGGATACCAGTTGGAGGAATCATGAGTATCGAAACAAGCATCATATACACCACTTCGGATGGCAAGCAGTTCGATGACAGGCAGGAAGCGGAAACGCATGAGCAATGGCTGGCGGACGAACCGGAGGCGCGCGAGGCCGACAGGCAGCGCGGCTGGACCGACTACACGCCGCCACAACCAGAATGGAAGCCGGAACCCAAACCGGCCACACCGGATATCACCGACCATGACGGACCGCGTTCGGTATCCGAAGCGGACTGGCTGGAATTCAATACGGAGGCCAACGATTACGGGGTGCCCGACCGTGCGGGCCTGCAATCCGTCATCGATGTGATAGGCGAACACTACCTGCATCTCGCCCGCGAATGGGGTTGGAACGACACCGAGGTGCGCGACGCCATGTATGTGGAGACGAAACAGAGAGGATGGTGCAGGGAATGAGCGTCGTCACGCCCGAGATTCGTTTCTTCGCAGACTGTCACTGGTTGATGGCCGACAACATCATTCTGCTCAGAATCACGCCGATGTTACCGTACGAATGGTCGAACCTGAGAAGACTGTTCGACTGCAAATCCACATTCGAAACACGAAGCGGACCGTTCGACTACTGGCGCATTCGCCTTGAATTCGACGGGAACCTGATCCACTGGACGGTTTCCGACGGCTGGTGGCATCCGAAAACAACGACCTTCGACACCGACTATGAGACGACCATGACGGTCCTGTTCGACGTCGGATACGACCAGTGGCGCAAGGACCGCGGCATCATGGACGAGGCCGACAAGGCCGTGAAACGGTTGAACGATTCAGGTATCCCCGCCACGCGCTCTTCGGATCCGGACTATCTGGTGTTCGAGGTCGGCGAAAGCGTGTTCCGTGCGCTATTGCCCGCCGATCCGACGCATGCGGCAAGTCGGCTGATCGAAGCGGTCAGAAATCGCGGGAAGATTCTCGATGGCTACCGGAAGACCGTCGCCGGTCTTGGCAGGGTCGAGGCATTGGAGGCGGATGACGTGTACTGGGATGACCTGTTCTCGAACGGCGACCCGGTCGAAACCGGCGCCGTCATATTCCAAAGCCAAGGTGCGGAAGACCATCCCATCAGTCTGGACCTGCTGATCATGTCGGACGGCACCTGGCAGCCGGACGGCTTCGACTCCGACAGGGAGGGCACGGCGGCCGACGTGCGCGGATACCTGAGCCAATGGACGGGGAACAATCGATGAAGAGCATCACGAAAGCCCAGTACGCCATGCTGTTTTTCGCCGTCGACAGGCTCAAGGAAGACTCGTGGTATACCGGCCCCTATGGTTTCGACGCGTTGAAGGAACGCGGCTTGGTCGATTTCGGGCAGCATGACCGGATCATCACCGACGAGGGCATTGCGTTCGTGAAACGTATGCTTGCCGACCCGGAGAGCATGCCGATGACCGCGAAACGGGCGATAGCCGAATATGATGTGCTGCGCGACGAATATGCGCACCTGTTCGAGCATGATCCGGACATGAGGGTCAGGGTGGCGATGTTCGGCGTCCATGGTCTCGAACCGGTCGAACCGCCGACCGGCATCGACGGGTTCCGAACGGACACCATCTACGATTTCAAGGATCTGGACGTACTATCGGCGACCTTCGCGATCACGCACCTGTACTCCGGGTTCAACCCGAATCATCATGTGATCGTCCGGGCGCATGAATCGTATACGGATCCCCCAGCCCCGGTCATCGACAGCATCAACAACCGCCAGCTACGCCAGTCGGGCGGCACACGATATCTGAAAGTATCCAGAACCGTATTGGACAAGGAGAAGCAATGAGCGTCGAACGCATCATCGTGGAGACCAATGACAAGACCTGCAACAATCCGGTCGAATATGATTGGGAGTTCGACCCGGACGGTGTGTTCCGCATGACCGGTGACGGGGATATGCCCGCCGCCTTCGAGGAGTCCGCCGCCATCGTGGAGGCGTTCAACCATGTCAACATGAGCATCGTGAACGGGGAGCGGACACCGCTGAAGGACGGCGATCACGCACTGCTCGCCCTTCTTGCCGCCGTCCTCGCCACCCTCGTCCCGTTCGTGGAGGGGAAGGACGGCGACCAGGTGGGATTCATGATGGGCGATACATCGAACGGCTTCAACGTCAATATCACGTCGGCGGAGTTCCTGGCCTGCTGCCGGTCCATGTGGATCGGCGCAGATGTCCTCCGTGGATTCGGCCGATATCTGAACTTCCGATGGGACACGATCCGCGAGGCGTGGGTGGAGAACGGTTCCGGTCTCGCGTTCATCGGGGCGGACGGTCAGGTGGCGTACATGCTGGAGACCGCCATGTCGAAAGGCGACGGCATCCGTTTCGACCCTATGGAGGGCAGGGAGGAAACCGTCCGACTGTTCCGTCTCCTGTTGGAGACGGCGAAATGCGCGGACATCCCGGTCCGATTCGCAGGCGGATCAGGCGGCCTCCGACAAGGTGATTAACGACGATAGCATTCGTTCCAAGCAGTGAGACGGTAAAACGGAAGTTAGTCAACTAAACCGTATCCGGGAAGAAAGGAAAAAGACTAATGGGAAGACATGCCGCCTCAAGACCAGGCCGACTCCGTCCTCAGCACAATACTGAAGACATTTCGCTCCGGAATATTGAAGAGAACACCGTTCCTAAGAGAGAAGACAGACAATCACAAGGAGTGGGTTACCGGCTGTTGCAATTGTTCGCAGGCATGTCGATTTTTCTCGCCATCATCCTAGTGATGCACGTCGGATGGGTGTACATCGGCAACGGAATGGATCAGATCCACACGCAACAGACCATCGTCACCAACCAAGGATTCAAAACAGCCCAACCCACTAAAACTGACGGTTCAACCCGTATCGCCAAACCCCAAACCGGAGAACCACCCACCGAGCCGGAACCCGAATACTCGACAGTGATCGGCTGGATGCGAATCCCCCGGTTCGGCGCCGAATGGCAACGAGCCATCCAAGAAGGCACCGATCTGAAAGTCCTTGACAACTACGGTATCGGACACTACCAAGGAACCGTCATGCCCGGAAGCATCGGCAACAGCTCCTACGCCGGACACCGCACCCCCGGTGACCTAGGGCCGGCGGACACGTTGAAACCCGGGGATCCGATCATCATTCAGACAGCCGACCACTGGTACGTGTATGAAATGCAATCATCTTGGATGACGACCCCCGATGATGCCGCCGTCATCGCCGACCAGACAGACCAAAAAGACGCGCGCCTCATCACACTCACCACCTGTAAATACTCGCTAGATGAACAGGACAGTCTGAGTGCTAGACTCATCGTCCGCGGACGGTTCAAATATTGGGCCAACACTGCTGACGGAATACCAAAAGAACTCGCCTCCAAACAATCAACTCCCATACAGCAAGCAAAAGCCACTATCACACGCAGCATCCAAAAAGCCAGCAAATACGCTCCAGTCAGCCAACTCCTGTTCACCGCAACACTAACAATCTGGTGCATCCTCACAGGCCTGTCATGGCTCATCTGGCACAAAGACCGCCAGAAGAAAACAACATCATGGAACCTCATGACACTAATCTGGCGCATCCAATCAGGCCCGATCATCCTACGTGCAACCACCTGCCTATTCTTCTGGATAACGCTACTATTCGCCGAATGGGCATGGATCAGCCCACTACTTTCCCAACTAATCCCGCTATCCACCGGCACCGCCACCCTAAACTAAAAAACATCAGGCAATACGCAAAACCCGTACGCCAACAACAACCGGTGATAAAGAAGGGTCGGCGCGCGTCATTTCGGACAGAGAACCCGGAAAACGCGTGCCGACCCCTTTCAACAAAGTATAGGCGTGCCCTAGCCGAGCAGGCGATAATATCCCATGCCGGGCATGACGGCCGTGACCTTCGTGCCGTCGATCGGGTTCATCGCATGGATCATTAACCCGTTGCCGATGTAAATGCCCGCATGTCCCGCGTTTGCCATGAGATCGCCCGGCTGCGGGTCGGTAACGGGCGTGCCGACCGTGGCCTGTATGCCGGACGGGTGCGGCAAGTGGATGCCGAACCGCGCGTACACGTATTGGGTGAAACCACTGCAATCCCAGCCGGCAGGCGTATTGCCCCCGTACATGTATGGCGCGCCCTGGTATTGGAGCGCGTAGGAGACCAGGGCGGAGGCCGTATCCGAGTCTGGTCTCTCCTTGTCGCCTGTTGTCGGCGTCGATATGACAGGGGTTGCGGCCGGTGGGCGTGGTTCGGCGCGTGACGCGGCCTGCGACTGTCGCGCCTGTTCGGCTTGGATGCGCGTGGCCTGTTCCTCGGGGCTTTCCGTATGCGGCACGTCTAGGGTTTCGATGCCTCCCCATGAGCCGTCCACGTCGGTCGATACGGCCTCACTGAACGAACGATGCGGGATCGGGCGTTTCGGGAACGATCTGACACTGGCCATGGAAATCGGAGCCGAATCGGAGCCGGCCGCCCATGCCGGGATCGTCGGCATGGCGAGCATGACGATTGGCAGGAGAAACGTCAGGATAATGGGAGCGCGTTTAATAGTGGATGTACTGGTATTCATGCGTCTGTTTCGCCTCGATGGTGCGTCGGAACGGGCCGACCTGCCCGTTCACATTGGCTTCGCTGATCTCGATGGAATCGTCGCCGTTGACCTTCTCCACGATGGCGACGTGCCCCCATGCGTTGCTAACCTGCGCGGGACTGAACACGATCACATCCCCTTGTCGGGGGGTATCGTCCACCCAATAGCCGAGCGCCTTGGCGGAATCGGCCCACATGCCGCCATCCCCCAGATGGCTGCCGACCGGCAATCCCAGTTGCGTGCGCCGCACGTACGCCCACCATGTGCATTGCCCGTATGCGTATGCGTTGCCCGTGTCGCCGGTCGCATGATCCGGATTGAATCCGGCCGGAGTCTGATCCTCGTCGCGCCCGTTGATCAGGTCACGGACCACTGGATTGTCCGCGTGGATGATGGTGAGCTTGCGGTCCGGCTGGTCGCCCATATCCCATGTGCCGTCCGCCGTGAGGTCTCCCCTTTGACTGCTCCTGCTAGCCGCATCATCGATGCTTGATGCTGTCAACTGTTCCGTGGTTAATGCGGTGGACTGGTTGAAACGTTCACCTGCGTATGCGGTTTCATTATGCGGCAGAAAAAGACATGCCATTCCGCCTGACAAAATCATTGCCGACATCAGACATAGGGCGACACGTCGTTGGAATCGGTTCTTCCTTCTTACGGCTGATCGGCTTACTGGTTGAACGGTCTTATGTGCTGCCCCGCTCAATCTGCACGCTCCTGAATAAATTCCGGAGAGGCGATGTTGTCGTCGAACCGGTAGGTGTCGGGTTGTCCGAGCATGCGTCGGAGAAGAGGCGAATGCCGGGTGACGAGCCGGTTGAACCAGCCTTTAGCCTGCCAGGTCACGTTGATTACACGCCCGTTCTCATTATCCACTGAGGCTTGATGCACGACTTGTTCACGACCTTGAGCTGTTTGACGGCCTGCTGGCAGGAAGATGAAAGCGATTTTCTGCCCGGCGTATATGTCTGCGGGAATAATGGTGTTATCGATGAATATCTTAATTCTTCGCATCGGCGCAGCATCCTTTTTTAAGACAACGTTCTGGAAGATTGACCGGCTTTTCCTGTTCCGAAGTTGGGTGGAGGAAAACCGGACGGATACTACGATTATCATTCGTTCAAAGAACGATTCTTGAAGAAAATCTGAAAACCGTGGCATTAACCCGCTTTAGGGTGCAACATGTCCACTAGTTTCTGTGGTATTCCGTCCTCGATATCCCATTCGACGGTTTCGAACCGGCTGTTCGAGGCGGCGGCCCGATCGTCGCCAACCTCAATGCTCACATCGGAGCCGTCCGGGAAATACTTGATCAACGTCATGGTGCCGCGGCCGGGCGGGAAGCTCACGTGGAACCCGCCGCCCAATGCGGTGGCGATATCGACCGCATTGCATGCTGCCTCGCCGCTCACATAGGTCAGCCGTTCGCATTCATCCATCATTCGCCGTCCCCGTTGTTCTTCCGATACTCTTCGCTGGCGATGTACGTGACCGCGAAGTCGGCTATCTGGTCGCGCAGCCTCGGAAACGCCTCCCTGCCCGCCTTCTGGCGCCGGTCCATGATCCATGCGAACAAGCCGAAAAGGATGCAGCCGCCCAGCAGCCCGTAGCAGTTCGCGTCGGCCGGCTGATGCGATGAAAGGGCCGCCAGGCCTGCCCACCAGCCGATGCCGAGCATGATGCCAAGCGCGTGCATGCCGATCGCGAACGGGGTCTCGTCATCATCCACGATGTCCAGCCAGCATTGCAATCCAAGGACGATGAGCAGGAACGCGACAAGCCACAACGGCGATTGGAGAAGTCCGACGAGCAGCGGCGTATGGTTCGCGGCCAGCCACGCGAGTATCGGCCCGTGGTTGAACGCGAACACGATCGCCATAATAAATAGGATGATCGCCGTCCACGCGAGACGACGCACGGCTTCCAGACTCATGATTTCCTTTCCTTCCAGTTCCGTTCCTCCTCGACGCGGTGCGCGAGCCCGATGAGCTCGTCCGGGGTCAGGAAGCCGTGCCAGTCGACGCGCTGCCCATCCCATTTGGCGGGGAGTCGGAAGTCGGTCAGGTCGGCGGGCCATTCCAATGCGTTCACCGGTCAAGCCCCTTCATGCTTTCGTCGAGAATCCGTTGGATTTCCTCGCCCGTGTAGAAGCCGTACCGGTCGAGCCTGCCGGCGACCGTTTGGATCAGCGCCTTGTTGTTCCTCGCCACGAGCCGCGCCCTGACCCACAATGAGTTCATGATCTCCTCGGCGGAGCCCATCGCCGGGTCGATTCGGTGGATGATCGCCGCGTTCACCAGCTCCATTTGCACGTCGCCGCCGATGCGGAGCGCGTCGGTCCGGTATTCCGGATATTCCAGGGTCACGGCGAATCCGGTCATGGAGATGATTATCTCCGTCTGCAATCGGACGGACATGTCATCGTCCATACCGGTGGCGTACTGCTGGCTGGTCTCTCCGGTATCGTCCTCGCGCAGCATGATGCCCTGCTGCACGTATCCGAACCGGTGGCCGGCGACCGCATGACCCGCCTCGTGCAGGCGGACGCGCATCGGCGGTTCGGGCGGCCTGGAATGGTTGAGGACCGCCTTGCATCGGGCGATGAACCAGTCGTATGTGCTTATCATCGCCTGCCTTCCATCATCAAATCCAATATGACGGCCAACGGCACCACGTCATGACTGGCGTGGGCCTTACACACGGGACCGTACCAGCCGGTTTCGGGCATATCCTCACAGTCGGGGCCGTCCGAGCGCATCCAACGGCGGATCGCGACCACGGGTTTGCCGCAGGATTCGTAGTCCCCGTCGCGGGATACGCCGGCCGTGCATCCTAGACGCAGCCAGGACGGGTCGCATAAGGCGAAGACGCGCATCGGGTCGTATGGCCATACGCCCGATAGCGGTGGCATGAGCGACGGATCATGCTTCCAGCAGCCGGCATCGGCCACGGCCTTCAACACCTCCGATAGCGGGACGACATCATGGTTGGCATGCAGCTTGCACGCGGGTCCGTAGACGCCCTCCTCGGGCAGGAACTCGCTGTCGTCGTACCCGTCGTCGCGTGTCCAACGGCGGATGGCGACCGGCGGCCTGCCGCACTGTTTGAAATTCTCGCCCTTCCAGCAGCCGGCCGCGCAGCCGAGCCACAGGGCCAACGGGTTGCATCGTTCGGCGATGAGCTTCGGATCGTACGGCGTTGGTTTCTTGCATTTGGTCATTGCTTTTTCTCGTTTCCGACTTTACTTTATATACCTTATATGGTATATTTATGGGCATGTGGCAGATAGAGATGGAACCCATCAAGGACTGGCTTGACGGACTTGACAAACAGACCGCCTACCAAGTCTACGCGGCCCTTGACCTCCTTCGGGAACGCGGACCGAACCTCAAACGCCCCCTGGTGGGGAAAATCGAGGGCTCCATCATCGGCTCCATGAAGGAACTGAGACCCGGTTCGACAGGTCGAAGCGAAGTCCGAATCCTGTTCGTCTTCGACCCGGAACGCAAAGCGGTCCTATTGGTCGGCGGAGACAAACAGAACAAATGGAACAAATGGTATAAGACAGCCATCCGCGAAGCCGAACGACGGTACATCCGGTGGCTGGAAGAACAACATGGGAAGGACACGAAATGAGCTACACGTTGGAGGACTTCAAGGCCGATCACGACCTTGACCAGAAGACCATCGACGAGCGCAAGGAACAGCTTCTTGAGGAGATGCGCCTGTATGAGCTGAAAGAAGCGCGCAAACAGCAGGACGTGACCCAGAAGCAGCTCGCCGAACGCATGGGCGTCAGCCAGAAGCGGGTCAGCAGCCTCGAATCCGGCGACGTCGACAAGACCGAAATCCGTACGCTGCGCCGCTATCTCGACGCCATCGGCGGCAGGCTTCAGGTCAACGCGATCATGCCGGACGGGCGCACCCTGCAACTGGTCTGAGATCAGGTAACCCGTCATGCCACCGGCTTCCACCCCAGATTCGGTTTCCCCGCCTTCATCCACGCCTTGTAGTTGATGCGATGCCGGCGGGTCAGACCGTGGATGACGTATTTCAGTTCGGCGATGAAGCCGGATACCGTACGCGTACTGTCATCCTCGATGAGGGTCTCATCGCAGGGAATGCAGGACAGGCCGCATGTCGGGTTCGGCCAATGCGGGACGAGGAGAAGGAAGCCCAACGCCAGAAGGCCGAATACGACGGGAAAAGTGACGAATCCGGCGGCATATCCAATCCAGAACATGCTCATCGCGTCACGAAGTGGGTAATCATCAGTGTTCCTGAGGTTGCGAATCCGATTGATGCGATGACCATTGCGAGCCCTGTGACTCTCCACATGAAGCATGCGCAGAGGACGCATGTTATGGCGAGTATGATGTTGGCGTTTTTTTCGAAGTTCTTGTACGTGTTCATTGTGGTTTCTCTCATTCTATGTGGACATATTCAGTATAACATATAAATGAAAAAATTATGCAAGGTTTGAAATAAAAAATCCCCCGATGCCATACGGCACCGGAGGATTATTTGTCCACATAGAATGACGTTTCAAAGAAACCAATGATCCTACGACAGCAAAAGCTGCAAGACCCAAAGTAGGTGAACTACTGGACATGCTCACACAAGATGCTATGGCGCGGAAAAATCACTCGCCGTCCATAATTTTTTAGGCAGGGTACCACGACCCTTGTGGTCGTGGGTGAATGCCTTTCCTTTCCACTAACATTATGATATAATGTTTTTTATTGGAGGTGAAGCATATGGTGGAACTCGCATTGACCATGAAAGTCAAGCTCACGACCAACAAACACGAGTCCGAAGCCCTCAACCGCCTATGCGACAATTACACCTCCTGTTGCAACGAAGTATCCGATTGGATTGGAGAACACCACACCCTCAGCCAGAGGAAAATCAACGAGGCTGTCTATCACCCGCTACGCGACAAATACGGACTGTTGGCCCAGATGACCCAATCTTCGATACGGCGGGTCATCGCGTCCTACAAGGCAATTCACTCGCGCATGGAACGCCGGAACGGAGAAAACCCCAAGAGAAAGAGGACGGCATACTATTCCACCAGACCAAAGTACTCGTCCGCCGGTGTTGACCTGCTGTGGAACCGCGACTACTCCTATTCGTCCAAGACCGGAATGTTCAGCCTTCCCGTCATGGGCGGGAGAATCAAGGCCAAAGCCCAATGGAAGGGAACCCCGGACGAATACCGTACGGCACGTTTCGGTACCGCCCGTCTCGTATCCAAGCGTGGCAAATGGTACCTGCATATCCCCATCGCCTTGCAGGTGCCGGACCCTACTTCAAGCCCGAAGACCATCGTAGGCGTGGATTTGGGAATCCGAATGCTCGCCACCAGTTATGACGGCGAAACCACCGTCTTCCAACATGGAGGGGAGGTGAAAAGCAAGCGCGGCAAATACAAGCGGCTCCGTCAACAGTTGCAGAAACGCGGCACCCGAAGCGCTCGCAGACGACTCAAGACCATAGGCGACAGAGAAAACCGTTGGATGACTGATGTGAACCATCAGGCGTCTAAGGCACTCGTCAACCATTACGACAGGGATACGATGTTCGTTCTCGAAGACCTTACGGGAATCCGCAATGCGACCGAACAGGTCAGGGTCAAGGACAGGTATGTTCAGGTCAGTTGGAGTTTCCACCAATTCCGGCAGATGGTCGAATACAAGGCGAAACGCAACGGTCAGAAAGTCGTGTTCGTTGACCCGGCCTACACAAGCCAGACCTGCCCGAAATGCGGGAAAATCCGCAAAGCCAACCGTGACAAGAAACGCCACCTGTATGTCTGCCGCAACTGCGGATACCGGTCCAACGACGACCGGATAGCCGCTATGAACCTGCGACACAAAGGCTACGACCTTTTGAACTCGCAGTACGCCGCCAGCATGACTGACGGCGTAAGGGTGCAGTCAACCACCCTATGATGTTCCGTCAATTAAAGGTAGGAGAACGGTTACAGCCGTTCACTGGCACTACCGGACAGGGACAAGCCGCAATGCTCGTCATTGCGGTCGTTGACTTCGCCCATCATCCACCGGTAGGCGGGTGAAATCGCGTTCCACCAGTCGGTGTCGCCGTCGTCGGCGACGGCCTGCCGGCGTGCCGCCGACCATGAGGGCGTGTACGAGCCGGAACGCCCGAACGACTTCACGATGTCAGGCCACCGTTGGAACGAATACAGGTCGATCATGCGTCAGAATCCCCAATGGCCCTCGTGCCCGTCGCCGGCCGTCTCGAACCGTACGACGGGGCCGGCGGGCGGGTCGTGGATGAAATCCTCGACGAGGTCCATCTGGGGGCGGCCGATGCCGATCGCGGAATCCGGGCCGACGCCAAGCACGGGAGCCTCGTGCGGTGTGGTCTGGATGGCGAGCCCCGCATTGTAGGTGGTCTCCTCGTCGTCCAGCCACACGATCGGCCGGTCCTGTTTCAGCGCGTCGAGGATGGTGCGGCGTTTGCCGGTCAGGATCCCGTCGCGGGTGACGGGATCGTACCAGCGGATGGTCGGCCAGTCGACGCCCAACGCCCGGTTCAATTGCGCGGTTTCCGGCTGCCAGGTGGTCAGCCACCATTTGTCCGCGTCCAGGGCATCCAGTCGGGCGACGAGCTCCGCGTTCCACCGGATCGTGAACCGTCGGCCAAGGTCGCGGACCAGTAGGCGCTCCCTGCGGTCCGGCCCGAACCAGTTGTCCGGGGAGTACGTGTCCCGGCGCGGATCGTCGGGTTCCATCCAATCGGTTCTCCCCTGCCGGCGTATGACCTTGTCGTCGGGGAACTGGTTGATCACCCCGTCGAAGTCAATGAACACCAGGGGTCTGGTCATGCCCGTCTCCTCTCCCGCCGGTCCCGTCTTCCGCCCAACCGGCCGCGCGTGCCGATCGGGTCTTGGCCGTGATCCTCCAACGCCCGGACCGGTGGTTTCCGGCGCCTCGGCCATCGAACACCCGTTTTCCGGCATGAGATCAGCGCCTTCACCCAACGGCATGACATTCATGATCCTACCGCCGTTCCGGCCGGCGCGAACCATTCGATTCGAACAGGGCGAGCTGCCCGATCGCGTTGCCCGTGTTGTTCAACGCGCCGTTCAGCAGGCGGATCCGATCCCCCGTATCCTTGGTTTCGAGCGCGAGCCGCAGCTGGTCGATGGCCGCGTTCACCTGATTGCGGTACGTGTAATCATCATTCGCGGATGATGCCGTCATGCCGTCTGCCTTCCTTTTGTCCTTGGGGCTGATATGCGTTTTCAGCGGATCAGTTCCAGAAGCCCTCGGTTCTCGTTCCTGCCGAACCGGTGCAGTCTCGAATACTCCTTGAGCGCGTGTTCGAGGCGGCCGGGCTCGGCCCAGTATCGTTCCAGCCATGCGCGGCTCTTCACCTGTTTCAATCCGAGGGTCTGCTTGCAGTAGTCGGATGGTTTCGCCCGTTTGGAGCCGTTCGTGTATTTGCCGTACATGCCCTCGTTGATGATGACCAGCATTTCGATTTCGGGATGGGTTCGCAGGTTCACGACCTCGGCCGCATGTTCGTACCCTCGGGGTACGCGCAGTACATCCGAGTCCGAATCAACTATTCGGACGATGAGCAATGGATGTTCGCCGTATGACATGTTGAGGAACCGGTCGAGCATCTGTTTTGATTCCTTGCGCGTGAAGTACCATGTTCCGCGCAGCTGGTTGGGCACGATAAAATCGGCCGGTATTGTCAGTTCCCCTCGTTCGATGAGGGTCGTGAGTATGTACTGTTCGGCCACGCCCTTGCAGACGAACAGCACGTACTGGCCTTCCGCGTTAAGCATGCACGTACCTTTCCGCATAATCCTGGAGGGCGCGGACGGCCGCGTATGAGGGCGCGGTGCCGGGCACCCGGTTGGCGAAGAAGGAGACGCTCTTCTTCAAATCGGTGCGGCCCAGGTATGCGCCCAGATTCCGGAGGGCGAAGCCTTTTCCATCGCGGACGGCGAACCATATCGAATCCTTGCGGGTGAAATGGTCCAGCAGCTCCGGATAGTGGGTGGAGAACAGGAGCGTGGCCCCGTGCGGGTTCGTGACCGGGGAGGCGAACAGGTCCATGATGGTGAATACGAGCTGCTTGTTGATGCTGTTCTCCAGTTCGTCCACAATCAGATAGCCGCCCGCGCGCAGTGTCTCCAATGCTCGGCCGACCAGTGCGCCGCCTCTCAGGGTGCCGGATGAGACCATGTTGACCAGCGAGTTCGGGGTGACCTCCCGCTCCTTCCCCTCATTGCGGAATTTCAGATGGATTCCGTCCTTGTCGTAGTCGAGGCGTTCGATGCTGGCATCGAACAGCGTCACGACGGGGCGGGCCGGGCTGATGGTGAGCGTCGGGGACTCCGGCAGCAGTTCGGTCGCGATGTCGGTGTCCTTGACGAAGGCCCCGCAAATACTCCGGTCGGGCGGCAGATACCGTTTCGCGTCGGCGGACAGTTCGCCGCGGACGCCGGGCCTGCCCACGTTGCGGGATGAGAGCACGGTCCACCGTTCCGAATCCAACGTGCCGTTCATGGCGGAGGCAAGCATTTTCTTGCTGAGTTTGCCGTGGTGGATGCTCAGGGTCTCGCGGATGAACCTCAACGGCGTGCGACCCTCGCCTGTCCGCTCGAGCAGGCTGTCGATGAAATGGAAGCGGCCGTCCTGTTCGAACAGCGCGCGCACCCCGATCCGGTCGCCCATGGTGTCGTACAGGGGGAACAGGTCGGGGTTCAGCGAACCCAGCGACATGCCGCCGGCGACGGCGAGGGCGAGTTCGGTGACCCTCAATGCGGTGGTTTTGCCCGATGCGTTGATGCCGGCGATGCCGATGACCGTATTGACGCTGATATTGCGTGCCGCGCCGTCGAGCATGTGGGTGTATCCGGGTTCCCGCACGGCATCGATGGCGTACAGGTCCATCCTGCATTCATGGTTTTCGTATAGGCGCAGGCCGCTGATGGCATAGCTCAACAACCTCATGTTTTCTCCCCTGTAAACGTTTTTTCTGTATACATAGAATATCATCGGAGCGGGACCGTCAGATACAGGTCTCCTCCCTGACTCCCAGGCAGCCGGGCATGCCGCCCCGCGACGGGTCGGGCATGAACTGCTCCGGATTGTCCCGTATCGCCGTCAGCAATGCGTCCATGTCGAGCGCGTACAGGCCGCTGTTCGACTGCGGGTTGAGTTCGATCACATGCGGCCGCCCGGCATCATCCAGATACAGGTCGATCACATACGGGCCGGTCGCTTCGTCGCGCAGCGCGTGCGCGACCTCGTGCGCGAACGCCTCATACAGCCGCGCGATGTCGGGGCGCGATTCGATGCGCCCATTGTTGCGGGTCTCCTCCATGCGCGGATCGTACCGTTCGCCCGTGTTGTCGGCGGGCGTATATCGTTCGACGCAGCCGGCCCCGCACGCCGGCCGGCCGCCGATCACCTGCATCCGGTATTCGTAGCGCATGCGCGTCCGCTGCTGGACGAGCGCCGCGTCCGGCTCGCCCTCGAACAGGGCGAGGTCATAGCCGGCCCACCGCCATGCGGCGAACGGGACCCGCTCCGGCTTCCCGCCATACTCGTCCGACTGTTCGAACGTGCCGTCCGGGTCGATGAACGCGAGCGGCAGACGCTTCTCACGCAGCATGAACTTGACGACCGCACCCGCACCGGGATGCCGGTCGAGCATGCCCCGCACCGCCACATCGATCGCATCCCCGTCGCAGGGGACGGATTGCACGTCGCGTCCCAGAAACGGGTGCAACGCGGGGATGAGATCCCACCGGTCGACGTTCGAGGCGGGCAACGTCAGCTGATCCATATACGGCCTGATTCTTACCACGCCGTAATGGGCGAGCGTCATCGGATCCGGCCCCCCGTACGATCGGCCGGCCACGCGCACATGCGGATCCGGGAGGATACGTGCCGCGGCCTCCAAACGTGCCGCCTGTTCGCGCCAATCCTCCGGATCCCCGTCGCCCGGCACAACCTCGCCGACGTATCGTCCCCATGCGGCGCGATACGCTTCCGGCGCGTCCATCACGTCGGACGGGCGTTCCGTGGGGATGATGTCGATAAGCCAGCCGGTCAATGTTCTCCCTCCAGTTCGGGCATCCAGTTCTCCATCATCGGCCGGCGCTTTCCTTTCGGCACCGCCTGTTCGTAATAGGTGGAGCGTTCGGCGGGCGCCATGTCGATGAGCCAGCAATCGTCGCCGTCGCGCATGATGTCAAGAGACCATTGGCCCGCCAGGCCCAGGCCGGGCAGCAGCTCCCTGACATGAGCGGCGACCAGGTCCTTCGACTCCCCGTATTCGCGCATCAACGAGGGTTCGCACATCGCGTACGTGACCGCATCATGCCGCATGTGCGGATTGGAGGCGTCGGGCGCGTCACGGAACCGTTTGTTCATGACTTCGGGATCCCAGTACGGGTGGATGCCCAGCAGTTCGTCGGTGTCGCAGTCGATGAAGCACCGGTATTCGCAGCGCAACGGCAGACCCATGTAGATGGTCGGCAGTCCAAGCCGGTCGGGGACGTACTCTCGCACCACGAACTCGTTGGTCGTGGACACGCCGTACATGGCGGGCTCGTTCAGGGGGCCTGCCATTTCGACCGCCTGGGATTGGATGTACAGCAGGTATTCGCCAATCTGCGCGACCTCGTGCGGGCCGGTGACGTGCGCGTTCCGGTAGTCGTATTTGCTGCTGAACGTGCCAGTCTTGATGAAATACTCCCCGTCCGGGTTCAGGCCGAATGCGGCCTGCGCCCAACGGTCCACGACATCCAAGGTGGCGGCGGTCAGGGATTCGTAGTCGACGCGCAACAATTGCAACAGGGTCAACGACGCTTTGGCTATCGTGGTCTTCGGGATGCGGAAGAACGTCTTGCCTTCGTTCGCCTTGACCAATGCGGGCAGCCAATGGCCTATGCTCGCCGGGTTCATGTCGAGCATTCGGTACATGACCGGATCCAGGTCGAGCAGGTCGAGGCCGGTGCGGAACATGCCGTACGCCTCATGCCGTTGCCTCGCGGAACGTTTCGGATCCGTGGCGCGCCGCCACATATCCAACAGGAGCGGATAGTTCACCGCATCGATCTGACGGTGGATGAGCTCGCCCGCCAACTGGGGGCGCTCCCCCGTCTGCAGGGCATTCACGTCCGATTCCGTCACATACTTTTCCGGGACGGGAGCCAATGCCGGAATCGTGGTCAGACGTTCCCCGTCGAACCGGATGACGCCTGTATCCGACAGCAGTTCGCGCACGATGCGCGCATCCAACGCCAACGCCTCGTCCGACAGCCCGTGTCCGGAGCGGGATTCGACAACGGTCTTCGCGTCCGGACCCAATGGTCCCGTGGGCGCATTCTTCCGGTCGAGCACGTTCGCATGGTAGGAGCGTTCGAACTCGCGCAATAGTCCGGGCGTGGTGCTGAGCATGGCGGCCGCCGTGTCCACGTCCAACGGTTGCGGCTTATCCGCGTGCAGCAGCCGGTCGAGAAAGCCGGTCATGATTCCTCCAGATCCCTGATTTGTTGCTCCAGTTTCCCGCAGGTCTTCGCCTGACCCAACGCCTTGCGCAGCCGTGGCACCAGCTCCTCGCATGAAAGTTGCCGACTGTCCTGCGGTATCGCCTCCAACAGTTCCTGCAACGTGTCCAATCCGTCATCCAACAGGGCTTTCAAGGTATTCGTTTCCCGATTTCTCCTCAACACGTCGATCCACGCTTCGGCAAGGCGGCCGCCCTCGAACAGGCGTCCGCCATGCCATTTCGCAAACACCCTGTCTCCATCGAATGCGAGAATCGTACGTGTCCGGTCGTACCGTTCCACCGGCTCCCCGTTCATGTCCACGCGGCCCAGATACAATGCCGTCACATCATCGTCATCGGTGAACGACCAGACACGATAGTGCGGATCCTCGCGGCGCAACCGTTCCTCCGCCATGTCGGCGAACCGGATTTCAGTATCGATTTTGTCCATCAGTTGTTCCTTTCCGCATCGGTTCCCGTATGCGTTCCACATTTCGATGCCGCCATCGGAATGTTCCGGCTCTTCTCGGAAGGATGGTGGATATTACAAAATGGGTGTACATTTGTATACATATATGTATATATTCCTTTTGGAGGTTTGCGATGGCAGCAGAAACGATCACCGTCCCATTGGACACAATCGTTCCGATCAGCAAATTCGGGCATGCGGGGGCAAGCAGCGAGTTCGCCAAGGTTGAGGACGATACACCTGTCACCGTGCTCCGCAACGGAGAACCCACCTATTTCATCATCAACGCGCACGACTACCGCATCTACCGGCAAGCGGTCATAGCTGCCGAAAACAGGCAGGCGAGACACGAGGCGCTGAACGGCATCGGCAAAAGGTTCGGCAGCGTGGACGATCTGATGGCGGATCTCGATGCTTAACGACATATCCCGGACGCCTACCTTCGAACGAGACTGGAAGCGACTGAAGCGAAAACACTACGACCCGGCCAAGCTGCGCAAGGCGCTCCAGACTCTGATGGCCGAAGATGCGGACACATTGCAGCGCGAATACCGCGACCATGCGTTGAAAGGCGAATGGCTCGGATTCCGCGAACTCCACATCGAGGGCGACTGGCTTCTTATCTACCGGATCGATCATGGCGAACTGTGCCTCGTGCTCACCCGCACCGGCTCGCACGATGCCTTGTTCGGTCGTGGAGGGAAGAACTTCTGACCGGTTCAAGACGACACTTCGACCAGGGTCAGCCCGACAATCGCGAACGCGATAATCCACATGCCGGACACCGCATACCGTGCGCAGCGCATGCCCAGCAGGTAACGATCGAACATGCGGTTCCGTTCGTCAAGCATCCGATACCAGTCCGTCTCGCACCGGTCGAAATCGGCCGGGCTCATACGGGTGCCGCCGTACGCTTCCAAGTGTTCGCGCAGGGACGGCATTGACGGCGCCGGCCACGGTTCAAACCGGAGCGGGCGGAAGCGCATCGCATCCCATGCGACACGCAATCCACGTCGGAAACCGGCCCTGAAGCCGCTGCCCATGTAGTCCATCAACCTCTCCTGTTCCATTTCTCGACCGCCGAATGCAGGCAGGTGACACGGGTCTCGTAATTAGTTGCTTGTTTTCTAGTATTTTCTATACTTATATGGTATCATATTGTTTATGAAGTTGTCGGAGTACGCGGCCAAGCATGGCATCCAGTATCGTGCCGCTTGGAACCGGTTCAAGGCGGGGAAGATTCCCGGCGCTTGGCAGGACGAGTCGGGGACGATAATCGTGCCCGACGAGACGCAGGCGCGCCTGAACGACGCCGCCGTGTACGCCCGTGTCTCCGACCCGTCGAAACGCAAGACCCAACTGCCCGCGCAGCAGAAGCGTGTGGAGGATTGGGCCATCGCCAATGGTTATCGGGTGGTCGCGTCCGTGTCCGAGGTCGGTTCTGGGGTGAACGACAAGCGTCGCCGTCTGTCCGCGTTGCTGAAGCGCGATGATTGGGGGACGCTCATCGTGGAGCACAAGGACAGGCTGACCCGGTTCGGGTTTGAATGGTTCCGTCTGTTCATCGAACAGCAGGGGCGTCGCATCGTGGTCATCAACGAGGCGGGCGACGACCGGGCGGACTTGGCGCAGGATTTGGTGAGCATCATCTACTCGTTCAGCGCCCGCCTGTACGGGCAACGGCGTTCCAAACGCGCGGAGGCCATGGTCCGCATCGTGGAGGATGGTGAGCGCGATGCCGTCCAAGCGTAACGTCTCCTATCATGCGTACAACGCGGCCAGTCCGATGAACAATCGGAAGCTCGCGGAGTTCGACTGTCTGTTGCCGGTATGGCGTCGCGGCCTCGTGTTTGCAATGGGCGGTTGGACGCGCGTATTGACATCCGGCGGGGAGCTGCCCCGTTGGATGGATACTAAGAGTTTCCCCGGCTGGCTGTCCCAGCGCCAGTGGGATTCCGTGACGCGTCAGGCCAAAGGCGCGTTGGATTCTTGGATGGAACTCAGGGAGACCGAGTTTCGCCGCGTCGTCAACGGCAGTAGTCTAAGCCCGGACATGAAGCGGGAACTGTACGACATCAACCGGCGGCATGAATGGTGGAAGCCGGAGGATGATGAGGCTCACCGCATGGCGCGGCGCATCATCAAACACCTGCGCAAACAAGTCCCGTTCCCCCGCATGGGACGTTGCCGGACGATGAGCATGGACGGGAAGATAGCCCGAGTCGAGGATGCCATGAACGCCGTCCATTATCGTTGGTGGGTCACGGTCAGCACCTTGGACAGGGGGCGTCCGATTCGCATCCCGATAATCGCCGACCCCCGGTTGGAAGAGAATCTGGCGGTCAACAACGAGACCTTGGCGAATCATCTGCAAGCCACCCACACCCCGGAGGAGGGGTGGACGTTCCATGTGATGACCACCAGCCCGAAGGCCACGCCCAGACGGACGGGCGAGATTATCGGCGTTGACTGGGGAGTGCAAAGCCTGTTCGCCACCAGCGACGGGCGACTCTTGGGACTCGGACTGTACGCATGGCTGTCGGAACGCGACGTGGAACTCGAAACGCTCACCAAGGAGCTGAACCGCAGCCATATCCCCTGCCGGGAATCGAAACGTTACCGTCGGTTGAACAAACGAATACGCGACCATGTGACCAACGAGACCAACCGGCTGCTCAACCGGCTGGGCGAACAGGACATCAAGGAAATCGTCGTAGAGGAACTCGACTTCCGCCACGGCGGACTCACCCGCAGGATGAACCGCATCGTCAGCCGTGCGGGACGCAACGCGGTCAAGCGCAAACTCCAAGACCTGCAAGACAACAAGGGCGTCACCGTCACCAAAGTCAACCCCGCATACACATCGCAGGAATGTCCGAACTGCGGATGCACCGACCCGCGCAACCGCAAAACCAGAGACCTGTTCCGCTGCATCTGCTGCGGATACACGCTTCATGCCGACATCAACGCCAGCCGCAACATCCCTGCGAGACGTTCTCGCAGGGATGGATGGCGTTTCATCGGCAGGAAGCAAATCCTCGCCACGCTCCGCAACGAGCACGGTGAGCGATGCTCCCGCCCCGACCATCATCGGGACGGGAGACACGTCGCCAAGAGTGCGACTACCCCACGGAACGCGAAAACGTCACCGGAGGTCAAAGCTCCTAACGGAATAAAAAACCATTAGAAAGCACACTCTGGAACGATGGGTCGATCGGAACGTACCGGCCCGGCATGCTCCCGCCGCAGTCGCAGCGCACCGTGTACCGTTCCGTCGTATCGTCCACATCATCGTCAATTCGTGGCGTGCCGCCGCAGAACGGGCATGGTCTCAACGTCTCGTGTTCGACCGTCGCATGCCTGTTGTTGCGGGAATCCCAGATTCTCGTGGTCTCCATCAGAGCCGTCCTTTCCGCCTGTTGCGTTCCAGACAGTCGCCCATCGCCCGTCCGACCTCCTCATCCGTGATGCCGAACGCCGTGATCAGGTTGCCGACCGTCTGCAACACGTCGGCGAGCTCGCCGAGCATGGCTTGGCGGCGCTGGTCGCGCACATGGCCTATCCAGCCGGCCTTCGCCTTGTCCCGGTCGTCGCCGAGCTCGCCGCCCACGTTCACCCCGTAGCAGGCGAGACAGTCCGCATGATCGTCGAACTGGTCGCCGATATGGCTCGGATCGGTCGGATCGCAGGCCTTCAAATACTGTTTGCACGCCTCCACGAGTTCGGCCGACTCTTCGAGGTTCTTGACGGCCAGCCACTTGTCCCGTTCCAGCCGGCCGAACGATCGGACGGCCGGGAGATGCACGGTGCGGCTCCCCTCATGGATCGGAGTGGAATCGCCGGATTCCGGCTTCCATGGGACCTCTTCGACGGTTTGGAGCGAATACCGGGTGTACGGGCCGTGCGCGGACAATTCCCCGGAATCGTCGTCAAGCTCTTCCGCCATCCAGTCATGGTTGTCCCAAATCCTCACCCGACGTTCCCCGGACACCGCCAACAGGTTCCCGCCCTTGTCCATCCATACGCCCGGCAGGTTCGGGATCGGCGCGGAACCGACCGGAATGCCGAGTCGGAGCCGTGTGCATGAGCCCAAACCCCCGTCCAGGAAACCTCCGCCCGAATCGAACAGGAACAGGCGCTTCCCGCCGCCGTCCCCGAAGACGACGCCGGACCCGGCATGTCCGAACCTCCACAGGCCGTTCTCCTCCGGCAGACTCTTCCGAATCTCCTTGATACGAGCCAGCAGAGACGATGCGGGTTCGGACATATCATCATCCCAACCATGATCGGCGATCCACGGCTTGCACCAGTCAAAACGAACGGCTTCATCATCCTTCGGATTGAAGTCGCAGCGTGCCCACGGGCCCCATTCGTGGAGCATCCTCACGGTGATGCCGAAACACGGCGCGCATTCCCATTCGCGGCCCTCTTCCTTCAGCCGGAAGATGTGCCCGTCGATCCCGTCGCCGCCTGTGATGAGCCAGAGCGTGCCGTTCGCGTCGCTCCAGCATCCCGCCGTGTCGGGCATGGCGGAGAACCCGGCCCTGGTCAGGTCTATCCCCTTCCATTCGGTTCGCTGGAACGGTGCGGCCTGTTCCAGCTGTCCCGCGGACAGGATCTCGCCGGTGTCCGCATCCCGTATCGCGAGCTCGCCGGATTCCATGCAGGCCACGACCGTTTTCTCGTTCGCATCCCGCCACAGTCCGGGCGCATCCGGTTTCTCGCGGCCGCTCATTCGTCCTCTCCCATCTGTTCGTCCAGCCATTTTTCGGCCTCGTTCAGGGTCGAGCATTGCCTGCGAATACTGTTCTCCACGCCGTTCGGCTGGCGGACGAGCAGTATCGCCGTATATCCGCCGACCATGCTCGCCACGACGCCGCCGCGCCGGGTGCGGGTGCGTCTGGGATGCTCCCACATGCGCGGCAGTCCGACTCGCGCCTCATGCTCGATCAACATCATGCGTCCCCCTCTTCCTTCGGATAGTCGGCTCCGTCACGGTCGAGATACTTGCAATGCAGTCGCGTGGATTCGCGTATGGGCAGGGAGTCCACCCAATGCTCGATTGTGGCCCTTTTCGCCCGGTTCAGCCATGCCTCGTACGCATCCGACGCCTCGCCCAACGTCAACCCGACCGCGTCGCGCAGCATGGCCGTGACCGCCATGCAGACCATGTCGTCGGTCAACGGGAGACCGCCCTCCACATGCTTGGGGCCGATATCCACCGATATGACGCCATCAGGCATCGAACCATCAGGCAGGAGCGCCGTCTTGAAGAATTCGCCGGGAATCCTGACTCCAACTGTCCCGTCCTGCAGGGTGACGGCCTTCCCGGTCAGCTCCGTGCCGTTCTCGTAATAGATGGTGGCAATAGGATTCTCGTCTGGTTCCGTCTCGTCTGTGACTTGCCTTTTTCCATCGTTCATCTTGTTTGTCCTTTCGATTCGATTGAGTTCAGATCGTACGATTGTTCGCCAATCAGTTCGCGCAGCTCATACATCTTGTTTTCGATATCATGCCGTCGGGCTTCCATTCGGCTGGCATCCTCTTTGCTGAAACGCGGTAGCCGAGAAAATGATTGGGTTAGTAGATTCTCCGTCTCGGCGAGCTGACGGCGGGCCACGCGCAGCAGGGTCCGGGATTCGACGAGACGGGAGGCGTTGATGGCCGGCACCGGTTCGTCCGGCTGGTCTTCCACAGGTCTGACCCTGACGAAGCCCGGTTGGGCGAACCGGTAGCCGGAATCGCCGAACACGTATTCCAGGCCACGGCCGCCGGCCCGGATGCCCAATACGCCGTCAAACGGTTCCAGCGGCCCCTCGAACGCCCCACGCCGTCCCCCGAATTCGACGCGCACCCGGACTCCTTCCAGCTCGTCCAGAAAACGACCCTGCCAGAACGGCTCCTCGGGACGCAGACGCACATGGTCGACTTCTTCCATGAGCCGCACGCCATCGCCCTTGTCCTTCCGTGTGAAGACGCATGTATCGTCTACCGTCAGATAATCCCCAAAACGGACGAACGGGCCGATATGCCGGCTGCCGTCCGAGGTCACGGCCGCGGCCTCCAACCCAATCAGATCGTCGAACAGGTAACGGTCCCACCATTCAGACATGATCCCGCCTTTCCTCCTCCCTGTGGCGCCATGCGTCGCAGGCGGCGCATCTGTCGTTTTCGCCCAAGGCCGCGTACGCGCCGCAATCCGTGCAGAATCCTCTGTGCATCAGCGAATCTCCTTGAGTTCGGCCTTCAACCTGCGGACGACGAGCAGGCCGTGCCCGCCGTCCCATTCCACCGGCCATTCCCCGTCGCGGCCGTCGCAAGGTTCGGCCGGTCCGACAATCCTCAATTCAGGCAATTGACTTCCTCCCCACGGCTGAAGCCGGTGGTCTTACGGCGCGATTCGATAAGTCCATCAGAAAAATCCTTCCAAAACGGATAGGCCGAGGAACAACAGCCACGAGACCAGCTCCGAGAACACGATCGTGAACGCGATGGCCGCATGCAATCGTCCCAACCTCAGGTCTTTCGATCTGAGCAGCGGCGCCAGAGGAATGAGTGCGAGAAGATTGGCTCCGACCCACATGATTCGAACATAGCCCATTGCTTAATCCCATTTCGGTTTGATGGTGGCGACGTGGCGGGCGACGAGGCCGGTCGGGTCGATGATGGCCGCGTCCAGGGCGGTCCGGTTGTCTTTCAGGTATTTCCCGTAACGGACGGCGAACCGTTCGAGTATCTTCGGATGGTCCGCGAACATGGTCAGATCCACGAAGAACCGTCCGTGCGGCAGCCGGCCGAGCGTACGCGCGGTGATCGCCCACAGTTCGCGTCCCGACCGTTCCAATGCGCCGGTCGCGTTGGCGACGACGGGGCGCAACGGGAGGAACCCCGGATGCCGGTCCGCCCGGTCGAGCAGGCCGAGCCGGTCGGGGAACCGCATGCTGGTCAGGTTCACGCCATAATCGACGGGCCTGTCGAGCCGGCTATGGTAGGCGAACAGGAATTGGGTGCCGAGCAGGCGGATGCCGGTCGCATCCAGGAGAACATCCCCCGTCAGGGCGTTCAGCGTGTTCGCGAGACGTTTCGCCGTGTTCTCGCCCGGCGTCGGCTCCGACGGGGTGATGAGGACCCGGTCCGGGGTCTCCGCGGTGAAGCAGGCGCATCCTTCGGCCATGTCTATGGGCTTCGATTCCGTTGCGAGTTCACTCGGCTTCCATTCGCCGCCGTCCGTGATGTTTCGCGCACAGGCGGCCAGGTCGGCGATCAGACTGTCCGTTTCGAGATACCGGTCGTAGATTCGTTTCCAGCATGCGCGGATATGATTCATGGTCTGCGGGTCGTCGCAGGTCAGACAGCCGATGCCGGTCGTGGCATCGTTGACCGCATCCGCCAGTTCGCGGCGCGCCGCAGCCAATCTGATACGAGCCTCCATGTTCTGTTCGCGCGTGAAATCATGACCGTTCAATCGGGATCTCCTCCTTGATGCATTCGGGACATTGTCCGTTCTTCCAGCCGACCGGATCGATCATGATGTTCGTGCAGGTCGTGCATTCGGGCAGCCGGTGCGCCGGACAGTAGTGCATGTCGCGTTCCAATTCGGGATGCTCGTCCTTGTATGGGATTTGCCAGCCTTCGTCCTTCGCGGCGGCCAGCAGATCGTCCTCGTCCGCATACCATTGGCTGTCGTCGAACCGTTGTTCGCAGTTGGGGTCGTCGCATTCGATCATGAACCAAGAGCGGCTGTTAAACGTTTCTTTGATTCTTGCCATCAGGCCGCCGCCTTCGATAGGGAATCACCTGCGGTTTCCTGCGTATTTTGGTTTGGTGTGATTCCTGCGGCGCGGCGGAGCATGTCGGCGATGTGCTTGGCTGGTTTCTGATAGAGGTGCGGGATTCTCCCGCATGGACCCCATATATATCTCAGGGTCCCGTAGTTGGGGAATGCGAGGTTTCCTACTAGCTTTCCTTGGTAGGCCATCGGAATGGTTGGGTGCCCGTTGCGGCCTTCGAATGGGTCTCCTTCACTCCATCCTTCTCCCAGTTCCTCGAGTAGCGAGTTTATGCGTTTGCGCATGGAAGCTGTGGTTTTCATCGCTCCTCCTCTTTTTATGTGGACTTCTTCAGTATAACAACCATATTGTATTTTACATGTTATACTGAATATGTCCACATAAAAGATTGAAAGAGAAACCAAAGGAAAATGCAACCCATACAAGACATCACAGACGCACGAAAGACCTACACCCTATACGAGTGCGAAAAATGCAGAAGCCTGCGACTCGAAAGATCCGGCAAGCCCATCACCAAGTGCGCCTACTGCGACAACCTCTCCCTAAAACAGAGGTTCCTCTCCGCGCTGATCTCCATCGTCCACGAAGCCACATATAAAATTCCAAACCCAAACAACACCGGAATCGTCCAAAACAAGGCAGACACAAAACTGCCCGGGAGTGTCGTCCAAGTCTTCGTGGATAACCCGAAAACCTACTATACGACGAAAATTCAGCTCGGAACCACGTCCATCGACTACTCCTATGATTGCACATCAGGGGACATTCGCATCGTTGCGAAAAATTGGGATCCATTCGACTTGGAAAATGCCGACCTCGGTACGGGATGGCATATCCGACTGCTGGTGCAGACATGGCGCAATGAGATTGCCAAGCGAATGGAACTGGCGGCGTGAACAACATCGACTGCATCGAAAAAGCACTGGAGCATTTTCCCCAGCAACGCATCATTTCCGCATGGATAGAAGGAGACTACGCGCATGGTTTAGCGGCGAAGGACAACAAGCCCTCGCTTTGCGTCATCACGATGCCGCAGCCTTGGGAGATACTGCTCGGCGAAGCTCGAACGACTCAGAACATGCGTGACCTCGATATCAGAATCCTCACACCTCTTTCTTATATCGACGGACTGATCGACGGCCATCGTAGCCTGTTGGAATCGTTGACGTTGCCGACCGAATGCTTTCTGCTGGACGCCGGCTTCATTCGCGCCATCGAGCCTTTCGCCCATCGGTTGACCACCAGCAATGTCGTCAAGACGGCTTTGGATGACGCTCGCGGGAACCTGTCCGTTTTGCGACACTGGCCGGGCATGAAGAGCGCGAAACGCAATAAATCCATGGCCGAGACCGCACGATTGCTGAACGGAGTACGTCATATCCAGTCAGGAACGGAAGCCTGGCCGTGTCTGCTGGATGCGGATGAGATCACGCTGCTCCGTCGCATCCGATTGCAGGGAACGAATCTTGCCGATCTGGAAAGAGACTATGCCCTTCTTGCAGATACCCGCAAAACGCCCCCTCTCCCCCCGTTGGAGCCTTATGTCCGCAGACAGGTCGAAGACGTGGTTCTCGGATTGAATCGTCGAATCGTCAACCGCGAGGCGGAATCATTTTCCGTCAAGAATCTGATACATGCCCTGCATGGTTTCGGAGACGGGATTACGGCTGATGCCTAATCGAAAAGACTGGCAGCCCGAGGACACGCAAGTGGAGACCGCGGCTATGGCGCTACGTGCCCAGCAAATACGCCTGTGGAATCTCGTCGGGGACAGTGCGACTGTCGGCCGCTGCTGGCAGCAGACTCCCGTCTGGCTGAGGTGCGAATACCGGCAGATGGCCTCCGCGATGTTGCGCGCCGTCCACTCTCATTCCCCTGATTCTATCCGGGACAAGCGCCCTCCGTCCGTACGGCAGTTGAGCGAGAAGGCTGCGGATGAAGAGGAGAAACGGATTAAGGAATCGTTGAAAGGTCAGGACAATTGATTGTCGAGCTGAATGATGATGCGTTGACCAAGCCAGCTGGATGCTCTCTTTGCGGAAGCACGATGGGCTTGGTGCCGAGCGTGTATGGTCCGGTTTGCATGGAATGCGTGTTGTCCGACAAACAGGTTGGCCCGAATCGTGCGAGCCTGCTTTTCACGTTGTTTGGCGACGGTCGCGGTCGGAAGGTTCCTGCCTAACATTGATTTGTCTGCTATACTGAATATGTCCACATAATCTTAGAGAACACAGGAACACCCAATGAGCTACTGGGACAAATACCGAAGCGACGATCCACGACGCATCCCGCCGCTGGAGGCGCCATTGCTCGACTACATCGTGCTCGACACCGAAACCACCGGCCTCAACCCGGAAGATGGCGCGAAACTCATCGAAATCGGTGCCGTGAAAGTCAAGAACGGACGAATCGTCGACACCTACAGCCAACTCATCAACCCGCAAATGATCGTCCCGCCACACATCACGCAATTGACGGGAATCACCACTTACGACGTAAGCGGCAAACCGACTGTCAAGCATGCGATGAAAGAGTTCGAACGGTGGCTGGGATTCAAAACGCCCTTCCTCGCACACAATGCGACGTTCGATTTGAAATTCCTCGACTGGGCCACGGCGGAAACCTGGCCGAATCGTCCCCTGTTCGACCACCCATTCCTGGATACCTTGGAAATGAGCCGTGACATCCATCCGGAAATTCGCCATCACAAGGTCGCGGATCTGATCAAACGCTATCACGTGGCAGACGTGGAACAGCATCGAGCTCTTTCCGACGCAATGCAAGAGCAAGCCTTGTACCAGATTATGTGCAAGGAGTATTTCCTCGGAGCCTAATCCCGGGCATACTGGATTCTATTCTTTCCTGATATTTTGCTTGTTAAACTGAATATATCCACATAACACCAGAGCAGAAAGGCATGACCTTGAAGTGTGCGAAAAACTAACAGTACACGTGCGACTCATCCCCTACGGTAACCTGCGAGACGCGGCAAAGCTCCACCATTACGAGCTACGTCGCAGAAACATGGTCAGGGATGCCGGTAAGGAGCCAAATCCATTCGTCTTGGAACGCTGGATGGTCAATTATGCCCGGCATGCGTTGACCGATTACGACCAGCAGCGCCATGACTTGGATCAGGAGAGGTATGCCGAGCTTCGGACGGCGACATTGAACGCCATAGCCGACACGTATCCGCCGTTGAGACATGAATGCGAACGTCAGAAAAGAATCCAGAATCCAGAAAAGGAGCCCGAGTGAGTAAGGAAAACAGCGCCGGCGAAACCATCGGGGCGACTACGACGATCATTCTGGAACCGGCTCGAATCAGTGGCAGTACCGTCGAACCGTCGCGGCGCGAAATAGCGAGAAAGCGTCGGAAGGAACGACGTTTGAGCTGGGCGCTCGTGCTGGGAATGCTGGTTTTCGCGGTGTTCTGGTTGTTGGGGATGCAGTTGGTTTCCTGGCTTGCGGTTGGGGTGCCTTTGATGTGGAGGCTCGTACTGGCGGTGTCTTCGCTTGTTTTTGCGGCCGCGTCCATGGTCCCCTCTTTGGTATATGCGTTTCGTCGAGAAAGGAAGAATTAGTTGGGTGTCGGGTTGGCTGATGTGGCCGCTGAATATGTCCGATTGCACCGGGTCGAGCGGCAGTCTTTGCAGATTCGCAGTGTTAATCGCGTCGAGTTGACGGTGATACAGAATTTGTGGGCGGATAGGGTCGGGAAAGATCGATTGGATATCCGTTCCGCTCCGGAGGTGGTGATGCGTGCGATCGAGCGGTCGAAGAGTGGTCACGAGCTTTTCGGTCGGGTTCGTGAGACTCCCGTATTGGTTGTGTACGAACTGAAGACACTTACCTGACATACTGAATATATTCACATGTGGTAAGATTGTTCCATGACATCGCAAACTGAACCTCTCAAGATAGACGGACCTACCTTGATGCTACGAATAGGCCACGCCCCACGAGGGCGAATCTCCTATTTTAGCCCGCAAACCACCATCGAAGAATTCCTCCGTCATGCCGCCGAGCACGAGGGAAGACTGCTGTTCGTCGGCAACTTTAAATCATTGCGAAACAAAATAGGCTTTAATTATTTGCTGCTCTGGTCACCCCAAAGCGCAATCAAACTCGTTGGAACGGTGACCAATTTCGGAGAGGCATACAATCCAAAAACCTGGAATCCGAAATCCCACTATCAGGCACCATTCCCATGGGGAAGAACGCCTGCCAACTACTGGTTGGCGTTGGACAATGTGCAGCAATTGGGAGATTTCGATCCGGACAAGTTCGAGAGATTGGGCTACAACGCCAAAAAGATATCGCTGGCGGATGAGATGGAAACAAATGCGGCCACGTTCATAATCCGCCCTATTTAACCTCTGTCGTGGCTGTTATACTGAAAACATCTACATAAAAGGAAGAGCTTATGGCAACACTATACGATCGACGAGCGCTCTTCGTGCGCTACAAGAAACAGTCATCCTATCCAGGACGGCAATCGGTCAAACTCGCCGACGGAATCACCTGCCGGTATAACTGGGATCTGGATAAAACCATTCTGGATTACATAGAGGAGCATGCCGAGAAATCCGACGGGAAAGTGCTGTTCCCTCTCAAGTTCAACGTGTCCGATTTGACCGTCAACACATGTAAAAAAGCGTTCTTATGGATGACGGATGACACTTACATTGAGGCCGACATTCATGATTCAGGCGCATACTACGCTTACGGCATGAATGACTATGACGGGTTCACAGCGCCGCCAAGCCTCACCATCCCCGAAGCGCGGTGCTGGGTGAAACTCGAGCACGTATCGAAAATAAAAACCAAGTTCCCCATCGACGATTACAGCATCCAAGCATATAAGGGCGGAGGCGTCGTCAAAGAAACCCCTCTGCGCGAAATCCTGAAAACCACTCACATGAATTGCATGTACATCACCCGAAACGAGGGTTAATCATGTCGAAAATCATATCCAGCATCCCAAGCATCCGATACACGGCAGACGTGGCATATCAGTTGGAACCAAACATCACCGTCCAAGGGACACTGAAATATGCGGGGGGACGTCGCGAGCTGACCGCAAGGACCCTGTTCGTCCACTTGGACCGTGACGACAAGGGCAAGATGACGGTGACCAACGTCGCGGTCAGCGCCAGTCGTAAATCCAACGGCAACTCGGCCTTCTACCGTACCGATGACTTCGACATGACACCGGAACTGCAGCGGGCCGTCGATCACGTGCGTGAACTAGTCAACCAGGACTGCGTCGGCGTGGACGACTAACCGGCAACCTTTCCTAATCTCCCGACCATTGCGGTCGGGATATTTTTTTTGGATATCGCCACCAACCGAAAAACGGGTATTTTCAATAGAATATCGGTTAATAACAACATCAAAATCTATCGTGGAATATATGCCACGAGGAAACTTCTACCGTCCAGAAAGCTTTATAAGCCCGGCCAGCGAATACGGGCTGCTCCGTTCTGCCACGCCGGATCGCACCGTATGGCTGTACGCGCGCATCCCCTGGAGCACTGCATTGCTGGATGGAGCCAACGACCGGAAACGCAACGATGCCGCGCAACAGCTGATGGCGTTCTTCGACGGCCTCGCCAATCAGGTCACGGTTGCCGGTATGCGCTACCGTTACATGCTTCAAAGCGAATATCGCGAATTCCATCTACTCACCGGATCCATGCCCGTCCGATACAGTCCGCCGGCCAGCATGAGGGACACCGACCTCGGACGATACCAGGCGCAGTACTACCGTAGCCAGAAGGTATGCAAGCAGTTCGCGGTCATCGGCGTTCCTTTGAAACTGGTCGGGGATCATAGCAACAATCGCAAGCCCGGCATGCTGCAACGCGCCCTGACATGGTACGACCGCATGTGCTATTCGGTGGCAAACGGATGCCCAATGTTCGAAGAGTATCTGCCAGACGCGCATAATATCGAACGAATCATGCTCAACGCCGGGCTGGAACCATTCACCATCATGGATGAGCAGGAACGCGAACAGCTGGTCGCCATGATGGAATCATGGTGGGTGGGGCGCGCCAACTCGTCGGCCCTGCCTATCCTGGCGGAGAACGCACACGTGCATTTCTTCCCGGATAACGCGACCTGCGCCCACGCCAAAAACCTGTACGACAATGGCGTGGACTGCACCGAGTGGAATATCGACGAAGAATACCCGGCCAGCATCTGCTTCGCACGCACGGCGGATTTCAACCAAAGCAGCATCACGGATCCAAACAACCTGTGGATTGCTAGACTCATGGAAGTCGGACGAGCCGGCGGAGCCAATGCGGTCGCCACAAGCATCCGAGGCAAAGTCGAACCGGCGAAAGTCACCGCCGACCAGATTCGACGCAACAGCCGCACCATCGACGAAAGCATTAAGGAACGGTACGAGAAAGGCCATGAAGCCCCCGGTGATATGACCGAAATCAAGGAGCGTTTGGATTATAAGAAGGCAATCTACAATACTCCGGACATGCCGCCCAGCATCATTGATCTGAGCGTCGCCACCTGCGTGGCGGGCAACGAGCAGATGGCCATCGACGCTTTGGGGTGTATCCCCAACATCGAGTTCGTCAATCTGACGACGGCTAGCGAACAGTTGATGGCGTTCAAAAGCATGCAGGCCTGTTCGAACGTACGCATGACCCCCTATGAGATCCACTGGGCCGCAACATGCGTCGCGGGAGGAGGCGTGAGCAGTTTCGCCAAAGCAGGCGACAGGGACGGAGCTCTTGTCGGATTGTCCGAAGCCAACAGGCAACCGGTGTATATCGGGACAACAACCGTGCAGGACAAGGACAGGCGTCCAATTTTGGCTATTATCGGAGATACAGGAAGCGGGAAGGCCGTTCACATTTCCTCCACAATTCCGGTTCCCCCTCAGGCTAGCTTCCCCCATGGAAAAATGGCTAAGATCAGCGATTTGCATGAGGGAGACCTCGTCTACGGGCGGGACGGAAAACCTTATCCACTCCTCAAGCTTCATCCGATTCACACGGAAGATCTTTACGAAGTCACCCTCAGTGACGGTCAAACGATAAAAGCCAGCGGGAACCACCAGTGGATCGTCTCCGATTTCAAAGATCGAAACAAATTCAGAAAACCAAAACATTTGAAATCCCAACAGCGTAAGAACATGCTGTCGGAGACATACGATGAGCTATGTCGGATGTCTGATGCGCTACCGGCCCAATCAACCATGAGCGTGAACGAGCTTGCAGAGTTTGTCCATCCAGTAACGAGTCGTTGGTGGAGCGGAGAGAGCAATGCCAGGACCATTGCCGCAGCGCTGCGATTTATGGGAGTTGAATCTCATCAAGAACAGCGAGACCGCGCGATAGCGGATACAAAAAAACCTTTTAAGACTCGGCAGAACTGTAGGCGCTATAACATGCAGGAAGCTCTTCGGGCTTTGATTGCACATTATGATGACGTGGCGCAGCATGCGAAAAGATGGAACGATCTCGCCAGGGAGCGTGCGGATGTCCTAAGAAAGCATTTGGAAGATAACTATCCGAAGGGCATCAGCATCACTGACATACAGAAGATGCTCGAGAATCGTTCACCAAGCCGTTCCTCTATCGAATCTGTCATAAAAACGCTCAATCCAATCAGTGAGTGGGATACGGAAGAACGAATTCACTCCGACAGAATGCGTCATGATTCGGTATCTGTATACAACGTTCGAGAAGCATGCAGAGCCATAGGGCAACGCATGATGCTTCGTTATGAGGGGGCCTTCAACGAGACCAATTCCCTTGGATATTGTGAACAGGTTGTGACTACGCGAGACATGCTTGCGTCTGGTCTAAAGGATTCAGGCAATCGTGCGCAATGGGCAATCCGAGCCGCGATGCCTGTTACCAACCCGCAAGCCGACCTGCCACTTGACCCATGGGTTTTAGGGGCTTGGTTAGCCGACGGTAGTATCGGCACTGGAATCATCGCTTCAGATAACAGGAATGGTGATTTGCAGCATGTGAAGTCCTGTCTCACCTCTGCGGGATTTTCTCTAGGAAGCATCAATACGCCGATGGTCGTGAATGTGAAGGGGCTTGTCTCCATTCTTCGCGATATGGGGATACTCCGCGAAAAACGCATTCCTGAGATCTACTTCTCGGCGAGCATCGAGCAAAGACTCTCCCTCGTGCAGGGGTTGCTGGATCAGGATGGGACCATCTCCTCAAATGGGAATATAGAGTTCACCCAGTCCGCCGATCATCTGCCGATTGTCCGAGGAATGGTGCGCCTGCTAAGATCTCTGGGAATCGTCGTTCACGAACCCCATCTCAACAAAGCAGGATACACGGCTGATGGTGTGCGTCACGAGGCTCAGGATCGTTATCGCATCACCTTCACGACGGATCTGCCGGTATTCTCTTTGCAACGCAAAGCGGCTTTAATCCCTACGACGTTGAGACAAACCCAGCAATGGCTATACGTCAAAGACATCAGGAAGATATCCAACGCGCCTCATCGTTGTCTGACCGTTGGAAGCCCTGACCATTCGTTCCTCATCGCTGATTACGTGCCGACCCATAATACGATGGCGGCGTTCAGCCTGTTTCTGCAATGGTCGAAGATTGACGCGCGTGACGGTAAAGGCAAGACCCCGTGCATTTACATTAATCCGAAGGCCGGTAATGATTTGGAGGATGCGACCCGTTCGCAGGGTGGTACGGTCATCCGGTTGGATTCCGATGTGGCTAACGGCACGTTCGACCCGTTCAACGTGATTCCGAATGTGGAGGAGGCCAAGGAAATCGCCGTCCTGATGATGACGAACATTCTTGGCGGTGACACAAAGATGGAATCCGCCATGACAGCCATGCTGGATTACGGCGTCAAACACGGGGCGCGTTGCGTAGGCCGGGCTCTGCTTGTCGCCGCCCAAGCTGTTGCGAAGACCATCAAAGCGGGGAACACGGCGGAGTCCATTGGGTTGCCTTCCAACACCCTCGAGGTGTTTTCGACAATCAGCATGAACCTGAAGGCGAACCAGGGACTACGTCTTATCTTCGGCACCGATAATGACACCAAGCCGTTGACGATCAGCCAAAACCTGACCCTCATCAATGCCGGAGACCGTTCACTCATCCCCGAAGGCCAAGATGATTCCATGACCGCTCGCATCCGCCAGTGGACGTTGCGAATGGTCGTCATGGGAGCCGGCACCGCCGTTCGAGGCCGCGATGGCATGGTAGGTGTCGATGAGGCATGGGTGTTCATGGGCAAGGACAAGGGAGCTTCCCGAACCTTCGAACAATGGGTGCGTATGGCCCGTTCGCAACGATTCACGCCTGTCATCATCAGTCAGAAAGTGCAGGAGTTCATCGATGCCGACTTGACCGGCGGCATCAGCCGCGCCCTCCTTCTGGCGTTGGACAACCCGGAGGAAGCCAATGGCACGGTCAGTCCGGCCAAATCAGCGGAACGACTCCTAGGCATCGAAGACCCCAATGGTCGGATCTTGCAGCGCATGGGAGCCGATGATACTTTGGACAACGGTCAGCCGAACCCGAACAGTCTGAAGCGTCTGGTAAGCGCGTCGACGGGGAAGACCGTTCGCGGAGCCGTCGCCTATTTCAAGGACGGGTCCAAGCAGCCTATTCCAGTGGAAATCGTGATTCCTCCGGCATTGTTGAAGGAAATCAGCACCACCGCCACGGACAAGATCGCACGAGAACAACGAAAGAACAAGGAGCAGTGACCCCTTATGGGATACAAAGACATATTCGATGACTCATTTTCCACACCGGCTTCCGACAAGTCGGAGAAATCATCTGCCGTTACCCCTTTGACCCCGGAGCCGGAGGAACAGCAGCAGTTGAAACCATTGCTGTTCCCTGGTTTCGGTAGCGGACGTCCTCTCCTATTGGAACGCCCCAGCAGATACATCCAACGTCTCAGCGATACCGCATCCAAAGTGTATGCGGTACCTGACGGAGACCCATACGGAGGAGTGGAAAACCGTATCCTGTACTCCCCCGTGATCAGCCTCCCCGTATTCCTGCTTCACGAGAATGAGCTATTCGCGAATCATGACGTGCTCAAGTATCCGTTGCTGAATCCTCCACTGAATCACGCCTGGGATGGAAGCGACATAAGCGTGTATATGCTCACCATCATCGCCGCATATACTTCAGCGGGCATCCTGCATGAGGATGTAGACGGTGATGTGCTTGCATATGATGTCGAATATCCCCTCTCCGTAGCAGACGAGCTCTGGGATGCGGCATCCGATTGGGCTTCCGAAGCGGCTCCGCTGTTGAAGGATCTGAACACCGCACGGCTTTTGGGATTCGCGTTGAAGAATCCCAATGAGGAAACCAACGCTTTGAGGGCCTTGTTTGAATCATGGGATGAGAATCGTTCTTCAGGTGAGATCATCGAAGCAGGGAAACATGCCGCGAATCTTCTCCAAGACGATTACAACGTGTTCGTCGACGTGGAATTCCGACCATTCCAAGAACGGTAAATTTTTACCGACTTTTGCCTTCCGTAAGGGGGTCATCCTTTGAAAACCAGTACAAAACTCATGGCTGCGGGAGCCGCATTGCTGGTGGGGTTGAACGGTCTTATCGTCATGAACGTGGTGAGTGCCATTTCCGGCAGTGTCGCGGCCCTTACCAGCAACGTCGGAAAGTCATTATCAGCCGCAGAATATGATTGCGGCACCTCATCAGATGATGATTCGACAACCGGGACCACATCGATAGCCCCCAACAAGGTCGCGGTGGCCATAGCCGAGGCATTCGCCAAAGCCGGGTATTCGAAAGCCAGCACAGCAGGCGTTCTTGGTGTGATCCAGTTCGAATCTGGGATGAATCCGGAACAGGAGCAGGTAGGCGAGACCAATCCCGAATTGCGTGGCTTCGGTCTGAATCAGTGGACACCGCGCAGCAAAATCCAGGCATGGATGGATCAGCATAACGTGTCTGGCAAAGACTCTGATGCCGACGTGCAGATAAAAATGCTGGTTGACACGTCCAAATCCGATTGGAACAACTTCTATCTGGATAACATCGAGGCCGAAGGGTACAACGTCACCGACCATGACCTGCACAAATGGTGGCTGCATGCGGATAATCCGGAGGACGCCTCAATCGCATGGCTTGCCGGGTATGCGCGCCCAGCGTGGAACGCTCGGCATGAAGAGGAACGTAAGAAGTATGCGCGCTCCTACTATGATTCACCGGAGATTAGTACGATTGATTTCACTGGGAAGGCAAGCGACGATTCCAGTGGTTCCGACAATGTCGTTCAAGCTTCCTGCTCATCCGACGACGATGGTGATGGAGGCAGTGCCGTCGTTGGCTCCGTGGGCGGGGCTCCTATAGGCAAAACCCGTAATTTTGGCTGGCTGTGCGATACTGACGCAAAAGTGTGTCACGACGGGGACTACGGGCCATTCACTTCCTTTGCCAACGGCGGACATTACCAGTGCTACTGGTATGCACTTGTCAGACTATGGGTGATTCACCACCATGACGTGGCAAACTGGAACACCCCCGTGGGTGGTGACGTCCATGTGCATCTCGCCTCCGACCCTGCATACACAGTCGATTCCAGTCCACACCCGGGGGATGGCGTCAGTCAGTACGGCGGTGCTTTGGGAGGTGATATGAGCTCCGGGCATATCGCCGTGGTCGAAGAAGTCAAGCAGGACGCAAACGGATGGAAGATCCGAATCAGCGAGGGAAACTACGGCACGGACGGAAGCGGCCCATGGGAGGGGTACAACAGTCGCTGGCTCACGCAAAAGCAGTTCGATGGTGCCGGCAACGTGTTCTTCCGGAAGAAAAGCTGGAAGAACTAGCCGCAGTATCCCGGATTCTGGCAGCCTTCCCCAACCGATGCCATGGGAATGCTATCCCAAAGATGCCAGTCAACCTTGCCATCCAAGTCCGACTGCGTGACAGGTCCCTTAAGGATGGGCGTCATGCTGGAATGGGCGAGGCCCATCTCGGGGTCGCCTTTCACTGGGATGGCTATTCTGGTCCCCTCGCTCAAATCGTCGGCCATGTTATTGTCCCAGCGTGTCAGCCAAGGATTAATCCACCAAGGGTTGTCGCCGTTGATGTTCATGCCGCTGATTTTCCCGTTTGCGATGGTGAGTTCATCGTTGATGTCGTAGTCTCTCCAAGCTGGAGTCAATGCCCAGATGCTCCCATTGTTGAAGGAATCACCGTCCTGCAAAAGTATGGATTCGACCTTTCCTGTGACCGTGACCGTTCGGTCTTCGTTGACTGTCACGTGAGGTCCGTCCGTCCACCGGCTGCCGGTAGCCAACGCCTCGCTGTTCCACCATGCTTTCATTGTCGGATACGCTTTACATGCGTTTTCATATTCCTCTTCGCATGGATAGCTGACGGCATCAGGCCCATCGTTCTTATCCGCGGGGATAGCGCTCAGAGCGGGTAGAGGATTGCTTCCGATGTCCGGTGTCCGCAACTGGTCGATTACCTGTTGAGCATCATGTTGGCTGAGTGAGTCCAAATTGATTGTGGGGTCACTCCCCCAGTTGCGGGCTGCCTGTTCGAATTTGATGGCGAGATCCGTGTACTGTTGTTTCTCCTCATCGGTCAGCTGATTTGCGGCAGCCTCAGCGGCTTTCTTGCGTTCCTCCGACTGCTGTTTTTTCAACTGTTGGGCTTGCGCCTGCTGGTGTTCCGCGGCAGTGACTTTTTTACGCCACGTACTCCAAGCCAGGATGCCAGCGACGAGAACCGCCACTGTAATAACACTGGCGAGTATTTTCATAGGCCTGCTGATTGTTCCGTGCATCCTCGACTCCTAATCCAAAAAACGTGTGGTTCCAGCGTATCCTTCCTAGGAAAGCTAATGCCTCCGATTATCCGAATCGGAGGCATTCTGTCCACTGAGAGAAAGGTTTTTCGGGCGAAGTATCAATCAACCTTCGAGTTCTTGTTTTCCTTGATTTCCTCAAGCTTGACGTACACGTTCAAACCCAGGTTGTACAAGGCCGGCAATGCGAAGATAAGAACACATAGGATGCCAGCCCACCGATACTCCAAGCCCCAGGCCGTGAAGAAGAACGCAGGAATCGGGATGAGAACAATCAGTTCGATAATCATTTGGACGATCAACGGGAGCGCAGATTCCAACATCCTCTCGCTGACGAAGAACCAGATAACGGCTTGTACTGCGAAGGCCGCAAACAGGATGATGAGCATGACCCCAACGGTCACCAGATCAGCGATCCCAGTGGAAGTCGCATAGTTGAACACGTTCACGAATATGCCGCCCATGTCGCTGCTGAAGAACATTCCCATCAACAGGACTATCACCAATCCCAGAACGAGAAGAAAAAGTCCAATCATTGCCAGCAAGGTAAGCATTGCGACCACCTCCAATCCATGCTCAGCGTTCTGTTATATGCAGTTGCATTGCTTCGTTTGCCTGACCTTATTCTGTGACAGGATTCACCGACAAGCAAATCAACACCAGCAGTGGCCGCATTGTCCTATCTGGATGGTTTGCGCCGCCAATAGTCGTGCACCGGATGCCCATCGCGATCATGGGAGACGACATGCACCATGCCGTTGTCGGGCAGGATGAAGCGTTGCGGGCTTGGCATGTCACTGTTCGCGACACGAATCTTGTCCAACAGCTTGGCCTGCAGTTCCGGGGCCAGATCCATATACGCAGTATGCGCATTCAACCGGACCAAGTCGCTGATGCGGATAGCCTCGTCTCGTGCAGTGTCGGGATCGAATCCACAATAATCAGCCAACCTCGCATAATGGTCCGGCGTCACTTCACTGGCATGCTCCGCTCCTGAGAATGGCATCGCGAGCTTGTCCGTCAACCCCGGCCACACAGTCGTGGTCATCACATCATATGCGGGACTCAACTTCCAGGATTCACCGTCAGGCGAAGTGGGCATGACTGAATAGTTACGGGCATGCGCATCGCAGTTATCGACAGCCACGTTGAAGGCCAATCGTCGCAGCCACTCCTCCCCCAGTCTGCCGGACGGATCCATCTTCCGTAGGGTGGTCAGCGTATCGACGGCACTCACCTTGTACTTCTCGGATGATGGTAGGCCCAATGCCTGCACCATATCCTCCATCGGCAGACGAACCGGCATACCATTCTCGATACGACGATCGAACCGTTCCACAATATAAGTCTGCTGGCCGTTGAATTCCTGGATATCCGACTCCGGGGTTTCAATCCCAACCATTTTAGAGAGCAGCATAGTCGCATACTCAACATCATCGGAATCGTGGAAACTCGACGGCTTCAGAATGTGCGTGGAAGGTATGACACCGTTAGGCCATACCCAGCCATCATCGAAGCGCGAGAGCGTGAACTTGCCTTGAGCTCCAGCAAGAGAGAATCGCGCATCCTTGTCTTTGAAGAACCATGAGTCCGGAGAATGTCTGACTGCCGTTATTCTTGCCGCTATGTCCGAATCCGTCGCCTCCACTACAGAAGTGGAGGATAGCGACGGTTGTTCGTCGCTACGGGAGAATACTAGGGCGCCAGCGGAGTCCACATTGTCGAGCAAATCAAATGGTTCCTGGGATTTCGCTCCAATGGACTGCATCATGGCATATTTTGCCGCACCGGATTCAGGAAGCAGGTTGAGCAGGAAATTATCCGGAGCGTGCTTTCTCCAGCTGCCGTCTTTCGGCAGGCTGAAGCTGATTCGCGGCGCATCCGGATCATATTCAAAGCCGACGCCATTCTTGAGCGCCGCGAATACGCCAACATGCCGGCCGTTCATCCAGACATTAAGTCTGTCGCCCCTCTTCAAGCTGTCACGCATTCCGCCGGCAAAGCTGTCGCATGAATATTTAAGGCTTTCATTACTCGCCTGGTGTCTGGATATGGGGCCATGCCATCATCGATAAGCTTCTGCACGACGGTTTCGTTCACGCCGGCATCATGGGCGACTTCAGAGATGGAACGGTTTGCCATGAACTCGTGCATAACTTCTCGCATACGCATAGGAGACTCGATGAATCGATCATATCGATGATGATTTACCAGAGCTCCCTTGACGAGTTTTCTATACTCGTCACCGATATGCCATTTTTCGTATATGGGTTTCTCATCCATGGTGCTCCCCTAATGCTCTTATTACTCTCCGGCGTGCATCGCCGAATATCCAAGTGATGTGACTTCCCTTAGATAATCGGACAGGTTTTGATTTCGACTTTTAGCTTCTTGGGCCATCGCGGTCTTCCAAGATGCGGGGACTTTGAAGTTGATGATGGCGGTGGCTTCATCGTATCCTCCGAGTCGAGGTCTTCCAGGTCGAATGTCTGTGGCTTCTAGTTTTTCTGCTGTTCCCATGACTATATCGTAACATATTTTCGTAATACGATTATCCGATACGCACGGCGACAACTCCCGGAGCGTAATTATCTGCTTCGATACCCATCCGACGAAACTCATGCTCGACGGACATCGCGTTAACCCCATCAGGCAACTCAAGCACCGCTTCACGAACCGTGTACTCGTATTCGGGCCCATAGAACCTGCCGAGCACATTCGTACGCTCGCTTTTCTTGACCGCATCGAACTTCGCCGCGACAGCGGCAAGCTCGTCCGGGGTCGCCGCACGCTTAAGCTCCTTGCGCACGAAATCCGTGTCACGCGGCAAACATCCGAAATTCTGGGCTGCCTCGAACCAGCCGGCATTCATCTTGCGTTCCGAGTCCTCCCCCGCGAACGGATCATACGGCACCGGCGTCGGTTCCGGATTGGTCTTGTCCAACTGGCGCCTGAACACGTCCTTCTTGCACCATTGGTCGCCTATCCGCACATAGGTGGATGGCAGTCCCTCAACGTAGGCGATTTCATCCACGAGGTACATGCCACGAACCATTTCGAACGATTTGACGCTTCCGCTGCGCCGATGGTCGGGATACTGCTCCTCCTTGTCAATCAGCCAGACGCCGCCGATTTTCTTGGCGCTTTTCAGGGAACCTCGTTGAGCGAGTTTTCTCACGCTGACGGGCTGCTTGTGGTGGAGGGCGGCGTATTCGTTGACCGTGATGTACTGGCTCATCTTTCCTCTGCCTTTCAATCCTTGATGGCCGGAATATCGGCCACATCATGCTCCTGCAGCCAAGCCACGCATTCCTCGGCCCGTTCGCGGCTCACATAGTCGTATACGTATCCGGAGCCACCCTCGTTGTACATATCGTTGTCGCGCTTCCAAAGCTTGCGGGCCTCGGCTTCGGTCAGCGGTTTCTCGTTTTGGTGGTTATATCGGCTGATGACATCGATATGGCGTTTGATGTTGTTGTCGAGAATGCTTTGGGCTTTCACTGCGACGGCCTCACGTACCTTGCCTGCCAGTGCAATCGCCTCGTCGCGTTCGATGTGATAGTAGGTGGTGGTGGGGTGGCTTGCGGAAATTCGACGTTCCTTGTGCACTTCGATCCAGTCGCGAATGACCTTGTGCATTTGCAACTCGTAATCATCATGTCCCAGCCCCAGTGGTTCGCCAGCCTGGAGTGCGTCAAGCTGCCAGCATTCCACGCTTAGTTCTTCGGCCAGCGATTCCCCGTGGTCCAAGCTCAGGATAATCACGTATTCCGGATCCCAGTCGAATGCCTCGCCTGTGCAGATGGAGTCGGCGCGCCTGATCCCATAGCTGAACGGCATTCGCTGGTCATACCACGCGACCAGGTCACCCACGTTGAGGTCGGGCAGGTTGACCGGGTATTCCTTCTGCAGATTGAGGATATGTTCGCGGTGTTTGCGTTCCTCGTTTGTTTTCCGCTTCCGTTCTCGACGTACGAGTTCGGCTACCAAGGCGTCCTTGTTGGCGCGAATCTCTTCTTCGGCACCTGGCTTGCCTTTGTATTTCCATGCTTGGAGTCCTATACGGCCGTCGCAGGCTTTGTACAGTTCGATCCGGTATTCCCTGATCATCTCGTCGAGGGTTTTCATGATGGCTTCCTTTCGCTAATATACCTATATTATATCTTTTGCGATACATTAGCGAATCAGTGTGTCAACCCAACAAAACCCGAGACACAGCATCCTCACCAGACAACCCGGAATCCAACAACCCAGCCAAACGAGAAGCGACACGATCAGCCTCAACACCAATAAACATGCCGCCCATCCAATCGGACATCAGCCTCCGAACATGCTCGCAGTCGGCGGAATGCGCGTGACACGCAGCCCCCTTGCCCTCGTCCACCACCTCGGCCTCAAGCGGCATATCCCCGGCCTCGTTCTGCTTGACCGGTCGAATCGGAGCATCGGTGCGAGGATAATACTTGATCCCATGCCTGAACGGTTCGGCCTTCAACTGCGGGGCGGCCTCCACCACGTTCGACAGCGCCTGCTTGAACCTGCGTCGGAAATCCTTCAACGGCAGGCCGGTGCCCTCGAACTGGTCATACAGTTGACGCCATGAAACGTAGGCGACGTGGTCGAGCCGGTATGTGCGGTATGTCAACCATATATAGACGTCCAGCGCCCTTGCTGATTTTCCCAGACGCGAGATGATATCCATGCTGAGCGGGACGCTCGGCTTCGCCAGTTCGGCCCACATCTCGTCGGTGAACTGGATTGATGCAATGATGTCCTGTTCCGGCCTGAACTGTGTACGGCCTTTTCTGGCGACGGTGAACGGCGTGCATTCGCCCTTGTTCTCGCGATTCTCGTCGGTGTTCATGATGGAGATCGATGTTCGCGCCAGGTTCATCAGCGTGTCCTCCGTCTCTTTCTGACAGCCGGAGTGGTTGGATATTCCGGTGTTGTCGCAGAATTCCTGGAAGCTGCCACGAAAGACAACAGTGTGGGTGTCCTGATCCACGTCGGGATTGTTCTTCATGCGAATCATGGACTGCACGTAGAGGAAGATTAGTCGCGGGGTTTTCCCGTAGACCCATTCTTCGGGTCGGCTGGGGGTTATGCGCACGGTTTCTCGCCCGTTTGTTCTCTCTATGTAGGATGCGCTTGGTTTTGACACGGGGAAGAGGGAGAGTTTCGCCATGAGAGGTGGTGCGCCCGTGTTCATTTTCGTTGTGGCGATGGCGTTATTATTGGTCATGTGGTCGCTCCGTTTCAGCGATTGCCAGATACCCGGCCGGTACGAACGGTGCGGGTATCTTTTTTCTTTTCGTCGTTATTTTACCGCGTTTTTCTTAGAATTCTGACACCTTTCTTAGAATTCTGACACCAAATTTAGAATTTGGACACCAGTTTTAGAATTCTGACACCTTTCTTAGAATTCTGACACCATCTCTGCGAATGCCATCGGACCATACCTCGATTGCCTGCGATCAGAGCGGTCACAGCCTTAGAATTTTGACACCCTCGCTTAGAATTTTGACACCGACTCTTAGAATTTTGACACCCTCGCTTAGAATTCTGACACCGACAGGGCCTCTCAGCCCTTATGGCAGTAGGGCTAAGCGGCACCCCCAAGTGATATTACAAGTGATATTACAAGTGATATTACAAGTGATATTACCGTTTTGCTGTGAGGGTGCCCCCGCCTTTAGGCGTGGGGAGGAATCACCGTCAGGATGGGAGGAATCCCCCGGTTTAAACCGTGGGGAGGACGTCAAACGCTCTCCTGCACCTGTTTCAACCTCGGAACAGAAGAATCCAGTCGGTTCGCTTGCCAGCGAACCTCAGAGCAAACAAAAAGACTGAACCTCGGACGAACAGGATTGCCGTACTCGTTTTTTCCAATATCGGTTAATTTCAATAAATCTTCGGTTAATAACAAAACTCGAAGATAGATTGAAAATCATGGCAAGCAGAAACAGCAGGAGCAGAACACAGACCCGTCCTATATCGAGTGGCGTCTGGTTTTCGCTGTTTCTTGTCTTTGGAATTATCCTCTGGTTCTTTTGGCGCCTGCCCTTGGTCCCGTTCCTTTGGCTTGGCATGCTCGCCGGAGGAATCACACAACAGTATCCGGTCAACGCTTCCGGCAGTCGCAAGGATCCCCCATCCGACAAACAGATGATGGTCTACCACCGTTGGAAGGACATGCTTGCCGGTCTCATGCCGAATGCGGATTGGCTGGAGATTCGACGTGTTTCCTGGTGGATGGGCTGGATGGCCGGCATGCTATTGGGATTAAACGGTGCCGTCTGGATTGCCCTGGTGGATGGCCTGTTCGGTTTCATGCTCGCCCAAGGCTGGTCGCATTACAGGAATCGGCGCGTTGACCGTAGGCATGTCTACAAGGGCGTCAGTATTCCGGCGTTCCTGACCAAATCGCCCGTCTGGGCGCGGCTTTTGTCCGTCTCCATGCCATTGCTGGTTTTCGCCGGGGTCCTGGTTTTCGTGTTGGCGGGATACATGAGCTGGCTGAGCGCTGTGACGCTTCCGGGGTTCGTGTTCCTGCTACTCGTCTGGCTGTTGGGGCGCAAACCGCAGTCCCGATACTGGCGTGAGCTGGTCGAAGGGCAACAGCTGCTTGACGGCTGGCTTGCCGGGGACGATTTGCAGAAGGCATGGTCGGGAGCCTATCTGACGCAGGTCAACAAAATCGGTTCTTCGGATAATCCTCTGATCGTCTACCGGATTCGTCTGCAGGGATCGGACGGCAAGCCTCGCTCGAACGAAGGAGTTTTCAAGCTCGGCGTGGAAGCGTTGCGGGCGCCGGCATTGGCGGACGGATACCGTTTCGTGTGTCTACTGTCCGCCAAGCAGAAGAAGAAAGGGGCGGAACAGTTCGACCCGTCCAGTGTCCGTCTGGCGCTTGGCATGGACGAATCCTGCATCCCCTCCATCGCGGAGAGAAAGGCCGGCGAAGGTCTTGCCTCTCTCGTCGCCGACATCGCCTATGCGCAAACCGCTTTCATCTGGCATAAACGCGCCCCGTTGACGTTGGCTCATGATGTGAGCGCCGACGACAGTAAAGCCGCCTGGCTGTTGGAGATCATCACCCCACCGCAGGGCGGGGATTCCATCGACCGCATCAGCTTCGACTGGCTGGAGGGAGAAGGATCGCCTGCCGAGACTCTGCGGATGCCGGTGTTCGCCGACCTGCAGGACAAGTTCCACCTGGTCGCATTCGACGATGCGAAACTATCCGACAAGGGCAACAAGTGGCGGCCGGACGGCATGACCCACAAGAAAGCCTTTGACGATTACATCACCATTTCCAAACGGTTCAAAAGCGACCAGTCCGCTTGGGTCAAATGCCTCCCGTCGAAACTCAATCCACCGGCACCCATCTACGACTATGAGAAAACCCAGGACTGCGACGGCTGGCAACTGCATTACCTGCCATTGGTACTCACCGCACCAGCCACGCCGGCCGACTACGAGCGTTGCGACCTTGGCCCATTGCAGCCGGAGGCACGGTTCATCGGACTCGTGGACGAAGGCTCCGACATGGCCGGACTGATCTGGTCCACCGGAAGCGCGCCCGTACGCATCGACCAGCTGACCGGCAACACCCCCCTGCACCGCAAATATGCGGAAGCGCTGATATTCAAAACCCTCATCGACGTGCTTCCCGCAAAAGCGTCCGTGAACATCACGGCCTGCACTCCGCAAAGCAAAGACAAGCCGATTTGGAGCATCCAATTCCAATTAGGCAACGGCGCGACCGTGGAAGACGCCCGCAAACAGTCCGCCAGAATCCAATCGTCGGTCGGGGCGAAACATATTTACTGGGAATGGCGGTCAGCCGACAGCGCGACCGTATGGCTGTGCGACGACCCGTGCCTGGATGTCAGGGACATCAGCCACTGGAATCGCAGATCAAAGCAAAAGCATCTCATCGAACTCGCCTTAAGCGACTCGTGGGGCGTGGCCGGAGTCAGCGATCCCAGCGGGCGCACCCCCGATGTGGTCAGCCTCGGCGCGTTGCCCAGCAACCATGACGTGTTGTTGGCACGATTCCAGATTCCGGCCGGGTTGGACGTGGACAAGCCCTCACGGAACATCGGCAAATTCCTGACCAGCGCAGACTACGCCTACGGGCGTATCCTCCCGCGCGGCGAGGAACACGGTTCGAACCTGTACGACATGGTGCTGGCGAAACGCAGCCCGTTCCCCACCATGGTCAACGCGGACTGGGATTTCGCCCGCCAGTCGAAACCACGCATGTTCCCGTTGGGCGTGGACGATATGGGCAAACCGGTCTACTGGAGCATGAAGGACACGTTCCACCTGCTCATCAGCGGAAAATCCGGAACCGGTAAATCCTCCATCGCGCAGATCGTGGTCGCCGAAGCGCTGCTCAAAGGCCATGACATCATCCTCATCGACCCATCCAAGGGTTGCATCGACTTCACTCAATGGGCGAAACCGTTGGCGTTGGCGTTCGTCGGCTTGGGGCAGATGCGTGAGACCGAAGCCGTCATCGCCTGGCTGCGCGACGAGATGGCACAACGGGTGAAACTGTTCAGCCGGTATGGTGTCGGCAGCATCTACGATCTCGACAAAAGCCAGCTCAATGAGGAAGAGCTTGCCCACACGAAACCCATCGACATCGTGTTCGACGAATTCAACAGCTACCTGCAAGAGGCCGGCAAGACCACGCAGAACCCGAACAGGGACATCCAGCTGGCCAACGACAATGCGGCCGTCAGCGCGACGAACAATTCGATACGACGCACCATGAGCGCTCTCGGCAAAATCGTCGTGCAGGGGCGTACCGCAGGCATCAGCGTCATCCTCGGCGCCCAGCGTCTGACCATGGATGACATGAAGCCGTACAACGCGAACGCGTTCTTCCGTTCGCTCGGCCGAATCCTTCTGGGCATGGACTCCACGGCGGGCATCATCAGCGCGCAGAACCTCAGAGAGGCGAACCGGCTCCAACAGTCGTTGAAGGGCGAAGGCGGGAAAATCCCGCAGGGCCGCGGAATCTTCGAAACCGCGCAAGGCGAACTGCTGGCCGTCCAAACATGGTGGTCGGGAGGCCAAGAAAAGTTGGCGGAACTGTTCGCCGACCGCACTCCCCCGCAACCCATCGACTATTCGCGGTTCATGCCATCCGAAGCGGAAACCTACGGCGAAGTGTCCGAAGACGAACTTTCCAAGCTGCTCAGCCAAGGAACGGATCCACAGACAGCCGGCGAGGAAATCAACGACATGGACGAACTCCACGACATGCTCCACCACCCAGACAACAACGATGCCGATTCCGAAGACGGGGACGACATCGAAGAAGTCGACTGGTAGCCAAACACAAAAGGGGAAACAACATGCTCATCAACCTGGGAACAGACGTTCACGGGAAAAACCTTGGATGGGACACGTCCACGGGAACGCCACTCACCATCACCGGGCCCGACGGAAGCGGGAAAACCATGCTGCTTGACAGCATCATCCGACAGGCAGATTCGGACGGCACGCTCGTAACCTTCACCGACCAGTGGGATAGCATCCCACCCTCCCCCACCATCATGTGCGGACGCTACCGGCAACCCTATGAGCTACTGGAAATAGTGCAACGGGTCAGCATGGAACAGCGACGGCGCATCAAGGGCGAACCCGAGCCGGTCAAGCCGATACTGCTCGCCTTCGATGACTATGACGTACACAACGGCTACCTGGACATGAATCTGCTAAACGTCGGCAGTCAAATCTCCGACGAACTCAGCCGAATCATCGAAATGGCACCCGGAACGAACGTCAACGTGGTCATGGTCCGCAGCAGCATTCACCCATCCACAGTGGGTCAAAAGCTCTACGACCGGCTTATCGCCGGCAACCATGTGCTATTCCATCCGGCCGGACAGCTCGGCCCGCACACGCAACCTCTTTTCCACGCCGAAAACACCCGTGAAGCCGAAACCCTCACCTATCTCAACCGGCATTTGGACTTCAAACAGGCCCGCAATTGCCTGTACGAAACATCAGACAGGCCACTCCGGGTTTTCCATACCCCCATCTACAAGAGAAAGGAAAACTGATGGCCGACCGTCGAAAGAAAATCCCTCTCGAAAAATTCTTCCCCAATGGTTTTGATAAAACCAATCCGGACGACATGATCAAACTCACCGTCCTCATCCAAGAGAAAGCCGCAAAGAACCCTGAGTTTGAAGGCTACAGCGTATTCAGCGTCGATTCCGACAACCGGTACGCGATCATCGCGCCGATGGATATGGATTCCGATGATATCAACAACGGAATCAAAGCCGTCAGACTCAGCAACAGCGAATGCGCGGACACGGCTTCCCAGAAGAAGACGGTGCAGAACCTGGAAAGCCAACCCCAGTACGAAGGCTATTCCGTCGTCGATTTCGTTCGAATCAGTTCCAGCGAATTCCTTGTGTTGCTCCAACAGTTGGACGAGAAGGCCGCAGCCACCCGGCGTATATTCGCGAACGTTCTCAAGGTCAAGCCTTGGGAAATTCGTATCTCACGTACTCCTGAGAACGGTTGGAAAATCCGCATCAAGGAGAACACCGTCACCTATCAGGCCTCCGTATACGACAAGCGAATGCAGGAAGCCGTCGAAGTGGTCGGCAAAAAAGGCTGGTTCTTCAAGGCCGACCCCGAAAAAGGCGTCATCATGGTGTATCCCGGCACTCCCCCGACTTTTCCTGCGATGATAACCTGCCCGAAACAGCTGATCGGTAAAAACGACCTACGTCACGCCTATCTGGGCATGAAGCTGCCCGAACGAGGCCGCGAAACCGGCGACTGGCTGTCACTCGACTGGAAGTCCGGCCCGGGAATCATGGTCGCCGCCGCAGCCAACAGCGGGAAAAGCGTTGTCATCAACACGCTCATCGCCGCCGCACTGGAAGCCGGATTCCAGCTTGCCATCTGCGACGACGAGGACAAGAGCGTCGATTTTCAATGGTGCCGCCCATGGGTCATCACCCACGGCTGGGGTTGTGACAGTCCCGAATCGGCTGCCGCGACGTTGATTCATGTGCTTGAGATCTGCTCCTACCGGTCGAAACTCATCAAACAGTACGGTGTCGAAAACTGGTGGGGGCTTCCCAAGGAAGAACAGGAAAAGAACCCCCTGCTGCTGCTTGTGTGCGATGAGGTGGCCCAATGGGCCGGAAGCGTCACCATTCCAAAGGTCAGCAAGGACAATCCGATGCGCATCCGAGCCGAGTATGAGGCAAGCATCCATGCGGCGAATATCACGTACGCGATGAAGATCACCCAGAAAGCCCGGTTCTCCGGTGTCTGCTTCCTGTTCTGCGGACAATCGACCCGCCTGCAGGACGGTTTCGACCCCGGTATGCGAGTCAATCTGACCACGGTCATCTCCCCTACCCTGCAACCCTCCACCGCTGTCGAAGAGCTGCTGGGAGGAGCGAAGGACTTCCCCGAGATACCGGAAAACATCATGCAACCGGGAATCTCCAGAGGAGCCGGCCTTATCAGGCTTCCCGGCATGAAACCCGTCATCTACAAGGGCTTCTACGAGGAGAACCAGAAGCAAAGGAAATCATACAGCGATCTGCTGCGTGAACGTCTGACCGCAATCCGACCGCCGGAAGGCGACATGAACTCGGGACACTGGTCATGGGATGAAATCGTAAATGCCCTGCCAACCGCCGCAGAAAAACCAGATGACGGCATGATTGACCCCGGCGGGGATGAGGACGACGGGTTCCCCACAGACGGTTTCGGCGAGGACGGGCGTGATGTCGCAGACCGTGACAAGCCGTTGAAGGGTGCCGCCGCTGCGGCGCATGCGAGCAAACTGTATGCGGCTGGCGTTGATGTGCCGCACATGAGCGCCATCGATGCCGCTATGAATATCGGGCGCCTATCTGCCGAAAAAGGTCTATGACATAGGATGTGTTGATGTTGGCGAAGGATGATGATTGGCTGACGGCGGGGAATCAGTTGGATGATTCCCTGTTGATGGATGATTTGTGGGATGATGATGCAGCTCCACAGGATGACAAAGGCACAGCGTCACATTCCACTGGTTCCACATTCCCACAGGACAATGCGGAAACGCTTCCACAGAAAGGCGATGGTGCAGGAAGTAGTTCCAATGTACCCACAGTTCCGCAATCCAACAGGGAATCCATTCCCGGTGAAAATGCGAACACGTTTCCACAGTATTTTGATGACTCATTTCCACAGTCTGACGAAAGCACAACCCATCAGTCCGACAGCAACCCATTTCAACAGGAAGACGTAGACCCATTCCAACAGGATGACAGTCAATTGTCTACACAGGAGAAAGAGGAACCGTTTTCACGTTCCAATGATTCCACTGTTTCACGTTCCAACAGCGCATCACTTTCACAGGAAGACGCGGAAACGATTCCTCATTCCACTGAACACACAGTTCCACAGTCCGACAAAACGACAGATTCGCAGGACAGCAAAGGCACAGCTTCACGTCCCATCAGGACGACAGCCCCCCAGAACACTGTCGACCCAGTTCAACAGGACACTGCGGATACGACTCCACAGGAGAATGCGGAAAACCCCGATCAGATAGACCTACTCGCCAACGGCTACGACCCGTTCAAGGAATTCATCGACTCAGCAGAAGACCATAACGACAAGAAATCAGAAGAACAGTCTGCTGTTTCCGCATTTCCGCAGAACAATGAGGAAACACGGGAACAAGGAAAAGGCCCGGAGGAATACGACCCGTTCGAGCAATTCGACCTGCAATCGGACGATTCCAGCGAACCGACAACGGAACAGAACGAACGTCGAGACGACAACATCATTCAAGACAGTTCCGCAGATTCAAAGAAAAACGTTGATATGCAGGAACAGGGAGACATTGAAACTGTTTTCCCATCCAATGTTCCTATGCAAAATCAATGGAACAGCGAAACAGAAGAACAGTATGACAGTTCGTCCTTCCAACAGGAAGACAGTTCCCCAGTAAGACAGGACACTGGCGAAACATACCCGAAGGACACGGACTCTGCGGATCCATTCGACCTTTGGGATGACCCATCCGAACCTCCGGAGGGGGGACCACAAACATCGTCCCCATCCGCCGGAAGCCTTGGCGCGGATGATTACCCAACGCAAACATTCCAGACGGGAGATGACTTTTGGAGCCAGACGGACGACGAATCGAACGATCAGTGGAATACAGGCCAGCAAACGAATGGCATGCCCCCGCAACAATTCGACAATCCGCCATTCCCACAGGAAAATGTCTTCCCAGTTGAACACCAGTATGATTCCCCATTCCCACAGGAAAACACTGATACAGAAAATAGGGGAAATGGTGGAACGCTGATAAAGATTATCGCAGTCGCGGCCGCCATACTCATAGGCCTCGGAGCACTGATAGGCGGGGGAGCGTACACCTATCACGCATACACCACTCACGTCGCGGAACAGCAGGCCGAAGCCGACCGCAAACAGCGCCAACAATCCCTGGTGAAGGCACAGAACAAATGGGACGGGAGGAAACGGAAGGCCGATGACCTGGTCTCCACGATCAAAGCCAGTCCCGTCGCGGAAAACAGCGACGTGCAAAAAGCCATGGAAGCCCTCCAGAAAACAACCACAGGGAATCCGATGACTGAAAAAGACATCACATCGGCCCTGGAAAAACTGGACGGCGAATATGAGAAAACCAACAGAACCTACACGGATGCAATGCAGGCAAAAGCCAAGGAAACCAGAACGACACTCGACGGTCTGGTACAGCAGGCAAATGGTCTTGCTGACGCTCCTGACGGCAACGACAAGAAGCAGATGCAAAGCCTCGCATCCCAGTGGAAAAGCACGGAAATAACGTCTGACAACCTGTCCGACGCTATTTCGGCTTCGACCGAGCTGAAGAACCTCATCTCCAAAGTGGATAAAGCCAAGAAGGATGCGGACGCGAAGAAGAAAGCCGAGGAAGAGGCCAAGGCAAAAGCGGAAGCGGAACGACAGGCCCAAGCCCAACAGGAGCAGCAGCAGGCGCAGCAGCCTCAGCAGAATCCATACGGGAACATGTACTACTGGGGCGGGGGATATGGTTCGACTGGTGGATCAACCGGCGGATCAACCGGCAACAGTGGGGGAGGGGTATCCCCGCAACCGCAGCAGGAGACGCCACCCAAGGGCAACAGTGGCGGCAACGTCGGCTGAAAAAAACGGGAAAGCCGAGGCAATTGACCTCGGCTTTCCCGTTAATCCCATCGTTTTGCCGTGAGGGTGCCCCCGCCTTTAGGCGTGGGGAGGACGTCAAACATCAGAACATGTCGGGATAATCCTCATCGTCCACGTCATCATCTTCAACCTCGACAGGAGCCGGCTTACGACGGCCCCGCGAAGAGGTCTTCTTCGGACGATGGCGCGGAGCTTCCTCCTCGTCCTCGTCCTCGTCCACGTCATCATCTTCAACCTCGACAGGCTTCGGACGACGACGGGAAACGGCAGCCTTGCGACGTGGCTTGACCGCGATTTCACCGGTATCCTCGTCCACCTCATCATCGGAATCAGCCTCATCGAAGTCAGTATCCGCAAGAAGGGCCGCCTCATCATCGGCCTTGGAAGGCTTTGCGTTCACATGCTTGTCTCGCCAAGCGATAAGAGCCTCGATATCCTCATCGGTGAAGTCCTCATCGTATTCGAAGCTTCCATCTCGCACGCCTCCGCCAACAATCGTGAGATTATCCAAACGATAGCTGACACCGCTACCGGTCTGAGTCTTCCACGCACGTGCCGTAACCGAAGCCTGCACGTTCTGACCGGGATACACCAGCTTATCCCATAAGACCTTGACTTCCTTGGCCTTGGCATCACGCTCCTGAGCCTCCTCAAGATTGCGCGTCGCCTCCAGAACGAGCGTCTTCGCCTCCTCCCGAGCGTCTTCATCAGCCGTAGCGTAAGCGGCTCGAGCATCATTAAGATTGGCTTGAGCGGCCTGAATGTCCTCCTTTGTCCCGAGAATCGGTTCGGGGAGCTCACGCAGGATTCCTTCATCGTCGATGTAGCGGATTCCGGGACGACCAGCCTTGGAGCTACGACTGAAGTTCACATAAAAATGGTTGGCTCGATTCGGATATTTATCGGTCATGAGGACGGTTTTATCACCGTCAAGGATTTCATCCTCGTCGGCATCCTTGAGACCGTCATTGGAAACGATACGATCCTTCTTGCCCCATTTCTTCAAGGCGATGGCGTTGGCTTCCGCATTCTTGCTCAGCTTCTGAAGGATTCGGACGGTTCGCATGTGATCGGGGTCATCCTTGTCGAGAAGCACAGGGAACCCGTATGCAGGCGTGCTTTCGTTTTTCTTCTTATCGTCCTTCTTGGCGGACTTGTCATCGTCCTTGTTTCCCTTGAATGCGACCGCCTCGTAGAGCTTGGGCCATCCCATCTGGATGACTCCGGTTTTCGCGTGAGTTAGCAGTTCTGTTGCCATGATGGTTCCTCCTTGACGATTTGACGATCGCTCCACAGTGCATTGAGGATGGGAGTTTTCGTCTTCTCTTCTTTTTTCTATGTGGACATATTCAAATATACGCAGTTATCTGAACATGTATATTATTCGGCGTGTTGCCTTTATTTCCAAGGCGTTTCTCCTTGTTAGAGAATGCTGAAAAACGCAGTTTTCTGCATGTTGTACAATGGGAGCGTGAACACAACCAGAAGACTGGACGACACCAGTCCGACCACTGCATCCAGGAGAGGCGAATGAACCAGCTATCAATCAGACGCCTGCGCCAGCTAGCAGGAAAAACCAAAAACGAGATAGCCGACCTGCTGGGCATGAGCGTCAACACGTACAGCAAGTACGAGGACAACCCCATGAGCCTGTCCTACGCCGTATACCATCAGCTCATCGAATATCTCGAAACAGCAATCCAAATCAGGAAAAAACTGGAAAAGGAGCAACCTATGAACACCCCCATCAAAGCGAAAGTCCGATTCGTCGCACCCGACGAAGACGACGAGGACCGTCTCAGCGACTACACAGTGCCGATCCCCGAAGGACTGACCGAGGAATTCCACCCCTCGCAACCCGTCACACCGAAGCAGCTCCTCGACTGGGAAACCAAGAACAAGGAACCATACCCGGGTTATTCGGAGGAATTCTTCAACTGGGAGAACGCTTGGGAAGAGGTCAACCGCGCCCAGCAGAAAGCCGATGGCGGATATCTCCACCTCTCCGACCCGGTGCCCGTCAGCCCGGAGTTCGACGAGACGACCGGAGAACCCATCACCTACGACGAGCCTCACGTCGTCGTGGATCCGGAAAGCGGCAACACCAGCGTGTACGTCGACGAGGCTGACATGTCAGCCCAGGAAATCGCCGAATCCGATCCAGTGAACAACAAGTAGCCTCCCCACATACCGTTCCGGCATGCTCCGTCCATAGGCATGCCCGGAACTTGAATCCAAGAAGGAAAGACACCAATGGCCTACGCGAAAATCATCGACATCGACGACCCCGGCTACTTCCGGTTGAAATCAATCGACCAAAGCCAATTGAAACAATTCCTGAAAAACCCGGCCGACTGGGCATATCACCGTCTCAACGACGACCACAAGCCCACCGACGCCATGAAGTTCGGTACGGCGTTCCACGCTTACCTGCTCGGCACCAGCGACGTTGTCAGCCTGCCTGAGGGAGAGAGCTTCAGGAGCAAAGACAACCAGAAGTGGCGCGACGAACAGCTGGAAGCCGGCAACATCATCGTCTCCTACAATGACATGCAACTGCTCAAACGCATGAAAGAAGGCATCGAACAGACCAGTCTCATGCCCGAATACCCCGATTACATGGAAATCATCGAACAGGGAACCAAGGAACAGTGCATCGAATGGAAGGACCGTCAAACCGGTCTGATGCTCAAGGCGAAGCCTGATCTGATTCCTGCCGGCACCGATTACCTGGTCGATTTGAAAACCGCCCAGAAGGCCGACGCGGAATCATTCGCCAAGGAAGTCATCAACTACGGTTATCACATTCAGACCGTTTTCTACCGTGCCGCGGTAGCCGCATGCAAGCCGGACGCCTTCGACCGTGGATCCAAGGCTCCCAGCACCATGCAATTCTGGGTATTCGAAAAAACCGATGCCTGCGACTGGCAGCCTTTCAGCATCAGCGATGACAATCCGATCACGAATCTTGCCGCGACCAGCATCCGCCAAGCACTCTTGGGCATCGCCTTGATGGTCAAGAAAGCCAAGGAGGAAGGCTACGCAGAGAACACTCCAGACCCCGTGGACGCCGCCGCGAAGTATGCGCTCCGACATGGTTTCAACAAGAAGGTCAAGGAGGTTTCGTTCCAGAACTGGCAGCTGCTGACTGCGGAAAACATGCTCTGCGATCTCGCCAGCTGATTGCCTGAGGCTTGACAGGAGAGGACCATCCAGCACGATGATCCTCTCTTCTTTTTTATCGTTTGCTCGTTATACTGAATATATCCACATACAGTAAAGACGACAGAACCAACGCCAATGCCATCAGCACCTCGAACACGCCGGACAACATCCAGCAATCCAAGAAAACCAGCCAACTACAAACGCGAAGGCTACACCCACGAGTTCACCATCCCAATCGAATGGTGGAGTACGACCGACACCATACAGACGGAACGCATGCGAGCCAGACGAAGGGCATGGGTGAGGGACTACGCGAAAAACGAATGGCGCAACCTCAAGAAAACAGGAAAAGCCTAGAAAGTGGAACGGTTCATCGCCCTTATAGGCGTAGGCTGTCCAAGCCAGAAAAACATTTTCCCGGCGAGAGCGGCCGAAACCATCAAACCCATCATCGACGGTGGCAGTGATGCCCGACTCTGGGACGACGATGACAGCCAGCACCGGCACAGCACCGTATACATCCAACTGCCAACACCGGCACCAGCCAACCATTACAGGCTGAGCGTGCTCATCATCCCGGTGCCGGAATCAATGCCGAAATACCAGATCACCTCACGTCTCGCATCGAACATCGACCAGCATTGGCGAAATAATCCCAATCCGCCGGCATGGCACGACGGATACTCGGTGTCATTCACGATTCCCGACAAACAGTGGATAACCAGCAACTATACGGATAGTGACCTCATCGCCAGACAGAACGGCGAACGGAAATCAGCCACATGGGGGAGGGGAGGCAGCTTCGGCATTCGGGAACGAGTACGCGCACAACTCATCGAACTGGCCTTCCAACAGTGGAAAAGACAAGCCTACCGTCCGTATGAAAGATTCGCCATCATCGCCGGAATCGCATACCCGTACGGGGTGAAAACCGCCGACCCTGACAATGCGGCGGAAACGGTGAACACCATACTGCATTCGGGAACCCGCATCGGAGCCTGGCCGGATGTGAACAGCCAGCATTGCAGGGGAGTGGCTTTCGTACGTCTGCCGAATCTCATGACGGGAAACCATATGGTCAGACTTTTTGTTTTCCCGGTGCCCGAGAATTTTCAGATGGCGCAGAGCATAGCCGAAAGCTCCATCGACGCTTGGGGCGAACATGATCGGAGGATGCGTTGAACCTGAGACAAGTGCTAGTCCAGACCGTGATAGGACTCATCGCTATCCTCATAGCCGTCCTATATGCGATGTTCATCGTTCCGCAGGACTGGTTCATCGACTCCAGGGAATCAGTCGTCACCATATCGGTCATAATCTGCGCGACCGGATACATCATCACGGTCTGGGCCCGTTATATCCGTCATCTCACACGCCGGAGAATCGATCAACGAATCATCCGCGACGCCGAATCCGAGATGGAAACAGGTCTTTGGCAAAAACCGAAAATTCTTCGAAATGAACCGACCGCGACCATACGATTGGACAGGAAGCACATCCGACAATCTCAGAGAAAGAGCCGATAATGGTATGGACTCCAGCGACACAGCCGCGTGACCCCCTTGGCAGATTCCGTAAAACCAATCTCGTCCCCGGCGAATACACGTACACCACGCGCAGCGGCATCGTCAAGAAATACTATGTCAACGATATGAACCAGCTGGCAGACGGGTCCACCATCCTGCACATGAGCGCCCAAGGCAAGGTGTTCGGCAGTTTCAAGACCCAGAACCCCATCGAACGCATCCACATCATCGGCAACAGCGATATGGAACAGATGGCCGTCGCGGCGTCCGGGGAAACCACATTCGGCGTGATCAACCACAGCAAGGCCGCCCCACCGGATGTGTTCAGCCTCAACCGCGGACATGATTTCCAACCGGTCGGCTCCAACCTGCCGGACGGGGAAACATCCTTTGGGGGAATAGCGGCTCAAATCACCGGCCGTCCGGACGGGAAAACCTATGACACGTTGAACGCCCAGAAAGCCGAACAAGCCAACCTCGCGGCGTTCGCAGACCCAAGCAACCGCGTCTATTCCGCTGACCCCGGCGACTTCGCCGAAGCTGCGGTCCAGGCACGTCATTACTACGAGAAGGAATTCGGGCTCAGCGAATCCCAAGCCCGGGAAATGCCGGTCTACGTGTATGCGGACAAGAACGGCAACGTCACCGTGAAACCCGCATACAAGCCTGAAAGCGTTCCCATGAGCGAACTGGGAATGAAACCAGGAGACCCGGTGCCGGAAGGCTTCCATGTGAACGGGGACAATCTCGTCGCCATGGTGCCCCGGCGAAGCCCCAACACGCATGGAGGCAGCGGCAGCGTCCGTCTCCGTGGACGGGATCTCACTCGCATGACCAGGGCCATGCAGAAGGATGGTCTCAAGAGCGTCGACTTCACCGTGAGCGGAGGCACCAAGGTATCCGCAAAAAGCGGCAAACCGTTGCAGAACGCCTTGCATTTCCGCGCCGACTACATGAACCCCCACAGTGGAGACGACATCACCGTATGGGGTTCCATCGAAGCGAAACAGTACGGGACGCAGCCGGTCAAGGCACGCAGGGAGTTCACCACCAACGAGGAATTCCAAGACTATACGCGCAAGGTGCAAGCAGTCCGCGAACGGGCGGCCGCACCATACGTGGATCCGCAATCCCCACAGGCAGCCGCGAAACTGCTGCGAGCCAAGTATGGAACGAATCGGTTCTACAGCAGCGACATCCAGATGCGCGACGGCAAAGAGGGAGTGGCCTTTGCCATCAACACTCCCGGCGGACACGCCCGCATGCTGTCCAACGGGAACGGTGTCTGCATCGGCAAAGAGCCGGCCGACGCGGAGGGCTTCGCATCCATGTTCAATAACGGCAAGAGTCCGGCCAATCGTATCACCGCCGACAACGTGAAGGTCTTGTCGGATGGTAATTTCCGCGTCCGGAAGAATGGCCGTGAGTCGTTCTACACGCCATCCCTGTCCACTACCCGCGGGACTCGTAGCCGCAACGGAAAACTTTACGGCTACAACGAGGCCGGAGATTTCATGGAATTGCCGAATCGCTGACCCTAGGAAAATGCCGGGTGGTTTTTTACTTCCCGGCATTTTACCTGTTATACTGAATCTGTCCACATAGAAAAAAGTGAAGTCAGGAGACCCAAATCCACCATGCCCATCATCGAATTCGACACGAAGATGCGAGGCTACGATCCTCAACAAGTCAATGACGCCGTAACCAATTTCCAGGACACCATCAACAAGTATGCGCAAGCAAACACTGATCTGAAGAGGACCCTGGATACGGTCAACAACCAGTTCACCCAGGCAAACCAAGACATCGATCAGCTGCAAGCCGAAAACAAGAAGCTCTCCGAACGGATCGAAGAACTCGAAAAGCAGAACGACGATCTGGAAGCAAAAATCAAGAACAAGTACACGAGCGTGGGCGACGATGTGAGGAAACTCCTCGAAGACACCCAGACCGTTTATCATGCTGCGGAAAAGAACGCAGCCGACATCAAGAACAAGGCGCTGCAGGAGGCTGACAGCATTCGCAAGCAGAGCCAGTCCGCCGCGGAGAAGACTATGGTGGACGCGCGGCAGGTCGCCGAAAAGAACGTGAAGGAATCCCAAGCGAAGTCGAAGCAGATCATCGAATCCGCGCAGCAGTCCGCCGCACAGTTGCGTAAGGAAGCCGACTCGTATGCCACTGGACGGCAAAACATCGCGGAGCAGGCCGATGCAAGGGTTCGTGCGATTCTCGGCCGTCTTGAGGAAGCAAGCAAAGTGCTTGACAACGCCTACCAGTCCGGACGCAAGCCTAACGCCACTACAGTCCAGTCAGCTCCGAAGGATGCGCCAACACCGGTCATCGCCGGCCAGGCCACTAATCCGAACGAGGCGGATCTTGAAGACGATAGGACCATCGCCTTCGCTCAAATCCATGCGAAGAACACCGCATCAGCACCCGCGACCCCTGTTGACGCCCAATAAGACCATTCCCAGAACGTGAGAATCTTGATCCTCCAATACGTAATGGTTATGACCGGAGGATATGCCAGTTCATGGCTTATCCTCCATGTCGGCATGCTGTTCGGGCAAGGCGCGAAGAACGCCGCTTCTCTGGACCGAATCAAGGAAGCCCGCTGTTGGAACATCGCATATTATCTGTGCGTCATCCTGACGTTCCTGTGCGTCATTGCCGGATCATTGGGTCTCATGCTCCTGACCAAGGAGCTGATCATTGACTGAAAAAACATCCCTCAAGCAGTCCCGTAATCCTTTCCTGACCATCGGACGCTATGTCCGGCAGGTAATCGATGAAACCCGTAAGACGGTGACTCCAACCGCCCGCGAATGGCTGGCCTGGAGTATTGCCGCATTCGTGTTCGTCATCCTGCTCATGATATTGGTCACGGGCATGGATTTCGGGCTCGGCAAACTCACTCTCATGGTGTTCGGGTGACGGTCACACATCCCGTGACCCTTGCCATGCTGCTATGGACGGGTATCGCCCTGCTCACGTTTCTTCTCATGAGCGTATGGACGGATAATCCACAGCATCGCAGCACCTATCGCCATTGGGCTGTCGCATACCTGGCAGCCCTGATCGTCTTCATCGCCGTCTTCTATTCCGAAGGAACCCTATGGCCGTTCTCATCATCGTTTTGAAAACCATCGTCGCCGTCCTGAGCGTCCTGCTATCCCTGCTGATTCTTCTGCACAAAGGCAAGGGCGGGGGATTGTCCGACATGTTCGGCGGCGGACTGACCGCAAACGCGGGCACATCCGGGGTCGCGGAGAAGAACCTCAACCGTTGGACGGTCGGCATCGCGATCCTATGGGTTTTGCTGATCGTCTCGATCAGCCTCATCGCAAAAACCATCTGACGAAACAGGAGACCTCATGCTAATTGCCATCATCTGCCTCTTTACGGGCTTCACCCTTGGCTTCTTCAGCGCAGCCCTATGCCAAGCAGCATCGCACTCAGATTCCGACAGAAGGAACAACCAATGAAAAACAACTGGTTCTGCCCCAACTGCGGGCAACCGATGGAAGCACAACGCCACGTAGACAACTCCACCGGCCGAATCACATGGACAATCGGCTGCCTCAACCCGAAACACTTCCACACACACGGCTACATGAACGCCGCCATCGCCGAAATCCAACTCGGGAAACTCCTACGCCAGTGAAATACGTCAGCATCTTCAGCGGTATAGAAGCCGCCACGGTCGCATGGCAGCCATTGGGGTGGGAACCGCTGGCCTTCAGCGAAATCGACCCATTCCCGTCAACCGTATTGCAGCATCATTACCCGGATATCCCGAATCTCGGGGATATTACGAAAATCGACTGGAACCCATATAAAGGGCAAGCCGATCTGGTTGTAGGCGGTTCACCGTGTTTCCCCGCAGGCACCCTCATATTGACTTCGGAGCACTTGAAACCCATCGAGGAAATCAAAGTCGGAGACATGGTGCTCACCCATCGGAACCGATGGCGTCGCGTCACGGCCACCGGTTCCAAAATCGCTGACACGATCGTTCTAAGGGGAAACGGTGTCTCCTCTTTGGAATGCACCCCGAACCATCCTTTCTATGCGAGAACCAGAGTGCATCGTGAAAGCGGATATGGCTATGAATATAAGCAGGAGTGGATTCCCGCGACTGACATGGTTGGCCGACAATGGCTGAATATGAACGCCGCTACAGAACCACTGCCCGTCCCCGCGCTTCCTGATGGAGTATCGTTGACGGAGCCGTTCCTTCGATTAATCGGTACTTGGCTTAGTTTGGGACAATCAAGTTCCTTGCCTGCCTTCCGGTTTGATAGTCAAAGCATCAATCGTTGGGTGATGAAGCAATTCGGAGGAAAAGAGAAACATATCCCCTCATGGGTATATGGACTGTCCGAAAACCTGCGAATCTCCCTATTGGAAGGTTACTTCCAACGAATGGATTCAGTCCGTTACGCTCAACCATGCTCAGGAATGCAACTCCTTGTTGGAATGAAAATTCTCGCCGCAGGAGCAGGCTACCGTTCAAGCATTCTCTATGAAGAGAATCCATCGATTCACAGCACGGGAACCTACCGGATAAAGTTCAACACTTCCCCTATTGATTCAGACGACTTCGATGATGACGGATATTGGGGTCGTGTGAATGAGAAAACTGTCGGACGTTCCAATGTCCTCGTATACAACTTGGAGGTTGAAGATGACCACAGCTATGTGGCAGCCGGAATTGCCGTTCACAACTGCCAGTCCTTCAGCGTCGCAGGAAAGCGTGAAGGACTCGCGGGAGCTTCCGGACTCATGTTCGAGTACATTCGAGCGGTACGTGAACTCCGTCCACGTTGGTTTGTCTGGGAGAACGTCCCAGGAGCGTTCACAAGCGAGCGGGGGGAGGCTTATCGCCAGCTCCTGTCAGAGATGGATGCGCTCGGGTATGGTCTGGCATGGCGAGTATTGGATGCGCAGTTTTTCGGTGTGGCCCAAAGACGCGAACGTGTGTTCCTTGTTGGAAGTCTTGGAACCATGCGTTGCGCGGAAGTACTTTTTGAGCGCGAAAGCCTGTCGTGGGATCATCAGTCGAGCCGACAGAAGAGGCAAGCCCTTGCCGAAGAGGCTCAGGGATGCGTTGGAGAAGCAGATCATGATTCTGGCCGCTTGACTCCCGGTGAAACCCAGAGTCGGAGGGTTTATCCGACTTCCGGCGTGTATCCGACGTTGTCCACGAGAGAAAAGTCAGGGCAAAATCAGGAAAGCGTTTTCACCCAGTTCGGTGATGATATTGCCGGTACTCTCACCGCACGATACGATAGTTCCCCCTGCGTTGACCGTGGAGCGAACGTCGTCGTTGACGAACGGGATAAAGTATGGCTCTGTTAAACCAACTTTGACATATGAACGAGGGGCGCTTATTCGAGAAGAAGTCCAGACCTTCAGTCTCTGGCC